GCGGCCTGGCCGACGGTCTGGGCATGGACCGTTCGGCCAGGCCGCGACACTAGATCCCTCCGGGCTGCACCTTCCGGCCATGTCCCGCACGCAGCCCCCCACCTCGAGACTCCGTGTCGCCCCCGCACGCGAGGAGCTGCAGCGGGCACGGAAGCCCGGCGTCGTTTCCCGTGACGCCGCCAACGTTGCCGACATCCTGCTGCGCGCCCCGGTCGCCGCCCGCCGCCACGCCTTCAAGCACGACATCAGCGTCCGCGAGCGGCCGTACGTCATGCGGGAAGTGGAGCGGGCCACCGGCTCCCTGTACGGCCTGTGGCGGGACACCCCCTCGGGCTTCGTCGAGGACGTCCTGGGCGAGTCCATATGGAGCCTGCAGCGCGAGGTCCTGGACGCGCTCGTCGACCACAAGCGCGTCGCCGTCCCCGCAGGCTTCGGCGTCGGCAAGACCCACCTCGCCGCGCGCGCCGCCGTCTGGTTCGTCAACGTCTACCCGGTCGGCACCGCGCTCTGCATCACCACCGCCACCCGCTTCCGCCAGGTCCAGCGGCAGCTCTGGCCCCACATCCGCAAAGTCGTCCCCCGCGCCGGCCTGCCCGGCACCTGCGACACCGTCCAGTACAAGATGCCGACCCCGCAGGGGCACGACTTCGTCGCCGCCTACGGCTTCTCCGCGCCCGCCAACGACGAGGCCGCGATGCAGGGCATCCACATGGCCCACATCCTCCTGATCGTCGACGAGGCGGGCGGTATCGCCCCGATGATCGGCCACGGCACCAACAACCTCCTGACCGGCGGCCACGCGGCGATGCTGGCCATCGGCAACCCGGCGATGGACGACCCGGCGAGCTGGTTCGAGGAACTGTGCATCGAGGGCGACGACCCCGACGAGCCGACGACCATCACCCTGCCGATCTCCTCCCTCGACTCCCCGGCGATCACGGGGGAGCGGGTCCCGTACTGCACGGACTGCCCCGACTCCACGCACGACCGGCACACCCTCGCCCGGCACATGCCAGACCAGGACTGGGTGGACCGCACCATCCGCTCGTACGGCGAAGATCACCCGTACGTCATTGCGAAGGTCTACGCACGATTCCCGAAGGGCGGAGGTGGTCTCGTCCTCCCGCCCACCTGGATCGACGGCGCCCTGAGCGCCCCGAACCCAGAGGGCCCCGGCTGGCACCGCCTGTGCGACCTCGGCCTCGAGGGCGAGACAGCCACGCACACCGTGAAAGAGGGCGCCTGGGTACGCCTGGGCGTCGACGTCGCCGCAGATGGCGGCGATGAGTTCACCATCGCCCGCTCCGTCGGGGACGTCATCGAGAACCGGCACGCCTCCGCCGGATCCGTCAACGACAACCAGGTGAAGGTCGCCGAGCGCGTCCTCGAGGAGATCCTCGCCGCGCAGCGCCTGGCCGACGCCCTCAACAGCCCGCACCCCGTCCGCGTCAAGGTCGACAAGAACGGCATCGGCCACGGCGTGACCGGCATGCTCGAGCGCTGGGCCGAGACCGGCCGCCACAAGGCGCAGATCGTCGGCGTCATGGTCTCCGAGAACCCCACCCAGGACGACCCGGGCGCCGTCATGCGCCCGTACCGCAAGCGTGACGAGATGTGGCTCGCCACCAGGGCACTCCTGCAGCCGGACCCGTCGACCGGCACCGGCCGCCTGCGGTTCTGCTTCGACAAGAAGACCGCGGCGCAGCTCTCCACCCCGAAACTCCTGTCGAACGCCGGCGGCTACTCCGTCGTAGAGTCCAAGAAGCAGATGAAGCAGCGGGGCATGAAGTCACCCGACCGGGCCGAGGCTGTCCTCCTGGCCCTGTACGAGCCGGAGCCGATCAACCCGCCGCGCCGCCGCGGCCTGCTCAACTAGTCGGCGACAAGTGCATCCGCCAGGGCGGAAAGCGTGCAATATCTTGTGCCATGAGTTCGACCGCTCATCACCCCAGCGATAGCGGCGACCGCCCAACCCCGGCGGCCGCCCTTTCCGCAGTGCCCCAGCCCGCGCCCGCGCTGCGCGAGCTCGAGCGGGTCCTGGACGTGTTCCGGACGGTCAACCGCAAGGCCAAGGACGTCGTGTCGGACTCCCGCCTGCAGCAACTCGAATGGGTCGCGGGCGAGCTCGCCCTGGCGCTCCCCCTCGGCCTCACCGAGACCGCCGGCGACTCCCTCGCCGAGCTGCTCGCCCCGGACGCCGTGCACGCTTACCTGCTCTACGGGCGCGGCGGCTACCTGCGGACCGCGCCCATAGTGGCCACCGACCCGGCCAGCTACGACACCTCGGAACGCATCCGGATCTTCTGCCTCGGCATCATCGCCGAGCAGGCCCGGATCGAGTTCGAGGCACCCGACCTTCCACCGTGGGGACTGCGTCCCACCGTCTCCCCGAAGAAGGCCGACCTCATCACGGACCACCTGGAGGAGCAGGCCAAGCAGTGGGCCGAGGTTGACCGGCCGGACGTCATCGTCCGCGGCCTGGCCATGTGGGGCGTCATGCGGGACACCCTGCCGCGCCTGGGCGAGCTGGAGTCCATGCTCGTCGAGGACATGGTGCTCGAGGGGAAGACCCCTGTCGCGCTCACGATCGTGCGCCAGCCCCAGGGAGGCCTTCGCGGGAAGATGCCCGAACCGGAGATCGTCGGACTGTCCCCGGACACCGGCCGCCGTATCGAGGACTGGCTCGTACGCCGCACCGGCCTGATGACCCGGCTGCAGGGCGGCGTGCCCCGGCACCTGTGGCTGTCTGCTTGGCACCCCAACACCGGAGTCCCCATCGACCGGCGCGGCATCAGCCGCTGGTACAAGGGCGTCGCCGACGAGGTCCAGGTCAAGCAGGACGCCGAGGGGACGCCGGAGGAGGAACTGGTGCCGACCAGGTGGGAGACGATGCGCCGCACCCTCCTTGCGCAGCGGCAGGCCACGGGAACCGCACCCGACCAGCGCGGGAAGCTACTGCCGCCGCCTGCATAGGGTGCGCCCGTGCTCCTCTCCGACAAAGACATCCGCAAGGCCATAGCCGACGACCGGCTGGGCATCGCCCCCTTCGACGACGCGATGGTGCAGCCGGCGTCCGTCGACGTGTGCCTGGCCCGCCAGTTCCGGGTCTTCGAGAACCACCGCGCCACCCACATCGACCCGGCCGAGGAACAGCCCGACCTCACCAGGCTCGTGGAGCCGGAGGGCGACGAACCGTTCATCCTGCACCCCGGGGAGTTCGTCCTCGCGTCGACGCACGAGGTCATCACCCTGCCCGACGATCTCGCCGCCCGCCTCGAGGGCAAGAGCTCCCTCGGCCGGCTGGGACTGGTCACCCACTCCACCGCCGGGTTCATCGACCCCGGCTTCTCCGGCCACGTCACCCTCGAGCTGTCCAACCTGGCGAACCTGCCGATCAAGCTGTGGCCCGGCATGAAGGTCGGCCAGTTGTGCGTGTTCGCCCTGTCCAGCCCGGCCGAGCACCCGTACGGCAGCACCGAGTGCGGCTCCCGCTACCAGGGACAGCAAGGGCCGACCGCGTCCCGCTCGAGCCGGGACTTCCACCGCACTGTCGTACCCCACTCGTAGGGTGATCGGGTGATGGAGCACCGGCCGCCCTGATCAGCGACCGGTCCATGGTGGCCCGCGCGAACCCGTGCTCCCGGGAAGGGTTGAACCCTGGGCCACCCCCAAGATCCCCCGAGACGACGCCTGACGGCCCCCAGGGCGCTGCTACGGTCCCCGCATGGACGTCGCCCAGTCTCAAGCCGCCACAGTGCCTCTCACGGCCGCCGAGCGCGCCCGGGTGGAGATCGCCGCGGCGGTCGCCGGGAAGACGTTCGACGACTTCGTGCGAGACGCCGTCCTCACCGCGGCGTACGACCCGCTCGTCGTCGCCCTCGATCGGGCCGCCGACACCGTCGCCGCCCGCGCCCAGGCCGACCAGGTCCAACACGACTACGCGGGCTGAACAACCGCCCGGCCCTACACTGCCGCTCCATGAAGCACCCCAAGGCGGGCGGCGCCAAAGGGCAGACGTACACGGCAACCCCGCGCCTGACGTCGTACATCACGCCGCCCGCGTCCGAGGTCACCATCACCCGTGCCGACGGCACCACAGACACCGCGCCCGCCCTCAAGCCGAAGAAGGCCAGCACGCGCGCACCGCGGCGGTCACGGAACCGCGGCTCCCTCGTCTGCGCGTTCTGCGGATATGCCATCACCGGCGAGGCCGCCAGCAGCACCGAGCACAAGACCCGGGGCAAACCCATCCACCCGAAGGGGACATGCCCCGAGCAGGCGCCCCCGAAGGTGCCGACGAAGCCCGACCCCGCCTCCACAATCCCGCGCGGCCGCGGGGGCACGGGCAACCCGTACAAGAGTCCGAACACGCGCGCTGTGGGCAAAGACCAGTGGGCCAAGGTCACCTGCCCGCGCTGCAGGGCAGTTCCGGACGCACTGTGCGTCGTTCAGGGGGTGACCTCCGCGGTGCCACACCAAGAGCGCATCCAGATCGTGCGCCGTGCCCTGGGGGCCGCGCAGAAGCGCAAGACCTGACCCGGGCGCACGAAGGGCCCGGTACCGACGGGGGATGCGGTACCGAGCCCTCCCAACAGGCTACTTCCCGCGGCCGCGTGCCGCCTCGGCTTCGCTCAGGCGTGTCTCCAGGGCGCGCTCCCGGTCCGCGGCCGCGCGGAGCTGCTCCTTCGCCTGGTCCAACTCGCCGCGCAGTGAGTCGACTCGGGCCTCCTGAGTCTCCAGCCGCTTGCCCGTGCGCTCGAGCTCCGCGGCGAGGCCGGCCCGGACCGTCTCGGCCGCGTCCTTCGCCGCGGTGACCATGCCCTCGGCGTTCCGGATCGCCTGCCGCCCGTTCTCCTCGGCCTCGCTCGCGCGCGTCTCCGCGGCTACGGCCGTCCTGCGGGCCTCCACGACCTGCGCCGCGGCGGCCGCCTGCGCCTGCTCGAGCGTCGTGGTCATCTCCGCGATCTGGCGGTCGGCTTCGACCCGGGCCTTGCCCGCAGCGTCCTGGACGGCCTTGATCTCTTCCGCCGTACGCCGGCGGATATCGGCGATCTCTTGGGCCGCGCCCTGGCGGGCAGCGTTGACGTGCGTCTCGGCCAAGGTCTTCGCCTCCGCGACCAGGCGCTTAGCCTCTGCGCGGGCCTCCTCCGCCGACGCCTCCGCCGCCTCGGCCCTGGCGTTGGCCTCCGCGTTGATCCGCTCGACCTCGGCCTGGAAGTGGGCGCGGGCCTCCTCGAGTTCCACCTCCATCTGCTCCGCGGCCTGGTTGGCGGCGTCCCTCTCCCCCTCCGCCGCCTCCTTCGCCGCCGTCGCGGTGATCCGGAGAGTGCGCTCCCCGTCCGCGCGTGCCTCCGCCGTCGCGACTCGGGTGTTGGCCTCGCTCTCCACGGCCAGCACCTGAGCTTCGGCCGCCTCCGGATCGGTGACCGTCTGCAGGAGGCCTACGTAGCGCTCCATGGCCTTCACGCTCGCCGTGACGTGGTGGATGACCTCCTCACGCACGTTGACGGCATCGGCCGCGGAGTCGGTGACGGGCTTGTCGGTCTCCGGCTCCTCCACGGCGGGCGCGCCGCCCGCAGCCCTGGCCCGCTTCCGCTTCGCCCGCCACGCGCTGCCGGCGTTGTGGTCCGGCCGGACGCAGTACTCCGGCGCTGGGCCGGGCGCTGACGGGTCCTTCTTCGGTTCCCGCTCGTCCCCGCATCCGGGGAACTTGCAGGTCACCTGTTCCGCGTTCTCCCCGGCCGGGGCATCGGCGCTGGGCTCGCTCATGGACGTTGCTCTCCTGGGTCGCTTCGGTCGCTCTGGAGGTCCGGCGCCCGAGTTGTACCACACGCGAGAACCCATCCCATCTCATCCCATCTCAACTCATCACGGTGAGGAGATGAGTTGAGATGGGATGAGATCCGATGCGAAAGGTGACCGTCGGGGCGCTATGCGCGCTAGAGTCGGCGCCAGTGTGGTCACGCCGCACAGACCGCCGACCCGCTACCCACGCAGCGACGGCACCAGGTCGAAGGCTCGCCGGACACGGCTACCGGCACCCGGGCACACCCGGCGAGGGCCTCGTGTCGAATCGCCTTGCCTTGACACCTGCGGCGGGCGGCGTGGGGCCTGCCTCGGAGACTCACATGTCACGGCACGTCAGCAACGACCTCAAGGCCCGAGCCCGCGCGCTCGCCGCCCGGGAAGAGATCCCGTACAGCGCCGCCCTCGCCCGGCTCCGCACCCCCCGCGACACGCCCGCCCGGCCAACGGACACCGCAGCGGACAACCCCAGCCGCTTCCTGCTCCCCGAGTACCTGTACGTCCCCTTCGCCGCGCCCGACCTGGGCGACGCCCGCCCCTGCGACTCCTGCCAGGGATCGGGCCTCGACGCTGAGGGGCGCACCTTCGCCCAGCCGTCCGACGGCGGCCGGCCCCCGCTCCTGATCGAGGTGGTGTGCTCCGCCTGCGAGGGCTGCGGGCGCGCCGAGCACGACCCGGAAGGCTGCGGGTGGCCGCACACGGACCCCGACATGGACGAAGGCCTGTACGACGAGGACGACTACGACGAGGAACCGCCCTGCCCCTCGTGCGCAGGCCGAGAGTTCAACTACATGCAGGGCATGCTCTCCGACGACCAGGGCGAGCCCGTCGAAGTCATCTACCTGCGGCTACCGTGCGGCTGCACCGCCGACCGGATGCGCGTCATCCTCGGCGACCTGATCGAGGTGGCCGGCTGATGGCCCGCCGCGAACGCGAGGACCGCGAGACTCTCCCCGGCGTCGCCGAGGTACGCCTCCGCGCCGACGAGGCGACCGCCCAGGTCGTGCTGGACGTCCTCCGCGCGAACTTCACCATCACGGCCCCGCGCGACTACCCCGGGAACCGCTGGTACTTCCAGCTCGACACCGGCAACACCGCCGCCGACCCCGACGAAGACGAGTGACCATGACCCGCCGCCTGGTCTACGGACCGCACTGCCCGCACGACGAATGCGCCTGGACCGGCTGCGACCACGAGGAAGGGCGCGGCAACGGCATCGTCTACCCCTGCCGGTACGAGAACGACGGGTGCCCGTATTGCGGGCCCGCGGACCAGGCCGCCCCCCTCGAGCCGGGGGGCCGGAGAGGCACACCTGGAAGTGCCCCGTCTGCAGCGCCCTGACCCTGACCGCGGGCAGCCCCGACGCGCTCGAGTCTCAGGTGGCCCGCTACGGCCTCCCGCACCTCGCCGAGCACGAGAGCGCGGCCGCGTCCGCCTGAGACGCCACAGGGGCCCCGTACGTGACGTACGGGGCCCCTGCTGTCTGATCACTCGGCCGGGTGCGCGTCCAGCCACCGCGACAGCTCATGCGCGGAACCGAGGACCGCCGGCCGGTTCGTCCCGAAGGCCGTGGCGCCCTTGTCCTCCCCCACCGCGATCCCGTCCTCCATCTTGTTGATCAGGACGTACGCCCCCGACCAGAACTCCGGCCCCGTGCCCTTGTCCGCGCGCATCGCCGTCCGAAGAGTCCGCACGGGCCCCATGAGCGCCTGCATCTGCTTCCAGCACGTCCCCGGCTCCTGCTCGAGGCAGCCGCCGTCCGTATCGAACTTCTCCACCGCGGCCTGGAACGTGGTGGTGGCCTCCCCCAGGCTCACCGTCTTCGCCTTCGCCGCCGGCTTCGCGTCGTCCTTGGCATCCGAGCTGCCGCAGCCGCTCACGGCCGCCACGGTCACGGCCAGGACCACGCCCACGGCCGTCTTCCCCCACGTGTGTCTCCCCATGACGCGCGATCATCGCACGGCCCACGGACACACGTACGAAAGAGGGCCCCGACAGATCGTCAGGGCCCCCAGGAGCACGGTCACGCCCTGGTGTTGGACCTGCCTCCCAGCACGTTCACGTTCCTGATGTTGACCGTCTTCGGCCTGCGCAGCGCAGCCACGATCCTCGCGACGACGATCATGAACACGATGCTGGCGATGGTCGTACCGAACCCCGTCGCCGCGGCGAGGAGCTGACTGGCACCCGTGAGGAGGTGCCCGCCGCCCCAGGCCGCGACCCCGAAGCCGACGCCGGCGCCGACCATACGCTGAGCCTTCACGTCCAGGAGCGGCTGCGGTGCCAGGTCCCGGGGCGGGGTCGGCGGCGTCGGCTGCAGATCAGAGCGACGGATCTGCACGGACTTGTTCCGGTCGTACGGGTCCTGGACGTGCACGATCGGGTCGAGTTCGTCGCGCATCTCCACGGCGCCCACGACCGGCTGAGGGGTGTACGAGCGGATCACAGGCTTGCCGGACATGCGGGGCTCTCCTTGCTGGTGTCGTCGACGTCGACTTCGGGGGTGTGCTGGGCTGCGGTGAGGACGAAGACCACCGACCGGTCGCGCTTGCCGTTCTCCTCCACCCAGCCCTGACCGACCCACTGGGACAGCCACGGCGAGATCGACGAGTGGTGGTTGCAGATCCCCATGCGGACCGCTTCGCCCTTGGTCAGGCCCTCCGGCCCGGCCTTCTCCAGCGCGCGCCACAGCTCCAGTCGGTTGTCCTCGATCCGGGAGCCGTCCGGGTACATCGGGACGGCGCGCAGCACCGGCCGGCCGCCGCCCCGCGGGCCGCCACCGCGCGGGGGCGGAGGGGGCGTCGGGTCCGGATCGGGGTCCAGGTCCGGGTGCGGGCGGACGTCCGCGTCCGTGTCCTCGGCAGCCGGGGAGTGCTCGCGGGACGTCTCGAGGATCTCCTCCTCGGTGATCCAGTAGCAGCGGCCTTCGTTCGGCGTCGTGTACCGCTCGGACGAGACCATGCACTTGCCCGGCAGGTCGAGCTCGTCGAGGCGCCAGCCCTTCCCGTACGCGCCCGTCCCCATGATCATGTTGATGGGGGTCGGCTCATTGACGGGCAGGCCGATGCGCACGCCGAACTGCTGCCGGGTGTCGGTGCCCTTCCCGCCGAACGCCTGCTCGCTGGGCGACTGGGTCGCGGCGATGATGCGGATACCCATGGCGCGGGACACCTGCATCAGCGTCATCAGCTCGGACGCCACGTCGGGCGCCTGGCGGATGAGCTCGGCGAGCTCGTCGATGATCAGGACGATGTACTTGCCGTGCTTCCGGGTCCACTTCTTGACCCGCTCGCCCTTCGGGCCGCGCAGCGTCGACAGGTGCTTGCCGCGCCGGGTCATCTCGCCCTTGAGCCAGACCAGGACCTGACGCGCGGTGTCCGGGTCGTCGGCGAGGGCGATCATGTTGTCGCGCCACGGGCCCAGCTCGAGCGCGCCGGGCTTCATGTCGATGCCCGCGAGGTCGACGTCGCCGCAGGCCACGAGGTTCGCGGCGAGGACGTTGACGGCCCCGGACTTGCCCTTGTTGGTGCCACCGGCGACCAGGACGTGCCCGTCGACGATGTCGACCAGGATCTCGCTGCCGTCGGGGTAGACACCGATCGGGATGGGCTGCTCGATCGAGTCGATGCGCACGCCCGGCCACGAGATGCCGGGCCCGGCGAGCGGGTCGGTCGTCTGCAGCCGCACGATCAACTGGTTCGGCTGCGCGCCCTCGGTGAGACGGAGCCGGCCGGGGAGGTCGAGGTTCGCCTGGAGCTGCTGCCGCTTGGCGATGACGAAGGCCGCGGACGTGTTCTTGCCCGGGGGCAGCGTCACCAGGCAGTACCAACCGGTCTCGGTGAACACGATCCGGGAGACGTCGACCGCAGGCACGCCCAGGGCCACCAGGGCGCGGCGCAGCGCGGTCTCCTCCTCGGTGTCGCCCGTGACTCCGGCCTGGCCGATGTTGACGCCCATCCCGTCGGGCAGGGTCGCGGTCTTGGCCGCCTTGATCTGCAGGTTGAACCGCTCGTGGCGGGACTTGATCAGCCACGGCACGTACACCGCGTACGAGGAGATCGTGACGACACCCGAGGCGATGAGCGACGGGACGGTCGGGCCGGTGATGGCGCCGATCGCCGTGTTCACGATCGTGCCCGTGGAGGCGACGCCGAGAGAGGTGGCGAGTCCGTTCTTGTGCTTGATACCGCCCCAGGTCAGGCCGCCCGCGGCGGCGAGCGCCACGCCGTACCCGGCGTACGCGGCCGGTGTGACGCCGGCGAGGTGGTGGAGCCAGCCCAGGCACGTCATGCCGAACGTCACCGCGGCCGGGGCCAGTTCGTAGCGCATCCGCCCACACCAGCGGCACACAGCCTCGGCCATGCGGCGCGTACGGCCGTGGGGCGAGACCTCGTCTATGGGCGGCGGGGTGACGTGATCGGTCTTCTCGCGAGGGATGAACACGTCACGTCACCTCGCCAGGAGGGACGCGGACAGGCGGACAACGGCTGCGGTGCGCGAGGGCATCGGGGTGTTCCTTCGTTCGTGGTCTCGGCGGTGCTCTCCGCCGTGGGGCCTGGCCATGACGCCAGATGTTCGGTTGTCGCGGGTGGGTTACGGGCCGGGCGGCCCGAGCGTCACGGGGTCGGTCGTCTTGTCGTGCCAGACGTAGCCCCACTGATGACGACTGGTCATCTGTGTTTCGGGTGGGAGCGCGCGCCCGGCGATGGCTGCCACGGCCGTGGTCATGCTGTCCACGGCGTCCATGCGTTTGGCCGTGCGCACGTTGGTCGGGGTGCCCGGCGGGATCGTGAACTGGAAAGTCACTGTGAGCACCCGCGGGGCCTCTCGCTCCGACGTCATTCGTCCCCCCTCTGGATCAGACACAGCCCTCATTGTGCCTGATCTGTCGGGGAGATTGATAGTTCTCCGGGAGAACTCGCGTCCTTAGTGGCTACGAAACAGGAGTGGCCTGGCCTTTTCTAGAAGGGTTCGCACGTTCTCCGGGAGAGTTGGGCCCTTTACGAGGCGTCCTCCTCGAGGCGCCCGTGCGCCAGGTGCTCCTTGCAATTCGCGCACCGCAAGGTCCCCGGACGACGCGGGTGATCCTCCAGGATCGTCGGCCCGCACGTCGGGCACGTGAGCCTGACGCGCTGCAGCGGCCGCGGCACGGCCGGCTCGAGCGGGTCCGCCCCATGCGGGGTCGCCGCGTCGTACATGTCATTCCACGTGAACCGCGTGCCGTCCCGGTCCGGTTCCGACTGATGCCAACCGCCGGGCTGGTCTCGCACGGGCATGAGCGACGGGTCGTAGTGGCCAACCGGCCGCCCACAGGAGACCCGGCCCGCCATGGCGTGCAGCATGGTCGCGCTGCAGGTGGTCACCTCGCCCGTGCACTCCGGGCACGGTACGGGCTTCGGCTCCCCGTGGTAGCTGTCCCACTGGGTGAAGTCCGGGATCACACCGCGGCCACGGCAGCGACGGCAGGGCGGGGCCGGAGGCTTCGGCGGCGGGAATGACACCTCGAGCTTCACCAGGTCCGGGTGCTTCTCCGACGGGCCGAGCGCGTCAACCTGGCAGTGCAGGGTGACCGTCCGCCAGCCCTCGAGGGGCAGCGTGGAAGGCAGCTCGCCCTTGAGCAGCTCGGGCAGCTCCTCGGCGGTGATCTCACCTCCCGGCCGGGCCGTCATGACGACTCCGGGGTGTTCAGGAAGCCGCGGATCTCCCCGGCGAGCGTCCCGATGGCGTTCCCGTCGACCTTCCCGACGGTCACGTCCTCGTACATCGCCAGTGCCTTGCGCAGCAGGTTCTCCGCCTTCTCCCCGCGGGCCAGTTCCTTGTCGATACGGGCCTTGAGCGGCGCTCCGAACTCCCGTACTGCAGGGTCCGGGGCGAACCGCTTCACCGCCTCCCAGAAGGCGCCGGCTGCCTTGTCCGGGGCGTAGTTCTCCCCGAACTCCATCCGCCCGTCGGGGTGGATCGTCAGCATCGGTCGGCCGTCGTCGTCGGGGATGACCAGGGAGTAGGAGGTGATTGGCTTCATCGCGCTGAGCGTGCTCAGGGGCACCACCTCACCGGGCAGCGCCATGGAGACGATGCCGCGGGACTCGCCGACGGTGAACGAGCCGCTCACGCGACCTCACCCCAGTAGCCGGGCAGTGCGTGGACGTTGATGCCGTCCCGCTCGGACACGCGGGCGACGCTCGGGTCGGCGCTCCACACGGTGAGCCCGCCGAACTGGCGGAGCGCGGCGCGCAGCCGCTCCCCCTTCACCACGGCGGTCGGTCGGAAGTCGCCGCGGCCGCGCATCAGCACGAGGGTGGCGGGCACTTCGTGGGCGCCCAGCCACGTCACGACGAGCTGCTCCAGGCGCTTATCGCCGCCGGTCATGACCAGGACGGTCTGCCCGTTCGCGTGTGCCTCCCGGGCGGCCTGCACGACCCTGCGGTTCGGGGGGCATTGGAGGCTGGCACGGTGGAACGCGGCCGCGTCGTTGGCCAGGTGACGGATGCGCCGAACGTTGATGAGGCCGCCCTCGAGGTCGAAGGCGACGGCCCCGCGCGGCGGGGCGGCGACAGCAGTGGTCATGCGACGTCTCCGTTGTAAATGTGGATCATCCGGACGGCCTTCGCCTTGCACGAGTCGCACGTCTTGCGGCGGGGGTCGCCCGTGCCGCAGATCGCCGCGGCGAGGGCGTCGGCGGCGCCGGTGGAGGTGATGCGGAGCAGCGTGGTGCCCTTCTTGCGGCAGGAGTCGCAGGCCCGGACCTTCCCGGGCCGGGTGTTCTCTCCGCACGCGACCAGGGCCAGGCGCTGCTCGAGCGCGGTGAGGCTGGGGGTTTCGGCGACAGTGGCGGTCATCGGTTGCAGTCCTTCGGCGCGCGCGACTTGTGGTGGGCGATGGTCTGCAGGTCTCCCCCGACCTGCTCGTACACGGTCATCAACTGGCAGGCCGTGCATCGGCGGGCCAGGAAGATCCGCAGGGGGTTCGTCGTCGACTTCTGGTGTCCCGAGCGGCCGCTGGTCATCTCGCCGTGCGTCCGGTCGCCGCACCACTCGCACGACGGGTCGTAGTGGGAGATGACCGGGGCGGGCTTCCACGGGCCCCAGGAGAGCGGCTGTCCGGCGTGGTCCCTCGGCAGGGGCGCCTCGGTGTACGTCGTCGGCGCAGGAACTGCCCAGAGGTGACGGCCGCGACGGTCCGGCTCAGGCTCCGGCAGCTCCTCGACGGCGTCGGCCTGGACGAGCCGGGGCTTCTCCGGCTCCGGCTCCCCGCGCAGGGCACGCAGGCAGGCCGGGCAGATGTCGGCCTCGGTGACCGGCCCGTCCCACGGCCGTACGCCCGGGGCCTGTTCGGCGTCCGGCGTGCACTCCAGAGGCACGGTGAACACGGGCATCCTGGGGGCCGTGACGCCCTCCCCCGCGACGTGCAGCAACGGACGGCCCGCGGCCCGTACGACAAGCCGACCGCGCGGGACGATCGCGGTCGGGGTCTCGACGGCCAGGGCGCTCACGATCGGCCCCCCGCCTCGGTGGCCTGGAGCGCACCCGCGACGTGGGCCCACATCGTCGCCATGACCACAGCCCGCTCGCGGTACACCTCGAAGCCGTCGGCTGTCGTCCGATGCTGGAGAGCGGCCTCGTTGTCCCGTGCGCCCTCGTAGCGCCTCGCCTGCATCCGGTGCTCGTCCACCTGCTTGAGGCCCAGCTCGGCGGCCTCTGCCCAGCCCAGGGCCTTCTCTGCGGCGTCCGCCGCGGTGACGCTCATCGGGCACGCCCCGTGAGGAGCTGCACCAGACCAGTGGACTTGGGGTTCTGCCGGTACAGGTCCCGGCGGGCAGCGTGGACGCTGCGCCGGGCGAGGCAGAGAACACCCGCCGGAACGTGGCAGGTCGGGCACTGCACGGAGTAGGAGCCGTGCCGGAACCGGGCCGCGGTCTCGTGCGCAGCATCGTGCGCGGCGTCCGCGGCCAGGGACGGTATGACGGTGGAGAGGATCACGGGCGGCCACCCTGGGCGGGAATCGGCAGGAAGCGCGGCCGGGAGCCCTCGGCCGGGAACGGCTGCTCGCGGTCGAGCATGTACTCCCACTGCCCGGTGTTCGGCTGGGGCCGCTTGAGCCGCTTGTAGTAGGCCGTGCCGAACTCCACGTCCGTGGTGTCCCCGCACTCCGTGGGCAGTTCGAGCCGGTAGATCGGGCCGGTCAGCGCGTCGGGCGCCGGCGGCTCCATCGGCCCCCACACGCCCAGCACGATGCCCATGTGCGGGCCTTCGACGATCCGGACCTCGTGGAAGTCCCGGGTCGGCCCGGAGGCCTCGGCGGAGGCGTTGCGTATGCCGCGCGCCCAGGTGTTGACGTCCACGGCCGTCGGCGTCGGGGCGTAGCCGAGGATGCTGCGCAGGGCGGCGATGGTGGTGAGGAGCTCCGTGTACGCGGCGACGGGGAAGTCGTTTTTCCACTGGTCACGCAGCAGGGAGCACGCGGCCTTGTCGACGATCTCGAGGAGGTGCAGGTCTACGACACTGCGCTCGAGGAGGGTTCCGGCGGCCGAGAAAGCATTGACGACCAGGTCCACGTTGCGGAACCGGTCCCAGAGCGGCGCTACGGGCATCCCGCGGTGGTCGTACATCTGGAGGGATACGGGCTGCTTGGTGCTCATGGAGGGGCATCTCCTGTTAGCTGAGGCGAGGGCGGGCCAGCCCTCATGTGAGGTACGTCGAGGTGCCGATTCCTGTTACGGTTTCGGCGTTCTAGCTGGTCAGAGGCTCGGTAAGTTCCACGATGACCAGCGACATGCGGGCGAATCCGGTGGTGACGGGCTCCCCCATCACGGGGATCGGGCCCATGAGGAACTCGTGGTTGTCGTCCGGCAGGAGACCCCCGTCGGTGACCAGACCGTCGATGTAGGGCTTCACCGTGGGCGCCCAGTTGCCCGGGTCTCGCTTCCGCGAGAGCGGCCGCGGGTGCAGCACGTAGAAGACGGCCGCGCGCTGCAGGCGGGGCAGGCGCTTGGCCATGGCCACGGCGGCGGCATCCTCGCGAAGCTGCTTGCGGATCCGGTGCACGGCCATGTGGTGGAGCCGCTGGTTGCTGTCCAGCATCTCCTCGACGTACGGCATGAGCAGCGTCCAGGTACGCCCGACGCCGGACAGGCCGGTGAGCAGGGGCTCGACCGCGGGCGCGGGCGGGGTGGACGGCGGGCCCGGGTGCACGGCCGGCTTCTTCCGAGCCTTCTTCTTCGGCTTCGCGGCGGCGGCCGCCGGGGAGGCTTGTCCCCCGCGGCGGCTCGCCATCAGGTCGCGGTACTGGGCCGCGGTCATGCGGGCAACCAAGAGATCAGCCCTCCAGGGCAGCGGTACCGGCGTCGGTCAGCCGCCAACGCCACCCCATGCCGCCCGCTTCCGTCTTGCTGTGCTCGGCGTCGGCCTCCGCCCACCCCTTCGCCTCGAGCTTCGTCACCGCGGCGTCGACCTTCCGGCCGAGGTTTCCCCAGGCCGCATTGGGGCTGCGTTCGCTGGTGACGCGGATCGTGGGGGCGTTCGTACGGCCCGGCCGCAGCGTGAACACGACGCCCGCCTTGATGAGTTCGAGCAGCTTCTTCTCCGCCGCGGTGGGCGGCGCGGGGGCGTCGGCGGGGCGGACCTTTCCCATGTAGTCCAGGCAGCGAAGGCAGTTGGCAGGGGCGTCGACCGGCTCGCTCAGGTGCAGCGGGTTCGACCGGCCGGGCGTCTCGCACAGGCCACGGTCGGCCGGGTGCTTGCGGGACCGGCCGGAGACCAGGTCGTCCTTGGGCGCGGCGTGCCGGAGCGATCCGCCCACGCCCGAGTGCCGGGTGTTCTCCCGCACGGTCATCTCGACGCCGGCAGCAGCAAGCGCCTCGTCCCACCTGCGCGTTTCGCGCTCCCGGCGCTCCTTGGCCTTCCGGGCGATCAGCTCCTCGTATTCCTTGCGGCGTTGGCGCGCCTCGACGACGGACGGCGGCAGGGGCGGGTCCAGGGCCATCTCGTCGGCGAGGACGAGCATCCAGCCGTCCACGCTGGAGCTGCGGTCGATACCGAGGAAGGAGTGCCCCAGTACGGCGGTGCACCAGTCGCTGCCGCGCCGGTCGGCAACCTCGTACATGCTCTTGAGGTCCTCGGGGCCCAGCGGCCCGCGGCTCTTGCGCTCGGCGTCCGTCCGCACCATCTCGTACGCGTCGTACGCGGGATCAGGCACGGACCGGGGAAGCAGGACAGTCACGACGTGTCGTCGCATCGGAGGTGTTCCTCTCTTCGGGTGAACAGCGGTGCTCTCCGCTGTGTGGCGCCGCGGCGGGCGCCGAGGACCTGCGTACGGTCAGGTCAGGAACGTCGCGCGGGCTCTGCCCGGACGATCGCGAGGGACTGGACGAGCAGCTCCGCGTCGGTCCGCGGGTCCGAGCGCCAACGCAGCGCGTACCCGCCGGAGATGGTCGGGCCGTCGACCTCGTGCAGGGTGGGGTGGCGGGCGATGGCTCGCTCCTCCCACCCGTCGGCGGGCAGTGTCACGCCGCCGTGGTCGTTGCTCGGGCAGGTGATGAACACCGTGCGCTCGGCAACTTCCGCGGAGAAGCCGCCCGCGTACGCGAACCGCGCGCGCGACGCTGGAGCCTGACGCGCAGGGCGCCGACCGCGCGGCCGGTAGGGCCCGCGGCCCCCGCGGGGAACGGGGTGCTGCTCTATCCACTTCCAGCCGGAGGCGGTCAGCTTCACGGGGGCGGAGTCGTCTCCCCCGTCGGTCACGTACCCGGCGCTGGTCAGCGGGTAGAACGAGCTCTGATTGACCACGTAGTCGGTGCCGGTGAGCCGGTAGCGGGCGCGGGGCGCCACAGCGAACTGGGCACCGGTGCTGCCGGCCTCCGCGATGGTGCGCAGGAGGGTTTCGACAGCGGGCGTGAAGTCGGGCATGGGGTTCTGCTCCTCGACGGGGCTGAGCGGAGAATCGTTCTGAGCGAAGAATCGAACGCGTCGAACAGCCGGGTTGTTACGACTTCACCGGCAGGATGGCGTCGATCGAGGTGTCCCAGGCGCGGCCGAACCACCGCGCAGCATTGCCGAGTCGGCCGGGGAACGTCTGGGCCAGCAGAACGCCGGCGGCGAGCGTGAGCGTGAGCGCCAGGTGTGCGAGGAACCAGCCCACGACCGCGACGACAACTCCGGCCAGAACGCCGAGGGTTGCGATGGTGGGCGGGACGATGGCCGGGTGCGCGATGGCCAGGAGGCCGAGGGCGTACGCGGCGAGCTTCAACTTGCCGAGCCAGTTCGGCATCGGGTGCTCCCTCTTGGTGGTCTCGGGCGGTGCTCTCCGCCCTTCGAGAAACACGTTAACGGGTTACTCGTCGGTAGCCGACAATAATCCCAATTGTTGTCGGTAAAGTTGGCGCCACGTCAGAACGAGCCCGGGAGGGGCCAGCAGTGGGTCAGTTGCAAGAGGTGCACGACTTCCTCGCCAAGCGCATCGTCGAGGAGAGCATCATCGGCCACAGGGTGCAGCCGAACCTTGACGGCGTCTGGCCGGCGGTCTGGTATCAGGGGGCAGGCGGCGCCGACGACGAGTTCGAGACGCTCATCCTTGCGGGACCGGAGGGACCCAACTTCGATGCGGGCACCCGGGAGCGGGCCACCTTCGTCGTGCTGAACGACCCGGCCCACGTCATCGACTTCACCGGCTACCTGCGATGGACCGTCGCGAACCACAAGCCAGTGCTCCAGCCCGCAGAGGAGAACGGCGAGACGGTCGCCGTGGAGGTCTGCCCCATCGACGGAGCCGAGTGCGAGCCACTGCTCCGCATGGCCCAAATCTGGCAAGCCCACCCCGAGTTCAAGGAGAAGGAGTGGCACTGGGAGTCGTCCGTCACCATCGCCGAGATCCTCGCGCGCGGAGACGATGAATGAATCACGAGGTCCGAGCCCATGTGCTCGCCGCCTACGGCCTCGCCGAAGATGACCCGACGTTCCGGGCCCTCGAGGCGCTGCACGCCGCGGCCGACGTAGACCGCGAGACGGGCCAGGCGCGCGTCCGGCGCGAGATCGACGCGGCCGCCGAGGAACTGACGGACACCCTGCTGCCCCCGGAGCTGCGCGCCGCCGGCGTCCGGCTCGTGTACGACACCGAAGGACTCCACGCATGAACCACGGGCCGATCCCGCCGGGCGCGATCGTCAGCGGCACCATCTCGCCGGACGCCGTCTCGACCGGCAACGTCCTCGAGGACATCCGCAACCGGGAGCCGTACGCCGTCGAGGCCGTCATCCTCCACGCACTCGCCGAGTTCAGCATGGGCGGCCCGCCCATGGGCAAGGACGAGGCCCGCCAGTGGCTGAGCCTCTACCTGCAGCAAGTCGCCGAAGGCCGCTCCCCCGTAGACCCCGGAGTACACGCATGAACTACGACGACGACCTCGAGGACCGCATGGCGGCCGAGCACCAGAACCGGCAGCGGCAGACGGCTGACCTGGACTACATCCGCCGTTACTACGGGCTCGAGCGGCGCCACGGGATCCGTGTGGCGATCGGCGGCCGGATCCGGAACAGCGGGCAGGAGGGGCAGATCGTCGACACGTCCGGCCACTACCTGATGGTGCAGTTCGACGGTGACGAGCAGCCGGTGCGCCGTCACGTCACCTCGAACATGGAGTACGCCACGGCGTCCGGATGGGTCGCGGCTACGCCCGTCCCCGACCCGTACGCCGCGGCGTCGGCCGGGGCCGCGCAGTGACCGCCGTCGACGAGCAGATCGCGCTCGCCTTCTACGAGTTCATCCAGGCCCGACACGCCGACGAGCTGCGCGAGCAGTACCCGACGGCGGACAGCACCCCGGCCGTGGAGACGTACCGGGAGCAGTACCGCGAGGCGCAGACGGAGCACCAGGCCCTCGTCGACGCGCTGCACCGCGGCGACCAGGAGCAGGCCGCAGACTGCCTCTGGGGGCTGCGCAACCAGGCGTCCAAGTGGAAGGCGCACCCCGACTACCCCGAGCCGATTTCCGACGGCACCATGCCCTGCCCCGTGCCGGCCCCCGAGACCGGGCACCCCTGCACGAAGCGGATCCCGAAGGGTTGGGCCGCGGCGGAAGGGCACGGCGGCGGCCACTTCTGGCAGTCCCCCCGGGCGGCCGAGCTCGAGGCCCTCGGCGCGCACTACGACGCGGGAACTCTCCTGTCCGGCCAGCCCACGCCGTGGCACCTGCCCAAGGACTGCACCCCCGACTGCTGGAAGTGGAGCGACCGATGATGGTGGAACGGCGCGGCCAGACCATCGCCGAGGTACGGGAGCCGACGGCGTGAGCGCCCACGACGACGTCGTCGATGCCGAGATTGTCGACGCGGAGCTCGTCGAGGACGGCGTCCTGGCGCTCGTCGACGACAGGGCGCCGGTCGTCGACTTCAACACGGTTCTGTACCCCGGGCAGGAGCTGCCCACCGCGGCGGACGCCCCGAAGTACAGCAAGCGGGACCTGGACGTCAGCGCGGAGACGCAGGCCCTTCTCGAGGACACGGACCCGACCGACACGGGGCCCATGCGGGCCTTCAAGGACTGGTGCGCTGAGAACGGCCGCGTCGCGATCCCGTGCACGACGGCCACGTACACCGAGTACAGCCGGCACCTGATGGCCCGCGGCCTGAAGGTCTCGACGATCAAGAACTACATGTCCCTGATCAAGACGGCGATGCCGCCGGGGAAGAAGCCCGATAACAGCCTCTACCTGCGGCTGTTGGGCAACTACCGGCAGAACAACAAGCGGGCGCTGCGCACCCGTCGGTCGTTCCCGATCCGGCTGCCGTACCTGATCCCGATGATGGAGAAGGCGGAGGCGGACAACCGGCCGATCGGCTGGCGCGACTCGGCGATGTTCGCCTTCGGGTACCGCTTCCTGGGCCGGAGCGTCGAGGACGCGAACCTCGAGATCGAGGACCTGACGTTCATCAACGGCGGCCTGCGGGTCTGGCTCCCCGAGGACAAGACGCACGACGAGGAGCAGAACCTCGTGCTGATGGACCGGCCGGACCTCCAGCTCGTCCCACGGCTCACCCGCTGGCTCGACTACATGGCCGACCAGGGCATCACGTCAGGGCCCGTCTTCCGGCACGTCCTCAAGAACGGCATGGTGGCCACCGAGGCGACCCGGAGCAAGACGGCCACCAGCCGCGGCCTGCACCTGCGGGGGCAGACCGTGAACGAGCGGGTGAAGTTCTGGTTCGATGCGGCCGGACTGGTCACGGACGGCCGACACGTTTCCTCCCAGGGCATCCGCGCGGGCGCTGCGACCGACCTGGCGCAGAACAAAGCCACGGACGACGAGTTGGAGCGGGCCGGCCGGTGGCGTCCGGGCTCCCGCGTCCCGCGCGAGGTGTACGTGCGTCCCGCGCAGGCGGAGAGGAACGACCCGTTCGTCAGGGTCCCCGTGCACAATCCGGCAGCGGCGTGAGAACTTGCGTGCAAGCGGCGCGGTTCTCGAACAAGCGCACCAGAGCGTGCCTACACTGTGCTACGCCCCCTCGCCCTCCGGCGCTGGGTAGAACGACGATGGCGGCCCCCCTCAATGTCTCTGAGGGGGGCCGCCATGCTTATGTGGCGCGCCTGGTCAGGCGCGCGGGTCGATGGTGATCTCGCCGTTGCCGACGCTCGTCACGAAGGCGCTCCAGGAGCTCCGCGGGAAGATCAGCGCGGGGCCCTGCTTGTCCTTCGAGTCGCGCACTCCGATCTCCACGGGGAGCTCGGCGGCCTCGATGCAGTTGTTGCCGGTGCCGTCGCTGTAAGAGGACTTGTACCAAGCCGATTCCGGTGCGATGGCGGTGGAAGGCTGGTGGGTTCGGTGAGTGTTGATGGCTCCGCTACTTTCCGGTGAGTTCTTCCAGGAATTCGATGGTCTCCTCGAGGCCGAGCGCGGCCCCGACCATCGCGTTGAACCGGCGTGTGAACCGGTCGACTTCGCGGGGCTTGTCCGACGTGGACACCGCCCCCCACGCATTGTCGGTCTGGACACGAGACGGCAGCTCTCCGAGGTCCAGGATCGTGAAGTCGTTGCTGGCCCGATAGCCGCGCTTGTACGTCAGGACCTGGACTGAAATGTGGTCCTGCCGGGCCAGCTTGATGACCTCGCGATACTGCTCTCGCATGATGCTGTCGTCCCCGACGGGGATGCGCAGCGCCGCCTCTCCGAGGATGACACGAAGCCGTACGTCCTCGCGCTCGAGAACTCTCCGCTTGCGCTCCATCCGCAGGTCCACGTTGCGCTGTATGAACTCGCTGGTGGTGTCCTCGACGGGGCGCTGCACCTCAAATAGGGCCCGCGCGTAGTCCTCGGTCTGCAGGAGGCCGTACACGACGGTGGGGTGGTACGCGAGGATCTCCGTAGCCTCGGCTTCCAGGCCGACGAAGTGCGGCATGCCCGCTGGCATGAAGCCTCGGTACTGGGTGAGCCAATCGTCGTTCGGCGCCTCGCGGTTCAACTCGACCAGTTGCTCGATCAGTTCGTCATCGTCGACGGCGTACCGCTTCAACAGCGTGCGCAGGTCCCCGACGTTGCGCCGGAAATTGAGCTCGCCGTTCTCGACCCGAGCGAGGGATGCCTCGGACAGTGCCTTGAGGCCACGGACGGCCGCCTTGCGGGTCATCCCGCGCGCCCTGCCGTCCTCGATGGGCGGACAGTTTTCGCGCAACTGTCTGAGTTGGATGCCGAGCTCCAAGCGCCGCCCGGTTGCCCCTCGCTTCGCCGCCACCTGTGCACCACCCCCATGCGTTTGCGCTGGTTGAGTATGACCCTGCGCAGAGTCTGACATCCGCTGAGCGCTCACCGCAGCCCCTTGTGCAGGTTCTGGCATAGTCCATTTACGCCTCCGCTGAATTTTCAGAGGCGATCCAGTTGCTTACCAATGCGTCCTACCGCCACGGTAGTTGAGCCAACGCAAGCCGTGACAGGCAAGTGGAGAAATTTCGCATTCCAGTGCGAGCCGTACTCCGCCCTGCCACACCGCCACGCACTGGACGCCCCGGAGGTCTCGGCATGACACCTGCGTTCCTGACGCAGCGGGACGGTATCCGGTCGGCCCTCGAACTCTCCATCGAGCGGCACCCCGACCCCGATACCGAAGGCCTCTCCGAGACGGACGCCGCCTGGCCGGAGCGTCTCCGCCGAATCGTTCGCGCGGGCCTGACGTACTGGCGCCGGACTGACCTGATCGACACCGCGGCACTCCTGCTGACCGAACTCGCGACCAACGCCCTTCGGCACGGCAAAGGGAGCGACATCAGCGTCCGCGTCTTCTTTCGTGACGACCGCCTGGTGATCGAGGTAGACGACGGCTGCCCCACCCGCCCCGAACTGCGCCACCCCAAGCTCGACGACGAGGGCGGCCGCGGCCTCCTCCTCGTCGAGGCCATGGCCGCGGAGTGGGGCGTCAGCCCAGATGGCACCACCACCTGGTGCACCCTCCCCCTGACCAAAGGACCCGAAGAGATGCAACCCGCCGCGGCGACCGCTCCGGTCCTGCGCGAGGTCCCCATTGATCTCCCCGCCAATGCCAGCGCCGCAGGGTTAGCCCGTATTCAGGCGCGAACCTTGCTCACCGTGTTGAGCTGGCCCGGGAATCAGCACCTCGCGACTGACGTCCTGCACGTCCTCGTCGACAACGCTGTAGAGCACGCCCTCACGCCCGGCAGGACCGGGCAGCGGCTGAGTGCCTGCCTCAGCGTCACGGAAGCCCACGAGCTGCTCGTCGACGTCACGGACCCCGTCCCGCAGTTCCCCGAGTTCGACAAGGCTGTCGCTGGCGAATCGGGGCGCGGCCTCTGGAAGATCGCGCGACAGGGGGCGGCCCTCTCCTGGTTCGTCGTCGGCTCCGACTTCGACTCCAAGACCGTGCGGGCCGTCCTGCGCCCCGGGCCGGTGAAACCGTGACCGCCCCGGCCGAGGCGCCGCCGACCGGCGCCGACATGATGCAGCACCTGGTCGAGTCCTCCGGTTCCGCCCGGCAGCCGGCCGCCGACATGGCCGACCTCGCCGAGGTGATCCGCACCCTCCTGGCCGTCGAGGCGCGCCGCGACACGCGCATACGGCTGGGCGGCAACCTCTTCGACGTCGTCATCACGAGCTCCGGCCTCCAAGCCCGCGGCGCCGTCACCCTCATGGACGAGATCCAGGGCGGATGCGGGCCCGTGATCGAGGACCCCGAGAACGGTTGGTTCTACTGGCTCGTCCCGCCCGGCTCCGCGGATCGGTGGGCGCCCCACCCCCACGCCGTGTGCCTCGGGTCGCCCCACACGATCACGCTGCCGTCTCTGAACCGGACCGTGCCGCCGGGGCCGTACTGGTTCCGGCCGTCGGCGAGCGACCGTCTCGTCCCGGTGGGACCCCTCCGTGAGGCCCTGGCGCAGATCCGGCCCGAGCCGACCCCGCACGCGGCTCTCGCGGCCCAGCTCGGCATCGCCACCTGAGACTCCGCGCTCGTCGATTGCGTGACGGTCGTCGACGAGCACGGTCAGACCCTGCGGCCGGGGAGGATCCGGCCCCGGCCGCAGGCCCCATCTGGAAACGAGCACTCATGACGAAGCTGCTTCTCCTCACGGCCGTTGGGCTGGTCGGCGTTGCTCTCCTGCAGCCCGCCCGGACCGACCGCAGGCCGGCGCCTATAGCGCGCCTGCAGGAAGAGGAGAACCGACTCTTCGCCGAGCTGTGCAGGAGGTCGCTATGAGGCTGCAGCCCGTCCCGGCCGACGAGCTCGATGAGCCGTGGCTGTGGTGGAAGCCCGCGGAGCCCCGCTTTCGGATGACCGCGGACGCGAGGCTGAGCGCCCTGCGCCGCAGTGTCTTCGGGGACGCCATGGCTGGGGTGAAGCCCGGCCGCCCCATCAGGGTGACGACGTATGTCTTCGCGGCTCCTGGTGTGGACGTCGACGCCACGCATGCCCTGCTGGGGCGGCACGCGCGTGACCGTGGGTGGGCCGTTCACCGGGAACGGTTCACGGATGAGCCCCCGGGCGGTCCGCTCCCCATCCGCCCCCAGTTCAACATCGCGTGCCGTCGCGCCGGATCCGGCTTCGTCGACGGCGTGCTCACGACCGACCGGGGCGCGATGCCCAGCACTGACGAGGCGTACGAGGCGTATCTGCGCTGGCTGCACCGACACACCGTCTTCGTCGCCTTCATGCAGCCAACTACCGGGGGAACAGAGTGGACAGATCAGTAGCGCCCTACGTGACGTCGTGGTCGGGGGAGAACATGACGCCCGCCGCGGTGACCGTCACCGCGGCCGGAGTCGCGTATGCCGACCCGGTCCAGGACGCTCTCGCGCGCGATCTGGACGGCGCGCTGTGGACGCTGTGCCACGGCCAGGCGAGCGGCAAGCCCGAGTACGCGGCCAAGCTCCACCCCGAGCGGCAGAAGGCCGCGATGGACGGTCTGCTCTGCGCGGGCTGCAGGAAGCCGGCCGCCCGGGACGAGCGCGGGATGCTGTGGGTCCTCCCCCTCCTCGACGACGCCGTTGTAGCGAGCTGGGAGGGCGTACGCGCTGGCATCCCGCCCATGTGCGAGGAGTGCGCCGAGCGGGCGCCGCGCCTGTGCCCGGTATTGCGCGAGGGCCATGTGAAGCTCCGCGTCCTCGAGGCCGAACCGATAGGCGTACGCGGGACGCTCTACCCCCGGCCCGGCGAGGCTGGTGCCCCGCAGGAGGACGCCCTGGTCCTCTACGACCACCCCGATCTCCCGTTCGTCGTCGCCTGCGAAGCCGTGCGCGAGCTCCGACGGACCACCGTGGTCGCCTTCGCCGCGGCCATCCCATGACCCCTGTCCGGTGGCCCGGTGCCGTACGGCCTGGGCCATCGGACAGGCAGCAACTCCGCCCGTCGAAAACGGCATCGGCGCGGGCGGAAGGCGGCGCCGGGGTCACGTCCCCTCGCAGATCCCGGCGCCTGCCAACAAGACCCCCGGCGCGGGCAGTGCCCGAAATCCGTCTCCCTGCAAGGTCCGCGCCGGGCCCCGCACCACTTCCGGATCGAACAACCAGGAGGACAGAGGACATGACCGACCTCGGAATCCCGACCGTTCCCCAGCAGCAGCACAGGGAGATCGGCGGAGGCGTGGGCTACGCGTTCAGCGGACAGCACTTCACGATCGACCCGGGCGCGGACCTCGAGCAGGTCGCCGCGACGCTCCAGCACCCGCTCTCGGTGATCCTCCAGGTCACCAAGCGCTGCAACATGGACTGTGGGTTCTGCTCCGAGACCCTGCAGATGCCGGACCCCTCCCTCGAGCAGCTCGCCGCCATCCAGCGGAACCTCGAGGGCGTGAACCGCGTGTTCCTCTCCGGCGGGGAGCCGCTGTTCCGCAAGGACTTCGGCGACATCGTCGACATCTACCACGACGGTGGGCACATCGTGGCCGTGCCCACGAACGCCGTGTACGCCGAGCTCCACGCCTCCCGCATGGCTGGCAAGGTCGCGTACGCCAACGTCGGACTCGAGGGCCCGCGTGCGGTCACCACCCGCATGCGCGGCGACTACGACGCCATCATGGCCGGCGTGCGGGTCTTCCAGGAGCACGGCATCCCGCTCGCCATGTCGGCCGTCGTCTACCGCTCGAGCCTGACCGCTCTCCCGTTCACCGCCCAGATCGGCGACGTCATCGGCGCCAGCAAGGTGAAGCTGATCCTGCCCCTGCGTAAGGGCAACGCGCTGGGACTGCCGGAGCAGGAGTTCATCACCCAGGACGAGGCCCTGGCCGCGTTCTCGCGACTCGAGGAGAAGGCCGCGGAACTGCAGTGGTCGCCCGCGCTGCGGATGACGACGTGGACCCCCGAGAACGAGGGCCACATGATCGTCATCGAGCCGAACGGCACCGCACGCGCGTGGCCCGTGTACGACGCGAAGGACCTGTGGGAGGACCTGGGCAACGTTTTCGAGGAGCCGATCACCGAAATCTGGAAGCGGTACCGCTTCAAGGTGCAGCACCTGTCCAAGTACGTCGGGAAGTCGATCCACACCACCGTCCAGGGCGCGCTCACCGGGAAGAAGTGACCATGAGGTCCTACACCAACCTCCTGCGCCCGGACACCCCGTTCGGGTCCGTCACCGACCCGTGGCGACGGCCGACGAAGTGGCTCGCCGCAATGTCGCTGCTGTGGGGCGATGCCGGCGGAGACGAGCCGCCCGTCATCATGGCGGCCGGCCTCGTGGTGATGTCCGTGCACCGCACCCGGCCCCGCACGGTCTCCGCGCCGCTGGCCCAGTTCGGGTACCGCGTCGTCGTTCCGGAGTCGATCGGCGAGAACGACCAGATCATCAAGGTCGTCGACGATGCCCTTGTGCAGGGGCGCCGAGAGGCGGAGGTGATCGCCTGGCACAACGCGGCCGACGACCTGCACGTCCTGCAGCAGCTCCCCCGCCCCGAGGGGGCGCCCCGGTACGCGGGCATCACTGCCGTGGCCGAGGCCTGGGGCGACCGTGCCGTGCACGAACGATCGACCGCCCACTGTGTGGACTCGGGCCATGACTTGGGCCCCGCAGCCGGGCACGTCAGCGCCACGGCCCTCGCGCACGACCTGGAGCCGATGAAGGAGTTCGCCGGCCCCGATCAGCAGCAGGGAGCGCAACTCGCCTGCGAGGCCCTTGCCGAGAACCGGCTCGGGGATTACTCCCCCGACGTCCTCGCGGCGAGCGTCCTGACCTCCGCCGTTACAACCGCGCTCCTCGGCGGCAAGCACGCCGAGCGGCTGGTGTGGCGGGAGCCGCTGAGCATCACCGAGTTCGTCGGGGCCGTCGCCTGGGAGGTGGCGCCTCCCCTGTTCTCTGGCGTGGCGCCGTCCCTCAGCGAGTAGCGTCCGGCGGGGCCGCGCGCACCCGGCGCGGCCCCGTCCTACGGCAGGAACACACCACATGATCATCAAGAGCAGCTTGCCCACCGCACGCTCCCTGCAGCCGCCGCCGCTGCGCACGGGAGTCGTGCGGATCGCGTCCATCGACGTGGAGTGGACGAAGAACTATCGGATCAAGAACGGGCAACGCCCGTTCTGCTACAGCGTCGCGTGGCTCGACCTGCCCGCCGACCGCACGCCGGACCTGGCGGACATGCCGTTCGAGTGGACGAGCGTGTACGTCGAGGAGCCCGGCGAGATGGACGAGCTCATCCGCAACGCCGCGGCGACCGTGGCCGCGGCCGCGGAGACGTCCACGATCATCACCGGGCACCAGTTCTGCAGCGACCTGGCCGTCCTGGAGGCGAACGCCCCCACGGACGCCGCCCCTCGCCTGCAGGAAGCCCGTACGCGGTGGAAGGGCAGGCGCGACGCCAACCCGGACGAGAGCCACTACGTCGACACCCGGTTCGACGCCGGCCACCTCCTCACGGGGAAGTCGCGCCGCCTGGTCGACGTGTGCAACGAGCTCGGTCTCGACGTCACCCAGCCGGAACTCCTCAAGGTGACCATGCCCGCCTGGCACCGCCGGTGGGTCGAGGAGGGCCAGGAGGAGGGCCGGGAGCGCGTCAGCGTCCTGAACCTCCGCCACTCCCTCTCTACCGCCTACGTCGCCGCCCACGCGGCCGGACTCGGCCGGTGGGCCGACGAGGGCCTGAACGTGAACCGCCTCATCGCCGAGGGCGCAAAAGGCGCCTGGGGCTGGCTCGAGAACCCCATCTTCACCGACCTCGTGGAGGACAAGTGCCCATCCGAGAGTGCCGCGTTATCGCCGTCGAAGGCACCCAGGCCGCAGGGAAAACGACGTTCGTCCACGCGCTGACCGCGCACCTCCGGGAGCAGAGCATCGGCGTCACCTGCACCGGTGAGCCCGCGCGCACCAGCCCCTTCATGGAGGACATCGTCCTTCACGGGACAGGGCCCTTCGACCTGGTCGCGGAGCTCGACTTGTTCGCCCAGCACTTCACCGTGCCGCTGCGCGCCGCCCGGCACCACCAGGTCCTCGTCACCGACAAGACCCCCGCGAACGTCCTGGCCCTGGCCGGTCTGGTCCTCGACCCCACCGAGCCGGGCACCGCTTCCGTCCTCGCCGCGGCGGAGGCGATGTGTCGGGCCTGGATGCCCATTGCGTACGACGCGATCGTGTACTGCCGGGACCGCTACGACCAGAAGGCCGGCGGCGACCGCATGAGGGAGAAGGTCCTCAGCATCCAAGACGAGTCCGACACCGCCATCTACGACGCGTGCCGCGCCACGGGCGTGCCGATGCTCGAGATGCCCACGGGCCTGACCGTCTCTGAGCGTGTCCAGTGGACGATGGAGCGCGTTGGGGACATGGGGCTGATCGCCGTCTGATCCCGGCTAGAGTCCCCTACCGGCAAGCGCCCAACCGGTCGGAGGACAACGCACCGTGCCCCAACTGCCCGTGAACGACGTAATGCTCATCCTCGAGCGCGACGGGGCCGTGTGCCTTGCCGAGCGGCAGGGCACCGGCTACGCCGACGGGAAGCTGAACCTGCCGTCCGGGAAGCTCGACCCGGGCGAGGACGTGTTCGACGCCGCGCTCCGTGAGCTCGAGGAGGAGACCGGCGTCAGGAGCACCCGGGACGCCCTGCGGATCGTGCACGTGATGCACTTCCGCAACCCCGAAGGGGAGCCCCGCGTGGGCTGGTTCTTCGTCGTCCGGCACTGGGAGGGGGAGCCGCGGAACATGGAGCCTCACAAGTGCGCGGGCTTGTTCTGGTACCCGGCTGACCAGCTTCCCGAGCACACCGTCGAGTACAACGCGCTGGGGATCGCCCACTACCTCAAGGGTGAACAGTTCTCCGTGCACGGGTGGGACAGGTCCTCGTAGAGCCTGGGGTGTAACAGATCACGGCCGTTGACGTTCGGGCAGTGAAGGGGGTTGGCCTTTATGTCAACCCCGCAGTGACCCGGAGGAACGGTGTGACGACCGCGACAGCTCCCATCTCGCCCGAGGCCGGCCGCTCTCATCTGCAGGAGAGCTTGTTCTCCTGGCTCGAGCCCGAGCCAGCCCCGAAGCCGCGCATAGCCAAGCCCGCTCTCGAGCCCGCGCGCTCACCGGTGGCCGAGGCGTTGATGCTCGAGGATGCGGCCCCCGCCACCGCGCCGGTGGTCAGGGCCGAGACGAAGACGCTCGAGGAGTCCGACCCGGAAGGCCCCACGGTCGCCCCGGCCCCGGAGAAGAAAGACCTGTCCCACGTGTGGGTCGTGGCCGCCGAGATCGAGGTCACGCCGAAGATCGCGAGCGTCGCCGACTACCGCGGCAGCTTCAAGAGCACCGAGGGGCAGCGCGTCGACGCGCTCGAGGTGTATTGCAAGGGCTGCCGTCGCCCGTACGACGAGGTCAAGGGCCGGGACTGCGCCGAGAAGATCGACAACAAGCACCTGATCGGCGGGGACCAGAGCGTCCGTGCGAAGCGGAAGATCCCCGTGCCGCCCGCGAACGCGAAGATCATTCCCGGCGGCACGATCAACCGGCGCGGCCTCGGCGCCTACGTCTCCGGAGTGTCCCGCCCCAAGCGCTGAGCAGCACGCGACACTAATGCCGCCCGCTGTTCATGGTGCGCGGCGTGACTACTCAGCAACCTCAGCCGTCGAGCGATGAACCGATCGCCCATAACCCGGACATCATCGGGCCTGCGGTTCCCGACGCGAAGATCGGCCGGGAGGCCTTCGGGCTTCTCCTGCTCTCGTTCGGTGTGCTCGGCGGCCTCGGTGCGCTGGGTGCCCTGCACTGGGTCGCCGGTCTGTCAGCCGCGCTCATCGGCCTGTGTGGCAGTGGCGTCGTCGTCCGCCGCAACAGCAAGCAGCGATGGCAGCAAGACGCCGGCGCCATGGTCGCCTTCGCCGCCTACGCGGGGCAGACCGCCCTCCTGTTCTACCTGCTGCAGCCGCTCGGATGGCTGGCCGTCAGCTCCCTCGGCATAGCCGCTGGCCTGTGGCTGTCCAGCGATGAGGGGGCCTGATGCCCCGCCAACTCTTCCCAGGGCTCCGCGGCCTCCTTGTTCCTCGAGGCGCCGTGGAGCCAGCAGCCGCGACCGCGCCCGTCGAGACGAAGGACCTGCTCGCAGGGGGCGTCTACTCGTCGATGTCGTACGCCGGCGTCACGAACGTGTGGGGTACCCCGGGCCGCGCGGACGGCTGGGACCTCGAGCGCGTCATCGTCGAGGGCTACGAGCGCTCCATCTGGACCTTCAAGTCCGTGGAGGCGATCAGCAAGCACGCCTCGACCCTGCCCATCCAGATTGGCCGCGGCGGCGACGAGCGGCAGTTCGCCGAGGTCCTCAAGGACCACCCGCTGTACAAGCTGCTCAACCGGAAGGCCAACCCGCTCGAGACCGGCGATGTCTTCAAGAAGCGGCTGAGCGCCCAGTTGCTGCTGAGTAAGAAGGGCGTGTTCGTAGAGAAGACGAAGAACCGGCGCGGGGTGCTGACCCGGCTCGACCTGCTGCCACCGGACCGCGTCCGCATCATCCCGGACACCGAGAACTCCGCCTATGTGAGCCATTTCGAGCTCACGGAGTACAACGGCCGCATCCGTGAACTGCCGCCGGAAAAGGTCATCTGGATCAGAGACCCGCACCCCACGGACCCGTTCTGCGGCGTGACCCCGCTCGAGGCCGCTGGGCTGTCGGTCGACCTGGACGTCAAGGCCCGCACCTACAACATCTCCTTTATCAACAATGACGGCCGCCCTGGCGGCATCGTCGGTATCGACCTGGACGGCGTCGACTCGTCAGAGGTCAAGCGGATCCAGAAGCGGCTCGAGCCGGGCGCGCACAACGCCGGACAGCTCACCCTCGTGGGCACCGGACCCGGCGGTGTCACGTACGTCGACACCTCGGCCCGCCCGCGGGAGATGGCATACGAGACGCTCGCCAGCACCTCGAAAAACGAGATCCTCTCCGCATTCGGCGTACCCGAGAGTGTGATCGGCAACGCCAGCGAGCGGACGTTCGCGAACGCCGACCGGGAGGAGTACACGTTCTGGGCTCACACCGAGCTCCCCCACCTCAACCTGCTTGCGTCGGCGTTCGACCCGGACCTGTCGGACGAGTGGGTGATCCGGTTCGACACCTCCCGCATTCAGGCGCTCGAGTTTCCCCGCCGTCAGGCCCGCGAGGAAGCGCGCAAGGAGTGGGAGTCGGGTCTCATCACCATCGACGAGTACCGGGTGGCGGCCGGGCGTACGCCCTTCAACACCCCGCAGTCCCGTGCGCTGTGGATCAGCCCACAGAAGGCACCCGTCCCCGCCAACGCCCAGGACGCGGCCGCACTCGGCCTCTCCGACCCGGGCGGCGCACCGGGCGCAGGCGGCGCCCCCGGAGCAGGCCCGGACGCTGGGCCGCCCGCGGCCGGCGGGAACCAGTCCGCCGCCGCGGCGGTCGCCGAGGCCCGCACCGACGAACCCGGTCCGAAAGCAGCCGACGACGTAGCCGCGGCCCGCGGGCAGGCACCCCTCGAGCCGTCCGCCGGAGCAGACTCGCCCGCGGCCGGCGCCGTGGCGGATGCCCGCGCCGACGTCACCGACGACACCCCCGGGGAAGCAGCCGACAACGTTGCGGCCGCCCGCGCCAGCACGGTGCAGCCCGAGGCCGGGCCCGCCGCCGAGGAAGTCGAGCGAGCACGCGCCCAGCTCGAGACCAAGGCGCTCTCCGGCGACGACAACGGGTTCGAGGTCACCGACGCCGACTTCGACGCCCTCGCCGCAGCCATCGAGGCGGCCCTCACTGCGCTTCTGGCGCGCCAGGAGGGCGTCATCGTCGCCCGGCTCCACGCTCCGAAGATCCGCAAGCACACCAGGTTCTGGACGCCGGAGAACGACAACGACACCCGCGGCGGTGACGCCAACCTCGACGAGGACCGCGTCGTCAGCGCGGCCCGCTGGGCGGAGGAGACCACCAACACCCTCACCCCGATCCTGCAGCAGGCCGCGGCCGCCACCGCTCGCAAGCTGAGCAAGGCAGTCACCGGCACCGAGACGGTGCCCCCGGCCGCAGTCGCGCCCGCCCTCGTCACCGCGGCGCACGCCGGGGAAGCGATGACCGCGTTCCTCATCGAACTCGCCGCCGTGCTGCACCAGGCCCAGGCCGACCCGAACCTCGACCTCGACACGCTGAAGCACGTGGTCGGCGGCTTCTACAACTCGGCCGGCCCCGATCTCGCCGCCCGGGTCGCGGAGACCTGCGCCGTCTCGACCGTCAACGGGGCCGCGGACGCCGCAGCAGAGAACGCCGGGCCCGGAGTCGTCCGGACATGGCTCACCCGCCAGGACGACCGCGTACGGCCCGCGCACCGCGCCCTACAGGGCAAGACGCTGCCCGTCGGCACGCCGTACGAGATCGACGGCGCCCAGCTCCGTTACCCCGGCGACCCGTTCGCCCCGCTCGCCCTGACGATCAACTGCCGTTGCCGTCTCCACTACGCCACAGACGAGGACGTGAACTGACCTGAACACCTACCCCGCCGCCCTGCTGCGCGTGATCGACGGCGACACCCTCGACGTCGATCTCGACCTCGGCTTCACGATCCGTTCCCGGCAGCGCCTGCGCCTGCTGGGCCTCAACGCGCCGGAGAAGAACACCCCGGAGGGCAAGACCGCCAAGGCGTGGGTGAGTGACTGGCTCACCGAGCATGGCCCCGACCTGGTGGTCGAGACCCACGCCCGGGAGAAGTACGGCCGCTGGCTGGCCACGGTCACCGGCCAGGACGGCGCCTGCCTGAACACCGCACTCCTCGAAGCCGGCCAGGCCGCCCCCTACGACGGCCACGGCCCCCGACCCCTCCCCGAACCCAAGGAGTAACCGCCATGTGGGCAGCTATCTGGATCGCCTGGACCACCGTCTTTGCCATCGCCGAAGCCATCGCCCTCGCCAACAAGAAGGACGAGGACACCCTCTCGGAGAACGTCCGCCGCCTGTTCCGCACGAGAACCAGCAAGGCGGGCCGGGCCATATTCGCGGCCGCCTGGTTCGGATTCAGCGGCTGGTTCGCGCTGCACATCCTGACGGAGACGATGTAACCGGGGGGCGAGAGGCCACTTGCCCAATTGGGCAAGAACGATCTTGGAGTACGGCGCGGCCATTCACCACGCGACGCTAACCACGCGTGATGTGCATGGTCCGCGCCATGCTGAATCGCCCCGCTGCTGCGCACGCTGAGTTGCAGGACCTGAGTGACGGTCTCGAGGTCAAGGCCGCCCGCCGTTGGAACCCGTCCCTGCATCCTCGCGACAGCAAGGGCCGGTTTATCGAGACGGGCGGCATCGTCCGCCTGTGGGGAGGCGATCTCGCGCGCGTCATGCGCGCCCTGCCGAACGATCGCATCCTCGTGCAGGACCAGACCGGCCCGGACGAATTCAACGGCCGCAGGCACACCACCAGCGCCAAGTGGGTGTCCATGGTGGCCCGCCCCGATGGCTCCGCGCCCACCGACAACGAGCACAAGGTCGAGGCGGAGGACGAGAAGCGGGACAAGGACGCGCGGCGCGGCAACGGCGTCGTCCATGACGACATCGGCGACCCCGACACCCCCAACGACGCCCACGCCGTCGACGACCGCGGCCGCGCGATCGGCGAGGACGACCACCCGGTCGGGCCTCGCGAGAACGACGACCAGGACGAGCCGGAGCACGGCAGGCACCCGGTCAACGTCCGCGCCCTGCCCAACCAGAGCACCGCGGGCGGTAGCCGCTTCCAGGACACGGCGGCAGTCCGTCAGCACTTCCTCGACCTGGCCGACCGGCCCGACACCCGGCCGGAGATGGCGCAGTTCCTGCGTTCCGTCGCCACTGACGAGGACCTGCGCGTCTCGGGCGACCTGGCCGTCCTCCGCGACGACTCCACCGGCCGCTGGTACCTGACGGCGACCGGCACCGGTCAGCGCATGGACCTCGCCGGGGACTTCGCCACCCCCGAGGAGGCCAGCGAGTTCGCGCGCCATCTCAGGCGCACCGCTCCGACCAAGGGCACTGCGATCCGCTCCCTTGCCCGGGGGTTCGACTTCTCCAACCCCGACCTTGACGCCGAGGCGCGCACCTGGCGCTCGGACAGGGACGAGAACATCGCGGCCGCCATCAAGCGGGCCCGCGGGGAATTCGACGCTTCCCGCTCCGCCCCCGCCTCCGATGCCGCCCGCGCCCCGCACGCCGACGCCGGCACCCCGGAGACGGTCAGCCGCGAGGAGCTCAAGCCCGGCGACCGCGTCAAGGTCACCGTGAGCCGCAGCGACATCGAGTGGCCGACGAGCACCCGCGACCAGGACAAGCCGGAGACGGTCACCGTCGAGGGCACCATCGCGCCCACCCACTCGGCCGGCCCGGGTGTAAGCGGCGCAACGCTCGTCGACGTCACGCTGACCAGCCCGGACGGCACGGTCATGACGTCCGGCGACACCGCACGCATCCGGCGCATGCCCACCCAGGTCGCACGCTCCGGGCACACCGACGGCTTCACCCCGGAGGAACGGCGTGCCGACCGCGTCCGTGTCGGCGACGTCATCGCCCGCGGGGAGTTCGGGCACGTCGTCACGCGCATTGACCGCGGTCAGGGCGGCCGCGCTTTCACCACGCGCAACCTCGGCGGCCGTGGCGAGGTCGACCAGTTCGGCGCCCGCCACGGCGACATGCTGTCCGTCGTCCCGAAGGCCCGCCGCCGGCCGGAGGATGTGCAGCGCGACACCCCGGGCCACACACAGCAGCACCCCAACAGCAGGGATGCCAAGGGCGCGGCCGCGGCGATCCTCAGCGACTGGGCGAAGGTCAACGAGCTCGCCGCGCAGCAGTGGCCGGACGGGGCACCGGAGGAGTTCCGCACCCTGGCCCAGCACATGCAGAACGTCACGGACGCCCCGAAGGGCGCCGACGGCTACCAGCAGAACGCCGACGCGATGCGCGGCGCCCTGGACGCGCTCCACGGCCTCGACAGCGAGGGCGTCAGCCAGGACATGGTGAAGGCGCTGCACCGGCTCGAGGAGGGCCTGGACGCCAACGCCGACCGGTTCGAGGCCGACTCCCGGGCGATCACGGAGAACAAGCGGAAGCGCGAGGCGGTCAACGCCCCGAACCCGGACGCTCCAGCCGCCCCGAACGCCCCGCAGAGCAACGCCCCCACGAACGACCATCCGACGGGTGAACCGCTACAGCACAACTGGGACCCCGAGAACCTGGTCACCCTGACCATGCCGGAGGCGCTCGCGAACTTCCTGAACGTCGACGAGACCGCGGCCATGGAGGACCCCGACACCCGGAAGGCCCTCACAGAAGCCGTCCACGGCCGCAACGGCATCCTCAAGGTGACCGCACCGATCGAGACGCACCGCGCCCTGCTCGAGTGGGCGTGGACGCTCGCAGGCGGCGAAGGACTGGACTCCGACCCGAAGGAAGTCCGGGCCCACCGCAACTACACCAAGCGCGTCGACGAGGCCGCGGCAAAGCTGGAGCGCGAGCGGCAGCACCGCGGCGCCCCGGACGCGAACGGGAACGCACCCGACGCCGGCACCGATGACGGTAAGACGGACGCGCCGTCGGCCAACACCCCCGGCGCCGACACCAGCGAGCCGCAGAACACCCCGGACACGGTCACCATGACGCCCGACGAGGTGTCCAACCACCTCGACGCGGTGCGCCCCGAAGGCTCCAAGGCGCCGTCACGCATGGACGACGGCGAGATCCGCGACGAGATCGTCTCCCTGATGGAGCGGGAGATGGCCAACGGCGGGGAGCTGTCGGGAGTCGACCGCACCCGCCTCCAGGTCCTCGAGGCGGAAGAGGCCCGCCGCGCCGGCCGCGCGCCGAAGCGCGAGGACAAGCCGAAGCCGAAGCCCGCGGAGGAGCCCGGCGGCCTGTTCGACGTCGCCCCGGACGAGCAGCAGCAGTTCGTTGCCGACCCGAACAACCCCGACGACCTGGCGGACGACCCGCTGGGCACGCCGGACATGTTCGCCAACCACGAAGGCCGCGACACGTCCCGGCTGCGCCCCCCGCAGTCCCGCAAGCCTGCCGACTTCAAGCCCGGCGACCGGTTCGTCGACACCGACGGGCGCACCCACACCGTGAAGGAGGAGCCGATACGGACCCCGCGCGGCCGTATCCGCGTCGTCGATGAGGACGGCGGAGAGCACTTCCTCGCACCGGACAAGGAGCTGCGCGTCCTGCACGAGGGCGAGGACGCCCCCGCGGTGCCGGAGACCAACGCCCCCGACGCGAACGCGCCGGAGAGCGGTGCTCCGTCCGCGGACACCCCGGAAACCGGCACACCGGGCGCCGACGCTGCAGACACCCCCAACAACGCGCCCGAGGGCGGCACCCCCGACACCCCGGACGACTCCGTCGCCCCGCCCGCCCCGGTCGGGGATGCGTCCCCGACGAGCATGAGCAACGAGGACATCGACGCCGAGCTCGAGGCGCTGCAGGCGTGGCAGAACCGGCACGTCGCAAGCAGCGGGGAAGGCCCGCGCGTTCAGGGCAGTCCCATGGTCGCTCTCTCTCCTGTCGGCAACCGGCGGGGCGCCCTGCGCGAGGAGCAGCGCAAGCGTGAGGTGGCCCGCCAGGACAAGGAGCGGAAGGAGAAGGAGAAGCAGGACCGGGCCGCAGCGCTCGCCCGTTCCGAGATCGGCAACCGCGCCGCTGACGGCTCGTACCCGGTGACCGTCGACGGCGAGAACGCCGGCAGCGTCAGCCAGACCGCCCGCAAGTGGCAGTACACCGACGCCGAAGGCCGCAGGTCTCCCGACTTCTACCCGAGCCGCGCCCAGGCCGTGGCCGCGCTGGTCAGCAACCGCGACGTCCGCCGGAACAACGACGCGCAGCACGCTCGCCAGGATCAGGCGCGTACGCAGACGCCGAACGGGTGGGCTCTCGGCGACCGCGCCGACGTGGCCGAGAACGACATCATCCGTATCCCCCGGATGGGCCGTGACCGTGACGGCAGGCCGTACCCCGAGGGCTGGGGCCAGCCGGTCCGCGTCAACCGTGTGGAGCGCCGGGACGACGGCACGACGATCGTCTCCTACAGCAACCCGGACGGCTCGTATGCGGGAGGCAGCCCGCTGTTCCTGCGGGGTCCCGACGACTCGTTCGCGTGGGCCAACGACCGCACCCGCCCGGAGCCGACCCCCGCGTGGCGGCACGAGCTCCGTCCCCGGATGGCCGACATCGGCGACGACGTCGCCACCCTGCTGAACCACGCCGACGGCCTCGACGACCAGGACCAGGAGCGGATGCGGCGCCTGGGCGAGCTGATCCGCCGCGTAGAGGACGGCGACACCGAGGATCTGCAGGCGGACCTCCGCAAGATCCGCGACGAGGCCGCGTGGCTCGAGGAGCAGTTCAGCCGCGAGGACCTGCCGTTCGAGACGCGCAGGTACAAGTCGTGGGCCACGGCCGCGCACGGGAAGGCACAGCGGTCCCTCGACCACCCTGACTTCCAGCACGGCAGCACGGCCGACGGCCCGGACAACGCCCCCGGCAACGCCCCGGACGCGGACGCGCCGAGCGCCGATGGCGTGCCCGACTGGGCCAACGACCTCGGTGACGGTGTCTGGCTCGACGAGCCGAGGAGCACCGGCGGGCCCCGGAACATCTACGTCGACGGCCAGATTGAGGGACTCCTCGGTCGGGACCGGCCGAAGGGCAGGTACTACTGGTGGCGGCCGGGGGGCCAGACCAGCCAAGAACGCTTCGACACCCCCGAAGAGGCCGCCCGCGCCTTCGCCCGCGAGATGCGGGAGAACAACCTGCCGAGCCTGAGCACGCCCAACGACGGCGGCAACGGCCACGACGACCGCGCCAGCCGTGCCCGGGACCTGTTCGGCGAGGGCATGAACGCCGTGGGCGGCGACTCCCTCCCGGAGATGCAGGAGCTGAACGACCGCCTCGGCCGCGCTGATTCCTCGGACGACCGGGATGCGGAGCTGCGCGACGTCGCCGACCGCATGGACGAGCTCGCCGACCAGTACGGGCTCGCAGGCCCGCAGGGTGAGCTTGCCGCGGACCAGTTCCGTCGCGCCGCGCGCGCCGCCCGCGGTGAGCACGACGACCACAACGGCGACAACGGCGACGGCCAGCCCGACGCCACGCCCATCACCGACGGCGAGTCCAACAACGGCCAGGACGACCAGCAGCGCAGCGACGACCAGGGCGACGGACAGCAGGACGACAACCAGCCCAGCAACCAAGACGACAACCAGGGCGACAACCAGGGCGACGACGAGGAGAGCCGTCGGCGCGACAACCCCAACCCCGACGGTGACGCGGCCGGCCCCGACGGCGCCCCCGACGGTGGCGGCCCGGGTGCGCCCGACGACACCAACGACTCGAGCGACTCCAACAACGACCAGAGCAACGGTCCCGACAACTCGGACGACTCGACGGACGAGCCCAACCCAGACGAGGAGAACCAGGACTCCGAAGAGGAGAAGCGCCGCAAGCGTCGCCGCCGCAATCGTAACGGCGGAGGCGGTACCGGTGGCCCCGGCGGGGGCGGACCGGGCGGGCTTGGCCTGCCGCACCTGAGCCTGCCGAACCTCAACGTCCCCGCCGGAACGGGCGGCAACGGTGGCAACGGCAGCCACGGCGACGGCCACCACCCGCGTACGCCTCACAACCCCCGCCCGCACGACGTGGACTCCCTGCGGAACGCCTGGCGATCCGGTCAGGGACTCACCGCGGGCGAGGACACCCCCGAGCGGCGCGCCCACCTCGCCGATCTGGCGGACCGCGAGGGCCTCACCCTGTCCCCCCAGGGCGGACTCGCCCTGTATCCCGAGCAGCAGGACGACGGCACCACCGTGTGGCGCTTCGCCCAGGCCCGCAACGGCTCAAACCTGCCCGGCATCACCCTGACCACCGACGACCCCGAGGAAGCGCGCGCGCTCGCGGGCAGGTTCGAGGAGATCACCGACGCTAACGGCGACCCCTTCGACTGGCACCAGCCGCAGGGACCGGCCAGCGTCGCCGCGTGGCGTGACGGGGAAGGCCGCACCCTGCCCCAGGCCATCCGCGCGGTGCAGGACGACTACCAGCAGGAGCGCGCCGGAGCGTTCAACCTGCCCGAGGACCTCACGGGCATGGACGACGCCGACCTCGAGGCCGCCATGCGGCAGGGCCTCGGCCCGGAGGACGAGCTCCGCGTCATGGCGGAGATGGACCGCCGAGACGGCTACGTCGACGAGCGGGTCCGCGCTGCCGCGCAAGCCACGCCGCCGACGAACGCCGACGAAGCGGAGCGCGAAGGCCGCGCCATGGACGAGGCGCTCCGGTTCGGCGACACGGACGTCACGCAGCCCGCTCCGGCCACCCCCGGACGCCTGCGCCGTGAGTTCGACGCCCTCGACGAGGAGCGTTTCCAGGCCGCCATGCAGGCCACCGGCGGGCGGATGCTCAGCCCCGAGGCCGAAGCCCAGGGCATCGACCCGCGGGCCCTGTTCTCCGGCGGCAAGTACAGCAACAAGCAGGCGAAGGAACTGGCCTCGCCCGAGCTGAAGCACTGGTTCGACGGAGACGACAACACCCCCGGCAACGGCCGACTCACGTACCCGCAGTACCGGGCGCGGGAGACCGACCGCGCCCTGCGCGCCGAGTTCGCCGACTGGGACGAGGCCCGCTACCGGCAGGCCGTCGACTTCACGAACGGCTACTTCTTCCGCCGCGAGTACAAGTACGGCTTTACCGACTTCAACGAGCGAGAGCTGTTCTCCGGCGGCAGCCTGAGCGCCCGGGACCGGTGGATGCAGTACGCCAGCGACGAACTGCAGGAGTGGTTCGACCTCAACGGCGGCCGCCAGACATTCGCCCAGTTCCGCGAGGCACGCCGCGCCAACGACCGCGCCGAACGGCACCAGCACGAGGAGGAGGAGCTGCAGCGCGCCGCCGGGGGCACTCCCGAAGGCGGAGCCCCCAACGGGGCGGGACCCCTCACTGACGACGACGTCACCCCCGCGCCGCCCTTCAACGCCGCCACCCCCGAGAGCGAGTCCGACGCCTCATTCCGCTTCGGCGGCCGCGACCGTATGCAGCAGTTCGCCGACCGAGCCGAGGTACGCCCGGACGGAGCCACCTCCGAGGGCGTGTGGCTCAACGGCCGGCAGATCGGCACCATCCACAACGTCAACGGTGCCAACGCCGACCGTGAACCGGTCTGGGACGCCAGCCCGTTCTACGGCCTGGACCACTCCGCCAACAGCCGTTCCCAGAGCCGGGACACGGCCATCGCCAACCTTGTCGTCCGCGCCCTGCAGAACGGCCCCACGGACTCCTCGAACCCGAGCGAGGACATGTGGGACTCGGTGACCCTGCACCTGGCAGGCCTCACCCACCCGCTGCCCGAGCTGCCGGAAGCCCTTCGCGACGACCCGGAGGCGCGCGCCCGGTACGACCGGCTGTCCAGCATGGTCGACTCCTTCCGGGACCAGCAGTCGCCCACCGGCGACCTGCGCCAGGACCTGGCGCAGGCCCGCGACGACTTCGCGTGGCTGCACGACGCGCTCGAGGGACAGGCGCGTACCCCCCAGCAGCGCGAGGAACTGTCCGACCTCAAGACCCGCACCTTCTGGGCGGACCGTCTCCAGCACGGTCTCGGGGAGCCGAACAGCGACCTGGAGCGCCCCCACGCTCCCGGTGAGCCGCAGGGCGCCGGAGATGCGCCGTCCCCGGCGGTGCCGACGCCGGAGCCGGCGAACGCCCCGGACGACACCGCCGATCCGTCGGCGACACCCGAACCTGAGCCTGAGCCGAACCCGGACCCGATCGGCGGCCAGCCCGCGCACTGGGCCCGCGTCGGGGACTTGGCGCAGGGCGACATGGTCCGCATGAACGGCACCACCAGGAGGGGCCGGCCGGTCCAGCGCGCCGGATACGTGCAGAGCACGCCCGAGCTGGTCGACGTCACCCGCCGCGGCCGCACCGACCAGATGTGGCGTACCTGGGTCACCGAGAACCCGGACGGCACCGGCGCTGCCGGGAACGTCTACACGTCCGCCAACGCCACCGCGGCGCGCGCCGAGGCGCCGGACAACGTCGTGCCCGGATCCCCGGCCAGCGGTGCCCAGGCGTCGCTGCGCTCCGGTGATCTGCCCGACCAGATCCCCGCCGACCGTGACGGCAACGGCCTGTTCCCCGGCAGCACCGTCCGCGGCACCAACGACCGTGAAGGCACCATTACCGGTGCTGCCCCCACCACCGTGTCGGTGCACTGGTCCGACGGCAACGACGACGACGCGCTCCCGGCGACCACGCTGACCGTGACCAACGCACAGCGCCCCGACGGCTGGACCGCCGACGGGCACCGGGTGACCACACAGAGCATCGTCAGCGACAGCGACGGCGCCCTCCTCGGCCCCGTCGACGACGTCGCCGGAGACAACGTCACCGTCCACACGACCGACGGCACCATCACCCGCAGCGCGGGCGACCTCCGCGTCACCGGCCAGGTGCGCGACGACGCACCCCCGACCGCACCGGTGACCGGCATCGACGAGCCCGCGGCCGCGGACCTCAAGGACGGCGACGTCGTCGTCCTGGACCTCGACGGCCAGCTCTCCACCGTCGCGATCACCAGCCCGCCCCACCACGACGGCGACCGCGTCACCCTGCAGTACGCCGACACCACCACCGGCGAGATGGGCGAGATCGACGTCGACGCCCGCGCGGTCCTCCCACGCGCCCAGGGCCCCGACGGTGGCGCCCCGGACCTCGGCCCGGACAACGCGCCGGAGCCGGCCGACGACCTGACCGTGCACCCGACCCCGCGCACCGTGGACCCGGTGACCGGCCCGACCGTCGATCCGGACCTCGACTCGAGCGACCGGAACGTCATCGGTGACCACGCCGACGGCCCGGACACCGACCCCGACGCCCACCAGGCGGCCGTGCGCATCACCAGCGACCTTCCCGTCACCCCGGAGCAGGCGCAGGCCCTGGCGACGCAACTGCGCTCTGCCGCGGACCCGTCGACGCTGGAGGGCCGCGCCGCACTCCGCGCCGCGGACCACCTCGACCGCGCCGCCGGCCGGACCCCGCCCACGGGCCTTGACCGGCCCCGGGCGTCGAACGCCGCACAGATCGGCGAGGGCGACCTGGTGGCCATGCCGGACGAGCGCCACGGCGACCAGGTGCGTGTCTTCCGCGTCATCGACGCCGAGGACGGCCCCGGAGGCGTGCGCAGCTTCCTCCTGGAGGACGAGAACCAGCAGTGGCGGCGCCGCGTCGTCCACGGGGCCATGCCCGTGTGGCAGCTCCCCGAGGCCGAGCCGGAGCCCGTTGTCCCGCCCGACGTCGACGACACCGACGGCGCACCGGACTCTGCGGGTGACTCCGGATTCGGTATCCCCGGGGGCCCGATGCGCCGCGCTGGAGACGACCCTGCCGCGCCGACCGCCCCGACCGCTCCGACCGCCCCGACCGCTCCGGCCACGCCGGACGGCTCGAGCACCCCGGACGAGCCCACGGCGCCCGTCGCCCAGGTCCGCCCGGGAAGCCTGCGCCGCGGCGACGTCATCGACGCGCCCGTGAGCCGGACCGGCTACCAGTTCAACGGCCACCGGCGACTGACCATCATCAGCGAGCCGCAGCGCAACGGCTGGTGGATGCAGCTCACCGGCGTCGACGAGGACGGCAACGTCCACGACTTCGGGCTGCACAACGGCCGTGCCGTGAACGTCTACGACCGGAACCGGCCCACCCCGGCCCTGCCTCCGGCCGGTACGCCCCGCGACCCCAACCAGGTGCCGCAGACCGACCTCAACCAGCTCGTCACCGACCACGGACGCGCCCACGCCGCCCGCATCATCGACGAGGCCATCGCAGGCACGGAGCCGCCCGGCGACATCCACGCCCTGCGTGAGGGCATCGCCCAGCGCCTCACCCCGGATGCCCTGGCCAACGCCCGCCAGGCGACCCGCCAGGACGGCATCGCTGCCCTCGACGCCGCGAGCATCACCGGCCGGGACCGGGCGAGCGCCCAGCGCCGCCTGCGCACCACCCGCAACCGGGCCCACGACGACACCGTGCGCGCGGCCCTGCGCACCATCAACGACCTCGAGCCCCTCGACGGCGAGAGCAACGAGGACCTGGCGGCCCGCGCCCGGGACCTGCTGCGCCTCATCCCGGACCAGGTCGCCGGCCGCCCAGACGCCGACCCCGACGCCGACCCCGACGTCACCCGGGCCGTGACGGGACACGCCGACGACGCGGTGAACACGCTCCTGCAGCAGCTCCAGGCCGCGGGCGTGGACCCGGGCGACGCCGAGCGGATCGCCCGCGTGCTCACCCAGCAGATGGCCGGGACCCGGCAGGCCACCGCCCGCCGGATCGCGCGCCGGGTTGCCGCGGCGAACCCCGACGCCGGACGACAGCCGGGCCTCCTCGCCCGGATCGTCGCCGCCCTGGTCCGCCTGGCCAAGCGGTTCGGGGAGCTGGTGAAGCAGGGAGCCCGGACGATCGCCGAGAAGTACCGCGACTCGCGCGAACGCCTCGCCCGCCTGCGCGCCTTCCTGGGCCGCATGGTGCGCCGTGTCCGGCAGTGGCCGGAGTCCCGCCGCCTGGCCCGCCTCCACCGTGCGGTGAACCTGCCGGACACGGACGGCGAGTCGCTCGCCGCACGGATCAGCCACTGGGCCGGACTCATGCCGGAGCCGGGCCGGTTCGGGCAGTCGCAGCGGCGCCTCACGTTCTGGCGGCCGACCACGTGGGCGCGCCTCGCGTCCGGTCATCTCCCGGACCGGTCGGACCGGATCCAGTGGACCCCGGACCGTGCAGCCGACGGCGGCCCCGGCCTGACCGGGCTCCGCCACATGGCAGCCCTGCGAATGGCCGGCCAGGACGTCGACACCGACGTGACCCGTCGTCTGTCCGCCGCTCTCGGCGACGACTTCGGGGACGACCCGCACGTCACGCTGCAGCACGCGGACGACTACGTGGCCGCGAGCGAGCGCCGCCTGGTCAACCTGCAAGCGGCCCGCAGTAGCGCGACCATCCCGGACGACCCCGACCTCGACATCGAGATCACGGGCGCCCGCTCCGAGCTCGCGGCCGCCCGCCGGGAGTACTCGGACCTGCGGACGCGATACGCCGCCGCCGTGCCCGACGCCGTGGCCGCGTCCCTGGCCGACATCCGCGACATGGGCCCCGAGGGCACCGCCGCGATCGTGTTCGGCCCTGACACCGACCCGGACGCCGAACGCGCCGTGCGAGGCGTCCAGCGGCTCATCCCCCGGTCATGGCTCAACACCGCCGAGGCACGCCGCTTGACGGCCGTGGACGGCACCCAGGGCCGGTACGAGCCGGAGGGACAGCGGGCCACGGTCGCCGACCTGGCCGACGAGGGACTCGGCACGGCCGGGTTCGCCCTGGGCCAGCACTTCGCCGGACACCTCGGCGACCTCGACGCCGCGCAGCGCGCGTTCCAGTTCAGCCGGACCCACACCGGCCGGCCGGGCGCCCGCCGGATGCAGCGCAGCCCGTGGGACCGGATCCGGCGACGGCAGCAGACGCAACCGGAGACCGGTGACACTCTCGCCCGGTCCATTCAGGCGATGTTTAGTGGCGACTGGTACCAGGACGACGACATGCGCGCGTTCCTCCTGGGCCTGCTCGCCACGCGATAAGGAGGCAGCGTGTTCACCGTCACCGGCGCATTCGATGACGGTGCGACCTACACCGTGCAGATCACCGGGCGGGCAGACCGCCCGGTGATCGGGTCGCACCGGGCCGCGGCCCTCGTGGAGCTCCACCTGGGCGAGAAGGTCCTCCTGTCCCCGACCGGCCCCCTGGCGGCCGTTGCCGGGGACGACGGGGCGTCCGTGCTCGCAGTGCTGCGCGAGTACACCAACGTGATCGAGGAGAGCGGCGGCGTACCCCGGCAGGCGAGCGTGCCCGGGAGCTGATCCGAGGCGCTTGCCCAATTGGGCAAGAACGATCTTGGGCAGTGGGGCGGCGAGGTGGCGGCGACACAAGCCGCTCCGCTCGCTCATCCTCCGCCCCGTGACCAGATACGGATTCGCCATCAAGGCTCTCCCCAAGGGCGCCAAGCCTTTCGGGCAGGAAGACGACAAGAACAAGGAGAACCCGGGGCTCGAGACATCCAGCCCCGGCGCCTCCGACAGCGACACCTCCCTGGACCCCGCGGACGAGCTGCCCGAGGACCCGACGGCGGCCCCGTTCGCGCCCGCCGACGACCCCGCGGCGCCCCCGGAGGACCCTGCAGCCTCCCCTGCCGCGGACGCTCCACCGGCGGGAGACGGCACCGGAGAGGAGCCGACGGACGCCCCGCCACAGCCGGAAGGTGACTCCCGCCCCTGGGCCGGAGACGAGTACAACGAGGGCGAGGAGACCGATCCCGACGGCCCCCTGTCGTGGTCTGCGTTCACCGGCGGCAACGGGGAACAGGCTTGGCTCGACAAAGCCCAGGACGGCACACTGACCGGATGGGTGCGGGACTCCACCGGCCAGGTGTGGCGCTACACCGACCCCGACGCGTGGGCGCTCGACGTCGACGGCGCCCACATGACGCAGACGCACCACAACGGCGAGGACAACGCCCAAGCGGCCGGGGACGGCACGCAGGGCGGACAGCCCCCGGACGACCGGGGCAAGCAGGACCTGATGTTCGCGGGCCAGTGAGGAGAGTCGAGTGAAGCTCAACCGGCAGGCGTTCCAGGACCTGCTCAACGAGGGCAAGGCCGCGTACGCGGCGGGAGACCCATCCGACTCGTGCCCGTACAACATGTACGGCGCAGACGTAGAGGAGCGGTTCGGGTACCGCTACTGGACCCGCGGATGGGTCATGGCCCGGTCTGAGGCCGAAGCCCAGGCTGCCCAGCCTGTAGGAGCCAGCGCAGGACAGTAAGGCCCTCCACTCGGCACGGTGCCCGGCGGCCCACTGTCCACCGCCGGAGGTTCCCCGCCGTGCCGAGCGCTGCTCCACCCACCAGATCCACCCGTCCCAGCACCACCCAGCGAGGCACCAGCCGGGCAATCTACGCCGTGACGGGCGTGGTCGACGAGGTCGATGACCTCATCCTGCCTGGTGCTTTCACCCGCACCCTGGCTTCACGGCCCGTCAAGTCCGTGTGGCATCACGGGTGGAAGGACCCTGTCGGCGTCGTCCTCGAGTGCGAGGAGTGGCTGCCCGGGGACGTCCGATTCAAGAGCGTGCCCGACTGGCCCCCCGAGGCCGGCGCGCTCGTCGCCACCGTGCTCTACAACCTGCGCACCCAGCAGGGCCGCGACGCCTACGAGCAGGTCAAGCAGTGGCATGAGCACAAGCAGGCCGCGTTCTCGATCGGCTTCCGCGTCCCTGAGTGGGGCGCCTCCACCCGCAACAAGATCCGTGTCATCCACGACATGGACCTGTTCGAGGTCTCGCCCGTTCTGCACGGCGCGCACCCGATGACCCGCTCCCTCGAGGTGAAGTCCGCCGCCGGTAGCGGCCACGACGGGCTCGAGTACAAGTCCACGCCCGGCCCCGTAGAGATCGACGTCGTCGCCTCCTCAAAGAGCGATGACGCCGTCAAGGTCGCGGGACTGGTCGTCAAGGCCGCCGACACGGGCCGCGTCCTGATGATCCAGCGCGCCCTCGACGACGAGGACCCGGCCGCGGGCACCTGGGAGTTCCCCGGCGGACATGGGGAGGACGACGAGGACCCGCTCCAGACTGCGATCCGCGAGTGGGGTGAGGAGACCGGCTCGACGCTCCCCGGCACCACCAGCGTCGTCGGGTCCTGGACAGCCCCGAACGGCATCTACCGGCTCTACGTGGCAGTCGTCCCGACCGAGGCGTCTGTACCGATCAACACCCCGCACGACGAACGCCGGATCGCCAATCCGGATGACCCGGTTGGCGACGCGACCGAGGTCACCGCCTGGTGGCCGATCACGGCTCTCCCCGATATGCCGCTCCTGCGGCAGGAGTGCCGCGAAACCCCGTGGGACCTCCTGGCCGGCGCTGCCCTGCCGAAGCCCTCCGGGCCGACCCTCGACCCCGTGAAGGTCGCGGCCGGGACCGTCGCTGCCCAGGACTTCGCCGACGGTGTGCTGTCCCGATACCGGGCCCTCGCCGCCGCCGAGAAGAAGTCCGCGCACGCCGCGGTGCAGGGCGCCCGTACCCGGCCGCACCTCGAGCACAAGTCCGCCCGCGTCATCGTCGCCGAGGCCAAGTCCGCCGGCGGCGCGGACCAGAACCGCGGGGACGCCGAGCAGTTGCGGCACTGGTACGTCCGCGGTGAGGGCGCAGCTCAAATCGGCTGGGGCACTCCCGGCGACTTCGACCGCTGCGTGTCCATCGCCGGACGCCACATGAGCCCGGAGAACGCCAAGGGCTACTGCAATCTCCGCCACAAGGACGCCCTGGGCATCTACCCCGCCACCCACGCGGCCGAGAGCAAGAGCGCTCGCCGCGCTGTCCTCGAAGCCAAAGCACGACTCAGCGCCAGCACTGGAGACCCCATGGACCCGATCCAGACCCTGCCCCAGTCGTTCGAGCAGATCCGCGACCGCCTCGGCCAGGCCGTCCGCATGCTGCTCGCTCCCGATGACGACACCTGGGCGTGCATCCACGGCACCTACCCGGACCACGTCATCGCCTCGGTGCACTCCGGCGAAGAGGGAGAGGAGCACTACCTGGTGCCGTACACCCTCGACGGCGACGACGTGGACCTGGGCACGCCGAAGCCGGTCACGCTGGCCACCGTCGTTGTCTCCGACGAGGACGACGACGAGCCGCGCGAGGCCGACGAGGACGAGGAGGCCGAAGCCCGCGTCGTTCAGCCCACGGTCGACGCGCTCAGCGACGCGACCGCGCGGATCAGCACCACCACCGCGGGCCCGAAGCAGCTCGAGGATGTCCGCGACAAGGTCCGTGACCTGATCGCCGCCCTGTCGGCGAAGGGACTCGACGTCGCCGACGCACAGCCCGCACGCCGCGGGCCGGCGGCCGCAGCGTCGGGGCTGGACCTGTGGGACGAGGACGACGAGGAGACGCCCGACGACACCGGGGACGGCGATCCCGAAGGCGACGGAGGAGACCCCGCGGGCGACCAGGACGACCCGACCCTCAAGCCGAAGGACGACGACGCCGTCCGCCTGGACCCCGACGAGGTGAGGGCCGCACTCGCCGCACTGCGGAGCTGAGTTGCACCCTCGCGACCACTCCACCCCCACGGCCCCGCTCCACTGCAGTTAACAAAACCGCAGGTCAAACCCCATGCGCTGCCCGCTCTTGACGTCTCGAGCGGGCAGCGCGCGACGTTAACCCCCCTCTCCCACTTTCATCACGCCTCGCGTTGAGGCGTCCCGGTGCTGGCCGGGCGAACGGCGCACGTCAACCGCCACCCCAGCATCAGGGAGAGCCCCGCAATGCCCACCAGCCGTATTCAGGAGCTGCAGAAGGCGCTCGAGCTCAAGAGCAACGAGGCCGAGCGCATCAGCCAGACTTTCAAGGTCGAGGACGGCGGCCAGTTCATCGTCTCCAGCGAGCAGGCCAAGGCCTTCCGCAAGGTCTCCGGCGAGGCGCAGGAGATCAAGGCGCTCATCGACGCCGAGCAGGGTCTGACCGAGATCAAGCAGTACCTCGACGCCCCGGACGCCCCGCCGGCCGCGGCCGCCCACTACGCCCAGCGCCACACGGGTGTCGAGGAGAAGTCCCTCGGCGACCTGTTCGTCGAGTCCGGCTCCTACCAGCGCGCCAACCAGGCCGAGTTCCGTGACAAGCCGTACATCCGCGCCGACATCGAGGGGAAGTCGATCTTTTCCCTGTCCGCGGGCACCGTGTCCCACCAGGTCCTCGGCTCCGCGCAGAACCTCGGCATCGCCGAGCGCCCGTTCCGCAAGTTCCACGTGCGGGACCTGTTCCCCAAGTCGACCACCAAGAACCCCGTCCTGTACGGCGCGCGTGAGACCGGCTGGACGAACTCCGCCCGCCAGGTCAAGGAGCGGTACGCCGCGGACGGTGTCTCGCCGGCGACCGGCGCGGACACCGACACCTGGGGTCGGGCCCCGCGTTCCAAGCTGACCCTGACGCCGGTGATGTACCCGGTCGCAGAGGTCGCGCACCTCCTGGACGCGCACAAGAACATCCTCAGCGACGAGCCGCGTCTGAAGACGTTCATCAACACCAGGATGGTGGAGGGGGTCAAGTACGCGGAGGACTGGGACCTCTTGCACAGCGTCGGCGACGGCCAGTCCCTCACCGGCATCTACAACACCCCCGGCGTCCAGCAGTACACCGGCCTCGCGGCCGACCAGTACTCCGTCCAGATCCGCCGCGCCATCACCAAGGCGCTGCTGGCCGAGTACGACCCGACCGGCATCGTCCTGTCCCCGACGATGTGGGAGCGCGTCGAGGTCGAGGAGGACAAGAACGGCGCCTTCCGCGTCGCCATCGCCGTCGCCATCGGTGCCGAAAAGAAGGTGTGGAGGCTGAACGTCGTCGAGACGACCGCGATGGCCGACAGCGACTTCCTGATCGGTGCCTTCGGTCTCGGCGCGCAGCTCCACGACCGCGAGAACGTGTCCGTGACCGTCTCCTCGGAGAACGCGGACAACTACGAGAAGGGCCTGATCACCTTCCGTGCCGACGAGCGCCTGGCGCTCGAGGTCCCGCGGCCGGAGTCGTTCGTCATCGGCTCCTGGACCCAGCCGACCGGCTGATCCACGCCGCAGTGAGGGGGTGCACCCGGGTATGGGTGCGCCCCCTCCCCCGTACCACCGACACGACGACGGAGGACCCTGGTGATCGAGAAGCAACTCACTGGACTCGCGGCAGATTTGGACGCGCTCACCAGCGCCCCGGCCGCTCACCGGGGGCCGCGGTGCCATATCGGGCTTCTTCTGGAGGGCGTGGACGCCGACGTGGCCGAGTCGCTGCGCGCCGTCCTGGAGACCACCGTGTCCGCCACGGTCATCGCTGAAGCCCTCGGCCGGCACGGCAACCAGGTCACGGCCTGGACGGTCAACAGGCATCGCAGACGCGGAACCCCTAACGGATGCAGGTGCCCCCGATGAGCCTGAGCACGGAACTGCAGGCGCTCCTCGAGCCGGCCGCCCCGCAGCAGAGCCAGCCCGCCCAGTCGCAGCGGCCGCCGCAGGGCGCGCCCCGCGGCTGGGAGTCCGGGGTGCGATACGAGCCGGGCGGCACGATGGTCGTCACGGCCCCGCCCGCCGACAGCCCTCCCGCCGGAGAGGCCGACTGGCGCGAGCGCGTCGAGGAGATGGGTCTCGCCATCCCCGAGGGCTTCCGTGTCCGCCTGGTCGAGGCCAAGCACGACCCCGCCGCCTGGCACCGCGACGCCCAGGGCGACGACGCCGTCACCCGCGCGGTGTGGCGCTGCCGGTACGTCATCGAACCCGCGGCGCCCGCATGGATGTCCGCTGGCGACGTCGACGCCCTGGTCCGCGACGCGATGCGCCGCCGCCGCAAGGCGCGTCCGGCCATCGACACCGCGGAGCGCGCCCTGGTCGTGGTGTACGCCGACGCCCAGGCCGGGAAGGTGGGCCGGGACGGAGGCACACCGGAGCTCATCGCCCGGATCGCTGAGCGGTTCGACCGACTCGACGACCACGTCCGGGACTTGAAGGCCGTGGGGCGCGGCCCGTCCGTCGCCTACTGGGCCGACGCCGGAGACTGCGTCGAAGGATTCGAGAACACCACGCAGCAGGCGTTCACTAACGACCTGACCTTGACCGAGATGGTCCGCGTCCACCGGCGCGTGACCTTCGAGGGCCTGGACCGTCTCGCCGGGAAGTTCGGCCGTGTCGTCGCCGCGACGTGCGGCAGCAACCACGCCCGGGTGCGCCGCGGGAAGGACGCCGTGGGCCCGCCGGTCGACGACTGGGGCATTGAGGTCATGTCACAGGTGGCCGACGCCTACGCCCGCAACGAGGACGCGTACGGGCACGTGTCGTTCGTGATGCCGGAGCGGTGGCGGGACACCGTGAGCCTGGACGTCGCCGGGAAGATCGTGGGCCTGTCCCACGGCCATCAGTACCCGCGGCCGGAGAAGGCCGGCGACTGGTGGCGCGGGCAGACCTTCGGGCGGCAGCCCGTCGCGGACGCCGACATCCTGATCACGGGGCATTACCACCACTTCCGCACCCAGCAGATGGGCAACGGCAGGCTCTGGATTCAGGCCCCGACCCTCGACAACGGTTCCGACTGGTACGCGGTCCGCTCCGGCGAGGTCTCCACGTCTGGCCTGCTCGTGTTCAGCGTCGGCCCCGAGGGCTGGGACGACCTTCGCATCTTGTGAAGAAGACGTAAGGGAGACCGGAAGTTCACCGTCCGCGGATGACTTCCACACGACGGTGGCTCCTGACCACCTACAAGGGCACCGGCTACGCCGACACCTACAAGTGGACCCTGCCTGCCTGGGCAGGGACCCTCCCCGACGGCCGCAACTACAACACCTGTCCTGGCGCCTCTGTCTGCGCCCCCCTCTGCTACGCCCGTACGGGCACCTACCAGTTCCGCACCGTCAAGGCGGCCCACGAGGCGAACCTGGTGATGGTCCTGGACGACTTGCCCGGCTGGGAGGCGGCGATGACCGCCGAGCTCCAGCACAAGCGCTACCGGGGCGGGAAGTTTGTCCGCTGCCACGACGCCGGCGACTTCTTCAGCCCGGAGTACACCGCCGCTTGGATGCGTGTGATGCGCTCCGCGCCCGACGTCACGTTCTACGCGTACACCAAGAGCGTCAGCCTCTTTCGCGAGTGCGTGGAACCGGACCCGCCCGCGAACTTCAAGTGGGTGTACTCACTCGGCGGCCGAGAAGACCACTTGATCGACCTCGAGACCGAGAGGCACGTCGACGTCTTCCCCGACGAGGAAGCCGTCGAAGTCGCCGGCTACACCTCCCGAGGCGACCTAGGGGACCTGGTCTCGATCCTCGGCCCGCAGAAGGTGGGACTGCCCGCCAACAACATCCGCCACCTCAAGACCAAGCAGGCCGGCAAGCGGTTCAGCGAGCTCGAGCGTGAGCGGAAGGCGCAGCGCCGCGGGCCCGGCAAGCAGTTCCGCGGCGGACGGCCGTAGCGGCAGGACCAAGATCGTTCTTGCCCAATTGGGCAAGCGCCACCCGGCACCGGATCCGTGCCGGACGGCATCAAGATCGTTCTTGCCCAATTGGGCAAGTGCCCCACCCGGCAGGGCGCGACCGTAACCGTCCGGGTGGGGCACGGTTCCCGCGCCCAACACAGACACGAGAGAGGGGCGTGGAGCATGGGGCTCTACAAGACGGACGGAACCCGGATCACGAAGGCGGCGTTCCCTTCCACCACTGCAGGCATCACCGACCCCGAGGTGATCGTCACGCAGGACGTATACGCCACCCGTCACAGCGACGAGGGCAGCTACTACACCGGCACCAGCAACGACACGAAGCCCGAAGGGTCCGTCAAGACCCTCGCCTTCAAGGCCGGGCAGCTCGTGCGACAGTCGGCGATCAATGCCCTGTACCCCCCGGCGGTGATCGACAGCATCAGCCCGGCAACCGGCGGTGTCGCCGGAGGCACGGTCGTGACCATCACTGGCAAGAACCTGGACGGCGTCACCTCGGTGACCTTCAACGGAGTCGCGGGCACCGCCCTGAACGTCGTCTCCGCCACGAAGCTGACCGTCACCACGCCGGCCGTTACGGCAGGCGTGAGGGACGTCGTCCTGGTCGACGACGCGGGCAACACGACCAAGACCGGCGGGTTCACCTACGCCTGACCCGCACGACAAGGGGCGGCTTCCTACACAGGGGGCCGCCCCTTGGCGTAGGGCGCGACACAAGCTGTACCCGGAGTGCAGGGTGCGCGCCGTCCGGACCGAACCCCCGAGAGGGAGCCACTCATGGCAGGCACCACCGCCCGCACCCGCAAGACCACGGCCAAGACCACCGAGGCCGCCCCCGCACAGGAGACCACCGCCGAGGCTGCTCCCGCGCAGGAGACCGCACCCGCCGAGACCACCACCGCGGCCCCCGCCGAGGAGACGACCACCGCGGCCCCCGCCGAGGAGACGTCGCCCGCGGTCGAAGACACCCCGGCCGCCGACAGCACCCCGAAGGCGCCCGAGGCCGCTCCGCTCGAACCGCCGGCCGTCCAGGAAGCCCCGGAGGCCCCGGCAGAGCCCGGCTACGCCAGCCCCACCGACGTCATCCCCGACGAGGCCAACCTGTCCGATGTGATCATCGACGACGCCACCAAGGAGCCCCCGGCCGACCCCGGCAGCGTGTTCCGGCCGCTCACCCCGTACGGCTCCACCCTCGTGTGCACCGTGCGCCTGGTCGAGCGGACGTACATCGGGCCGCACTCCAACCCCATCGAGCGTCTCCTGCAGCCCGCGGGCGCGCACGTCGCCGAGGGCATCGCCGCGCGGATCCAGGAACGCCTCGACGCCCAGGCCGAGCGGCTCGCCGCCCACAGCAGCGAGAAGTAAGGGGGTGCGGGGTGGTCTTCGACTATGAACCCATGTACGGCGGGGCGCAGTACGACCCCGAACCGGCCGGCGGAGCTGTCAGCCGCCTGGATCTGTACGGCACGGCCGATCGGAGCGGGCCGGTAGTCGCCGCGGCGACGACGGTCACCCGGCTCCGCGCCGGGGTGTACCGGTTCGACCTGCCCGAGGTGCCGCCCGGCCGCTACTGGGGGATGGTCACCTTCACCCCGAACGACGGGGCCCAGCCGGTCAAGGACACGAGTCCGCGCCTGGACCTGCCCATGGGCATGGGCCTCGTCACCTCCCCCGAGGCCGTCGCCGACCAACTCGGTGTCCCCCTCCCCATCACGCCGGAGCAGCGCGGCGCCCTGGAGACCGCTATCCGCAACGCGCAGGCCGACGTGGTGAGCCACATCAACCGGCCCATCGTGCCGCGGGCGCTCACCCTGCGCGCCGTGACGCCGTTCTACACCGGCCGTCTCGACGACGCCGACACCTGGCCCCTGCCCGAGCAGGACGACAACGTCGTGGTGAGCGCCTACCGGGCCAACTCGGATGGCACATACGACGTCGACTTCCTGATCGGCCTCAACGGGGCCCGCGAGGAGACGATCGTTCGCTACGTCACCGCGGCGGCCGCGGAGTCCGAGCGGCAGCGCCCCGGCGGGGTCGGAGCCACCGGCCGCCGAGTGACCTCCGTGAGCGCCGAGGGACAGTCCATCTCCTACGAGAGCGCACCCACCGAGGGACAGGCCGGAGCGGCGCCCACGCTGGCCTCCCTGAACCGGCTGCGCCGCAGCCTCTACCAGCCTCTCAACCGTCCGGCCCGCCCACCGTGGCCGTACTCCACGTACCGCGGCCGCGGTCGCTGATCCACGAAAGGAGCGTCCCCGATGGGCGACCTCTACCAGTCCTACGGCGAGCTGACCGGCGGCCAGATCGAGGGCATCGACTACCAACGCACCTGGCGCACGTCCGACGTGTCCACGCTGCTGCACCTGGCCATCCACGGGGGCGGCATAGAGACCGGCACCACCGAACTCGCCGATGCGGCCGCGGCCGACATCCACGACTTCTACACCCTGGACGCCTTCAAGGCCGCCGGCACGAACACCGACCTGCACATCACGTCGACCCGGTACGACGAACCGCAGGCCCTCGCCATGGCGGCCGCCGCCACGCACATCGTGTCCTGGCACGGCGCCTCGGGAGCTACGGCCTTCACCTACCTGGGCGGCCGCGACTCCAACCTCCGCGACCAGATCGGCCAGTGCCTCCGCGATGCGGGGTTCACGGTGCAGCTCGCCACGGAGGAGCTGAACGGCAACGACCCGACGAACATCTGCAACAAGAACCGGCGGAGCATGGGCGTCCAGCTCGAGCTGAGCACCACCCAACGCGCCGCGTTCTTCACCGGCGGCGACATGTCCCGGGGCAACCGCAAGAACACCACGGCGGTGTTCACCTCGTACGTCGCCGCGGTGAAGCTGGGCATCTCCAAGGCCCTCGTCACGGCCGGGGCAGGCTGACCATGGCTGTCGTCCTCCCGAACGCCGTACTGACCGTGTACGCCCTCGCCCACCCATGGGCGCGGGACGCCAACGGGGTGCCCGTCCCCCCGAACCCGAACCAGAAGCCGGCCCCGCGCGGCACCTGGCCCGGGTCGGTCCTGCAGCAGGACGACGGCTCATGGACGGTGCGCCTCGACCCGCAGGCGTGGCCAGTGAAGGACGGCGACACCATCAGCGACGAGACGGGCCGCTCCTGGACGCTGACCGGCACGCCCCGCAACCACGCGGTACCCGGCTGCCCTGACGTCGACTACGTCCAGGCCGCCGCCACCCTCAACCCGCCCGAGGTGCTGTGATGGCGGACGCGAAGTTCACGCCGAACCAGGGTCTCGAGGAGGCCCTGGCCCGGATGCTCGCCCCGTACGTGCAGCGCATCGCGCACCAGGTCGAGATCGAGGCAAAGCGCCTGGCCCCGCCAACCAAGCGGTGGGTGACCGTCGGCGACGACAAGGTCCGCCCCACCCACGTCGCGGCCCAGGGCCAGGAGGTCCCCGGGAACCTGCGCTTCACGATCAACTCCATGCGCTGGGACATGGAACACCGCGGAGTCGGGCCCAGCACGTACATGCTCGAGCCCCGCGACGAGAGCTCCCGGGCCGTGGCCAACATCAAGAACTGCCGCTGCACCACGCACAAGGACCCGCAGGGCATCGCCCGGCACATCAACACCGGCCAGCCGGTCGTGGCCGGGAAGAAGGTCACCGTCACCGTGTCCGTGCAGGCCCCCCACGTCGTCGAGGCCGAGGTGGGCACCGTGTACCCGGGCAACCTCCGCGCGGACGGCGCGCACTTCATGTCCCGCGCGGCCGCGATCGTCGCCGCCCGCCGCTGACCGCGCGACACAAGCCGGCCGGGCGCCCACAGTGCCCGGCATGGCTACGAACCCCACCACCAGGAAGCCCGCCGCCGAGGCGGAGGACAACACCGAGCCGGTCGCCGAGACCGCCGAGGCCCGCCCGGAGCGCGCCCGCCGCACACCCGACGTCGTCGGCCCGCCCCTTGGCGACGGCGAAAAGCCGGTCACCGTCACCCTGTCCCACCACCTGCGGATCAACGGCACCGACCATCTGCCGGGCGTCGAGATCCGCGTGTCCCCCGACTACGCCCGCGGCCTGCGCGGTCAGGGCTACGTCGCCCGCACCTGATGACCGAGCCGACCCTCGCCGACGCCGACCCGGTCTCCGTGCTCCTGGCGTGGCTGCAGCAGAGCGACGAGGTCGCCGACGCACTCGGCGGCCCCAATCGCGTGTCCGGCATCGCCGAGGCGCCATGGCCGCACCTGGTCATCGACCACGGCGCCGGCGGAGACCTGCGTGACCTGAACTGGGCCATCGCACCGGAGGTGACGCTCGAGGTGCACGGGGACCCGGGCGGCTGGCCGGGGAAGGCCGAACTGCGGAAGATCCTCATGCGCTGCGCCACGGCCGCCAAGGGCGTCGTCGAGGCGCCGCACACGCCCGGCCAACCCGTCATCAACGGGGTGAAGCCCTCCGGTCTCCTGGTCTGGTCGCCGCTCGTCAACGGCCAACCCAGGTGGCTGATGAACCTCTCAGTGACCCTGCACCCGTGACGACGCGACGTTAACCACTCCCGCTCTCCAAGGTGTCCGCGCCCTGACACCGGACACCTTGGAGAGCCCCGTCATGAGTGGCGAGACGATCAACAACAACGAAATCGTTGTCCCCAGCATCACCCGCGTCTACCTGGGGCCCGTCGGTACGACTGCGCCCGCCGACGCAACCGTGGCGATGCCCGCCGCTCTGCGGAGCGTCGGCCTCACTACCGAGGACTCGCTCAAGTTCAACTCCGAACCGAACTTCGAGCAGGTCAAGTCCGCCCAGTCCTCGTACCCGACCCGCACGTTCCAGACCTCCGATGCGGCGACCATCGAGGTCGACCTGCAGCAGTGGTCCGGCGAGAACTTCAAGGCCGTGTACGGCGGCGGCGACATCGCCGAGATCACGCCCGCCGGCGGCACCGGCACCCCCAAGCACTACAAGTTCACGCCGCCGCGGATCGGCTCCCGGACCGAGGTGATGGCTGTGGTCGAGGTCATCGACGGCGGCAAGCACTACCGGTACATCATCCCCCGCTGCATGCAGATGGAAGGCGTCGCCTCCGACCTCGCGAAGACCAAGGAGGCCGTGCTCCCGTTGCGCCTGGCCGTCCAGGGCGGCGACGACCTGGATGCCTTCTACGTCCTCACCGACGACCCCGCGTTCGGCCCCGCGGCGTGACCTCTCGCGGCAGCGCGCGACACAAGCCCCACCGGCTTGGCACTGTCCGCGCGCTGCCGCACCCCGGCAACCCAGCTACTCAAGAAGAGGTCACCCACATGTCGTTCGTCATCGACCTGGACGCCGAGCGCCGCGAAGTCCAGTACCCCGACGGCATCCCCGTGAAGTTCGGCGGGGAACAGTTCATCTTCCCGGCAGAGCTGCCAGCGGAAGCTCTCGACCCGATCCTGTCCGACGAGCTGGACCTGGTCGGCCTCCTGGGCGACGTCCTCGAATCCTCCGACGGCGACGCCGGAATCAAGGAGATCGTCAACGCCCTCTTCCGGCGCCCGTCCCTGCCGCGGAAGTTCCTCGCCGCGATCCGCGAGACCTACACGATCCTCCTCGGCGACCAGCACGAGGACTTCCTCCGACAGCGCCCGTACATCGGCGACTACGTCCGCCTGACGACCGGTCTCACCAAGGTCTACGGGGTGGAACTGGGAAAGCTCTTTCGGTCTGCCGACTCCTCCGAGAACGCTTCGGAGACGTCGAGTCAGACCTTTCCCGATACCACCGAGTCGACGCCCGACGAGTCTGGCTCCGCCCCGGACAGCCCGAATTCATCGGCCTCCGACGGCTGATCTCCCTCGTCGACGGTCTGCCCGACGACTCCCAGGTCCGCTCTGTCCCCTTCGGAGGCTGGAACCGGTACCTCGAGCTCTTGGCGCTGATCGTCGAGGAGATCGGGCTCCTTGCCGCAGACAAGCGGCGCGAAGAGCCCACCAGCATCGTTCGCCCGCCGCGCTCCGGCACTGCGACGCGCAGCAGCTCCGGCACCACGCCCCAGCCGCCGCAGCCCGCCCCGGAACCGCCGGCGTCCCGCATGACCGGCCACAGACAGATGCTCATGGCGGCCATGCAGAGAGGAATGGTCCGTAGTGGGTGAGGGCCTGCAGGCCGGTCGCCTCGACGTGCCGGTCGTCGCCGACCTTTCGGGGTTCGCGGCAAAGCTGCGCGCGGAAGTCGAGTCGGCCGCCGAAGGCCTGGCCGCGAAGATCAAGGTCGAGATCGACTCCAAGGGCCTACGGCGACGGCTCAAGGACGTGGTCAAGGAGGCGTCCAAGGGCGTCACCGCGAAGATCCGCGTAGAGATCGACGAAGACCGGTTCCGTGCCTCCCTGGACGGCATCCGCCGCCGCATCGACGACTCCGGCCTGAACCTTCCCGTCAGGCCGGACGGCGACGGCGACGGCTCGAACCGCGGCGGTCTACTCGCCGGGCTGCGGAACCTGATCACTGGCGCCCAGGGCGAAGCCGACCGGAACCCCGTCAACGTTCCGGTCAACATGCGGATGCCGGGGCGCGGCCGCGGCTCCCTGCGCATGCTCGGCATCGGCTCCCTCATCTCCCTGCTCGAGCCCGCGGTCGCCCTGATCGGCCAGTACGGCGCCGGCCTGACAGCCCTCGTGTCCGCGGCCGCGCCCGCGGTCGGTGTCCTGGGAGCGATACCCGGGCTGATCGCCGCGGCAGGCACCGCAGCTATCGGCACGAAGGTCGCGTTCTCCGGCTTCGGCGACGCGCTCAAGGAGACGCTGAAGATTCAGCAGCAGCAGGCCGCCGGGACCAAGGTCACCAAGGCCGAGCAGCAGAAGCTCGACCAGGCCCTCGGCAAGCTGTCGAAGTCGGCGCGGGAGACCGTCACCACGGTCGCGAGCCTGTCCGGTGCCTGGCGGGACATGAAGAAGTCCGTCCAAGAACGCTTCTTCTCCAAGATCGCCGACGAGGTCAAGCCCCTGTCGGAATCGGTCCTCCCTCTCTTCAAGAAGACCCTCGGCGACAGCGCCTCTCAGATGGGCAACCTCGCCAAGCGGGGCGCCCAGTTCATGCAGACCGGCGTCTTCCGCAGGGACTTCAAGACGATCGCGGGCACCAACTCCCGCGTCGTCGGCAACCTGACCGATGGCCTGGCCAACATGGGCCACGCCACCATGGACTTCCTGGTGGCTTCCGGACCGTTCGTCGAGCGGGTCGGTCAGGCCGGCGAGAAGTTCACCCAGTGGGTCCGGGCCTCCGTGAAGGCGGGCCGGGAAACCGGCAGCCTCGCCAAGTTCTTGGACCACGCCGGGGACAAGGCCGCGCAGCTCGGCAGGACCACCGGCAACCTCATCAAGGGACTCGGCGGGGTCGGCAAGGCCGCGATGGACAGCGGTAACGCCCTGCTCGACGGCCTCGAGGGCAGCATGCTGCGCTTCACGCGCTGGGCCAACTCCGGCGTGGGCCAGAAGGCCATGCAAAATTTCTTCAGCGACGCGGCCCCTGCGTTCCACGAGGTCAACCTCCTTTTCGGGGACCTCATGCGCGGGCTCGGCCGGTCCATGAAGGACGGCGGGATCACCGACCTCGTACGGCAGATCCGCACGGAACTGATGCCCGCCCTCGGTTCGTTCTTCAACGCCATCGGCCACAGCGTCGGGCCAGCGGTCATCTCCGTGATCTCGAACCTCGCCACGGCGATCGGGAACGTCTCGGCGGCGGGAAGCGGGCTCGCTGTACTGCTCGTGACCTTCAACGGGCTGCTGCAGATTTTCAACGGGGTCATGCGCGTGATCCCCGGGGCGAACACGGCACTTGCTGTGTTCCTGGGCACGATGCTCGCCCTCAAGGTGGTCAGCGGCGTCGCCACGATGCTGCGCGGCTTCGGCACCTCCGTCACCGCCGCGGGCACCTCCGTGCGCACGCTCGGCACCACCATGCGGGGCACGATGGGCGCTGGCGTCCTCGGCCCGCAGATCACCATGTGGCAGCGGATGGGGCTCGCCTACCAGGGCGCCGCCTCGCAGGGTGGCCGCCTCACCGGGACGCTGCGCGGGATCGGCGCGGCCAACCGTGTCGCCTCCCGGGCCCTCGGCGGCATCACGTCCGCTCTCGGCGGCCCGCTCGGCATCGCCATCGCTGGCGTCACGATCGGTCTCGGCTTGCTCGCCTCCAAGCAGGAGGCCGCAGCCCGCGCCGCGGCCGCGCACGAGGAGCGCGTCAACTCCCTCGCGCAGGCCCTGGCGGACTCCAACGGCCAGATCGACGCCAACGTTCGCGCCCAGGCCGCGCAGTACCTCCAGGAAATCAAGCTCTCCGATGGCAAGGGCAAGCTCGTCGACGTCATGCGGGACGCCGGCGTGAACCTCAAGTCGGTCACGGACGCCTACCTGCAGCAGGGCGGCTCAATCGACGGGCTGCAGAAGAAGCTGACCGGGCTCGCCGATGCCACCAAGCACTACGTGAACTACGCCGGTGACAAGGCGTCCAAGCTCGAGTACACGCCGCAGGGCGAGAAGTACAAGGCCGCGGCCGACGCCCTCGGGGCGATGAGTGGCGAGCTGGACAAGTCACGGAAGAAGCAGAAGGAACTAGACCAGGCGGTCAACGGCTCGGCTACTACCGGCACGACGTCGTACGACCGTCTGAATTCCGCCGTCCAGGGCTTCACCGACAAGACCAAGAGCGCGGACGAGCGAGTCGACGCCCTCAAGCGCGCTCTCAACGAGCTGCAGGGCAACACCCAGTCGTTCCACGACGCCGAGACCCAGCTCAACGCCGTGATGCTCCAGATCGACGACACGATGAAGGAGAACATCGACCACGCCGACGGCTGGGGCAAGAAGCTCGTCGACAACGACGGGTTGGTCAACACCGCGTCCAAGAACGGGCAGACCCTCAACTCGCAGCTCACGGACCTGCGAGACGGCATGCTCGGCGTGGCTACCCGGGCGCAGGAAGCCGCGGAGCAGGGCCTCATGCCCATGTCCGAAGCAATGAGCAAGAGCCAGAAGGCGATGGAGCAGGCCCGCGCGAAGGCCATTCAACTCGCCACGGACATGGGCATCCCCAAGGAGCAGGCCAAGGCGCTTGCCGATCAGATGGGGTTCATCCCGGACACCGTCACCACCCTGATCACGGCCCAGGGCATCCCGGAGGCGACCGCGGAGTTCCTGAGCCTGCGCAGCACCCTGGAGAAGATCCCCGCAGGCAAGGGCGTCCAGATCAAGGCGCCCACGTTTGAGGCCCGCACTCAGATCGAAGCCCTCGGCTTCAAGGTGCAGCGCATCCCCGGCAGCAAGAACATCGTGGTCACGGCCCCGACCAAGGGCGCGCGCATCAACATCGGCGCCCTCGCCGCGGACATCGCCAACGCCCCGGACAAGAAGAAGGTCACCGTCCAGGCGATTATCAAGCAGGCCGCCGGCGACCTGAAGAACGTCCAACAGAAGGTCGCGGGCCTGCCCAAGGGCAAGTCCATCGAGGTCAAGACACCCACGAAGACGGCCCAGGCCGCGCTCAAGGACCTCGGTTACAAGATCAAGACCGTCGACGGTTCGCACGGCAAGACCGTCAAGATCACCGCCCCGAACAAGACGCCCATCCAGCAGGTGCAGGCGATCCAGGGGAAGATCAACGGCCTTACCGGCAAGACCGTCCACGTCACCGTCAAGTACTCGACGCTGGGCAAGCCGTACGTCTCCCCGAAGGCAGACGGCGGGATCGTCCAATACGCCAACGGTGGCATCCGCCGCATGGCAGGCCGAGTGAAGGCCTTCGCGAACGGCGCGGAGCAGCACATCGCGCAGATCGCGCAGGCAGGCGAGATGCGCCTGTGGGCGGAGCCCGAGACCGGCGGGGAGGCCTACATCCCGCTGGCTCCGGGCAAGCGCCGCCGCTCCGAGGCGATCCTCGATCGGGTCGCAGAGATGTTCGGCGGCCGCGTCGTCTACTTCGCCAACGGCGCGATGCGCCAGTACGCACAGGGCGCCGTACGGACGCGCGCCTCCACCGTCCGGCAGCGAGCGGCGGCCGCGCAGGCGGCGGGAGCGCTCGTCGGCGGTGACCTCAACCTGAACATCGGTGCGGTCGCATCGACTGGAACCGCCCTGGAGGACGCCATGTTCGAGCTGCGCCGTATCCGACTCGGAGGGGGAGCCAATGCGTGACGGCGAATGGGTCCTCGGCTACTCCCCTTATGACAACTACCCGGGCGCGTCGCTGACGTTCGGCCGCGAGAGGTCCGGCATCTACTGCCTGAGCGAGCCGGACGTCACGTTCGCCGACATGGACCTTTCCGACGCGGCTTTGCCCGGCGAGGACGGTATCCGCATGGGCCGCGACTACCAGCGGAACGCCACGGTCACGTTCGAGCTGGGCGTCGACGGCGTAGGGGGACCGATTGACCGGCACTGGCCCATGCGCCCGTGGACGCGAGGGACCCGGGTCGGTGACTGGACCGACATCGAGGCGGTGCTCGCCGCCTACAACAAGAAGGACCAGGGGCCGCATCAGTGGGGACTCGACGGCCTGAACATGCTGCGGCAGGTGTGGCGGGCCGACTCCACCCGTGGGAAGGCCGGCCGCGTCGCCTGGCTCGTACACAGCTCCGGAGGGCGCACCCGCCAGATGTACGGGCGCCCGAGGAAGTTCGCTGTCTCCCATTCCCGGCTGAGCCGCCAGGGGTACACGCCCGTCGTCTGCGAGTTCGTCGCCGTCGACGATCGCTTCTACGAGCAGACAGAGAAAGAGGTCGAGCTCTACGACCACCTGTTCCTTGGACTGCCGCCGCGGCCCGGCCGAGTGTCGGGCGGCGGCTGGCTGTTCCAGTCGAAGAAGACCGCGTCATTCCAGCAGCGCGGCACGCTCAACACGTACCCGTACATCGAGATCCACGGGCCGTGTAAGAACCCGAAGGTCACGCTGACCCCGGAACTGTGGGCGGTGCAGCTCAACATGACGATCGGCGTCGACGAGCACGTCACCATCGACGCCCGCCCGTGGGCGCGGACGGTCACTCACTACAAGGGCTCGACGTCGAAGTCGGTGGCGGACAAGCTGACGCGGTCGAGTCCGCGGCTGTCGCAGATGTTCATCCCGCCCGGGTACTGGACGGCTTCGCTGGCCTACACGAAGTCGACGGTCCGCGCGTTCGAGGGGCCGCGGATCCGGATCGCCTATCGCGACGCGTACTCCTGGTGGTGAGCACGCGACAGTAGGCGCCGCGGCCGCCCACTCTCTCCTCTCCCTTATGGAGAAGGAGAACGGCATGACGTGGGACGGCATCCCCTGGTTCGTCGAGGGCACCGCAGCGTCCGAGGAGACGATGCGCCTGATCGTCGAGGCGGCCGTGTCTGGCGGAGAGGGCGTCATCGGCCCCGCTGACCTCCTGGTGACGGCGCTGGACGCCCCGGCCGGCGCGGTCCAGGTGGCACCGGGGGCCATAGTGGCGAAGCGCCGCGCGGCCGCGGGCGGCGGGAACCAGTCCTACGCGGCACGGATGCCCACGCTTGAGCAGGTGGACATCGAGCCGACTGCCGCCGACGGAGGCAGGTCGGATCTGATCATCGCCAGGGTGGAGGACCCCTACGGCGGGGAGACTTGGCCGGCGCCCGAAGACCCGACGGTCGGCCCGTACGTCTTCACCCGAGTCATCCCCGACGTGCCGCAAGGCACCACGAGCATCCTCGACATCGACCCCGACTCCACCGCCATCACCCTGGCCCGGGTCGACGTGCCAGCGGGGACGACCAACATCACCGCTGGCATGGTCACCAACCTGCGGCAAATCGCGCGGCCGCGGGCGCAGGCCTCGCGTCGGTACCTGCCCGGCGCCTGGTCGACCCCGGACGACGTCGGCCCCATCACCGACGGGTGGGAGATGTTCCCGCTCGGTGCGACGTGGACGGAGAAGGTGCCGGAGTGGGCGACGCACGTGGCCGTGCACGTGTCCATCACGGGCCTGCTCCACCCCGACGCGACGGAGGCCCGCGGCCAGGTACGGGTGTCCTTCGGCGAGCAGCACGGGGTGGGCATGCCGTACGGGGCCACCCAGGCGGGCCGGCTCGCCGTCCAGGCCGGGCACAAGTTCCTCCTCGACCCGGCCGACCGCGGGCAGATGCGGGACATCGACATCGAGGGCATCGGCACCGCGGGCTTCACCGGTGTGCTGCGCGCCGACGCGTACACGGTGCTGTCGCTCGAGGTGACCTACTCGCAAGAGCCGGTGAGTGCCTGATGGCCTGGCGGTACATCGCGATGCGCGCGGTGTCCGGCGATTTCCTCGACTGGGACGTCCCGTTCGTCGCCGACTCCCCGCCCAAGCGGGAGCTGAACGGGCCCGGCCAGATGACAGGGAAGATCGCACCGGAGTACATGCGGCTGATGGCCAAGCCCGACGGCCTGCCCGTCCTCGCCGAGTGGTCCACCGCTCTGTTCGCCGAGTTCGAGGGCCGTATCCGGTGGGGCGGACTGATCACGAACATCGCCTTCGAGGGCCAGGCGATGAAGGTCACGTGTGCTGGCTACACCGCCTACCCCAACGGCATCCCCTACCTCGGTTCCGTGATCCGCTCCGGCGCCAAGATCGCCCAGAAGTGGGCGTACGACGGGAAAGACAAGAACCACGACGGCTACATCGACGGCACCCACCCCAAGAAGAAGATGCCGAAGAAGCCCAAAGGCAAGGTCAGTACCCGGTGGGACGCGTACGACATCGTCCGAACCATCTGGGCCCACCTGCAGGACTACAAGATGGGCAAGCTGGGCGTCACCCTCGACAAGCACGACTCCGGTTACAAGCTCGGCGCCTCGAGCGGCGAGGACCCGTGGGAACTGCTGTGGTGGGACAGCCCCGACTGTGGCTCCACGATCACCGACGTGATGAACCTTGCGAAGGGCGATTTCCTCGAGCGGCATTACTGGGACGGCTCGAAGGAGAAGATCCTCCATCACATCGACCTGGGCACCAGGCGCCTCGGCAAGGCCCGCAACGACCTGCGATTTGCCCAGGGCGAGAACATCATCGAGATCGCGACCCCCAACTACCAGGGCGATTTTTTCGCGAACAACGTCTACGTGCTGGGGAAGGGGTCGGGGCAGAAGACGGCCCGGGTCCGTGTCGTCGTCGACGACAAGCGGCTGCGTCGCGCCCGGATCATCGCCCACAAGAGCACCGCGAACGCGAAGTCGCTGACCGAGTACGGCAAGAAGGAGCGGGCCAGGCACTCGGAACAGCTCACGATCCCGTCCATCGCGGTCCGCCACCACCCCAACGCCCCGCTCGGCTCGTGGGCGCTCGGCGACCGCATCCTCGTCCAGGTCGACATCCCGTGGGTGGGCGAACTCGCCATCTGGCACCGCGTCGTGTCCGAGGAGATCGACCCGGCCGCCGGCACCGCGGTCCTGTCGCTGACCCGCAGCGACTTCTACGGCTGACCAGGCCGCGACACTAACCCCTTCTCCCCTCCACTCTCCCGCCCTGCCCCGGATATCCCGGCGGCCGCGGAGAGATGGAGGGGAGGACGGGTGTCGTCCTTCAACCTGGACGAGCGGGAGAAGGCCAAGCAGTTCGCGTCCTACTTCAAGCAGCTCGAGGACCGCCTGGCCGCGCTCGAGCGCTCTAACCAGCTCAACAACGCGAGCATCGAGGGCGGCGCCCTCGACATCTACGACGAGGACGGCGCCCTCAAGGGCTCCGTCGGCGTGCAGGACGACGGCACGGTGGCCTTGGTCCCCCACCCGGAGAACACCGACCCGCCCCCCACACCGTCCGCGCCGACCGTCGATTCCGCCCTGGCGGGGCTGGACATCACATGGTCCGGCCAGTGGGCCAACTCCGAGACCGCGCCCAACGACTTCGCCCTGGTCCAGGTCCACGTCGGCACACCCGCCGACTTCACCCCGAACGCCGCCACCCAGGTCTCGCAGATCAACGACGTGACCGGCGGCAAGACGACTGTGCACATCGAGGGCTACGACCCGGTGTGGGTGCGCCTGGTCGCTGTGAACACCGCGGCGCTGGCGGGTGATCCGTCGGACGCGGTGCAGGGGCAGGCGAGGCAGGCCGTCGGCCAGGACCTGATCGACAACATCATCACTGACGTCAAGATCGCGAACGAGGCGATCACCGAGGCCAAGATCGCCTTGTCGGCTGTGACCAGCGACAAGATTGCGGCCGGCTCGGTGAACGAGCTGCTCCTGGCCGACGACGCGGTCACCGCGGCGAAGCTCGCGGCCGCTTCCGTGGGGACGGTCGCCCTCGCCGATGGCGCGGTGCTGGCGGCCAAGCTCGCCGACAACGCGGTCACGCAAGCCAAGGTGGCGGCGAACGCGGTTACGGAACTCGCCCTCGCGAACTCGGCGGTCACCTCGGCGAAGGTGGCCGTGGGTGCGATCGACTCCACGCGGATCGCGGACGCGGCCGTCACGGCGGTGAAGATCGGGCAGAACGCGGTCACCGCGGCGAAGCTGGCCGACGGCGCCGTGGGCGTGCTGGCCCTGGCGGATTCCGCGGTCACCTCGGCGAAGGTGGCCGTGGGTGCGATCGACTCCACGCGGATCGCGGACGCGGCCGTCACGGCAGTGAAGATCGGGCAGAACGCGGTCACCGCGGCGAAGCTGGCCGACGGCGCCGTGGGCGTACTGGCCCTGGCGGATTCCGCGGTCACCTCGGCCAAGGTCGCTGTCAACGCGATCGACTCCACGAAGATCACGGACGCTGCTGTGACAGCGGCAAAGATCGGCGCGGCCGCGGTCACCACAGGCAAACTCGCCGCCCAGGCCGTCACGCTCGCCAACCTGTCCGGGGCGCTCGCCGACGTCGCCTCCCAGCGGTGGGTCGACACGATGGGTGACCCGTCCACCTGGACGGTGGCCGCCCTCAGTACCGGCGGCGCCTTCGACTTCCTCACCGGCATCACCGACGCCCAGACCGGACAGACCGTCGGCCAGGCCACCGGATTCGCCCGGCTACGCGGCAACACCCTGATCCCGTACGACCCCGACGTCCTCTATCGCATCTCCGCCCGCGTCCGGATGCCGCAGGCCAGCACCTCCGACGCGGTCTATGTCGGCGTCCTCGGCATCGGCGCGGACGGCGTGACGCTGGTCAACCGCGACGGCTCCAACTCCGTGAACAGCCACTACTACCCGGCTGCGTCCGGGAAGGCCGTCGCGAACTCGGACGGCTGGGTCACGGTCGTCGGGTTCATGAAGGGCCGGGCCGCCTCTGGTGTCTCGGGCAGTGCCGGCCCGAACAACGACCCACGCTCCGCGGGCCTGGTGAACGCGGGCGTGCGGTTCATCAGCCCGTACATCTGGCTCAACTACAACCAGCAGTCCAGCGGGTCCTCGAAGATGCAGATGGACTACGTCGCGATCGAGGCCCTGAAAACCGGCGTGGTCGACACGATCAACCTGTCGTCCGGCGCGGTCACGGCCCCGGCCATCGCGACGGACGCTGTGATCGCCGGAAAGATCGCGGCCGACGCCATCACCGCGCGGGAACTTGCGGCGAACTCGGTCACGGCCGCGGAGCTCTCCGCCGGGTCGGTCACGGCGGCCGCCATCGCGGCGGGAACCATCACGGCCGGGCAGCTCGCCGCGAACTCCGTCACCGCGACGCAGATAGCCGCGGGCAGCGTGCAGACGGCGGCCCTGGCCGCCGACGCCGTGGCGGCCGGAAAGATCGCGGCCGACGCCATCACCGCGCGAGAGTTGGCCGCGAACTCGGTGACGGCCGCGGAGCTCTCCGCCGGGTCGGTCACGGCGGCCGCCATCGCGGCGGGAACCATCACGGCCGGGCAACTGGCCGCGAACTCCGTCACCGCGACGCAGATAGCCGCGGGGGCGGTGCAGGCTGGAGCCCTGGCCGCCGACGCCGTGGCGGCCGGCAAGGTGGCCGCGGACGCGATCACCGCGCGGGAGCTCGCCGCGGGGTCGGTCACGGCCTCCGAGATATCCGCCGGCTCCGTCACCGCCAACGCCATTGCCGCCGGATCGGTCACCACGGACAAGCTGACCGTCGTAGCGGGCTCCAACGTCCTCAACGATCCCAGTTTCGAGGGCGCCTACGCCGCCTCGGTGGCCGCAAAGTTCTCCTCGTACGTCGCCCAGGACCTCACGTTCGGCAACGGCTCGGCGGCCAGCCTGAAGTTCACGACGGACGGCACCGCAGCCTGGCGCGCGGCCGAGCTCGCACTCCTGACGATCCTCCCCGGGGACCAGCTCCACATCGGCGTCGACTACTACGCCTCGACGAACTGGGTCGGCGCTGGTGGCGAGATCAACATTCAGATCCGGTGGGAGTCCGAGGGCGGCACCATCCTGTCGTACAGCAAGACCGACAGCCGTACGACCGCGCCCACCCTCGGCGCGTGGACGCGACTGCAGGGCACCTACACCGCTCCCGCCACCGCTGTACGCGCCCGCATCCGTATCGAGACCGGCCTGGTCACGGCCGGCACCGTGTCGTTCGACAACGCTGTATGCCGCCCGATCGTCCCCGGGGTGCAGATCGCCGACGGTGCGATCACCACGCCCAAGATGGTCGCCGGGTCCATCCAGGGCGACCGGATCGCGGTCAACACCCTGAACGCCGACCGCATCGTGTCCGGCTCGATCACCACGAGCCAGCTCAACGTCACCACCGCGGCGAGCGTGCTGCAGAAGTTCTACGACGTCGGCGCGGACGCAGCGAAGTGGCGCACCAGCGGCTCGAGCACGACCACCACGACCACGCCCACGAACCTGACGTCGGTCCAGGTTGCCGACGCCCAGGCCGGCGGATCGGTCATGCGAGCGGTCGCCCAGGTCTCCGCGGCTTGGCGGCCGGACATGCTCATCCCGTTCGACCCGAACGTCCTCTATCGCATCTCCGCCGTCGTCCGGCAGACCGTCGCGGGCAGTGACACCGCGCAGCAGCGGTTCTACATGGGCGTGGCCGGCGTGGCAGCGGACGGCACCACCCTGGTCAACACCACCGGCGCCGCCTCCGCAGCCACGCAGCACTACGTCGCCGCCAGCTCCCAGAACCTCACCGCGGGCGGCGGATGGCAGCGCTTCACCGGCTACATCAAGGGCTACGCGGCGACTGGCGCCAACGGCACACAGGGCACTGCCCCCTCGCCCACCACGCCGGGAGTGCTGCACGCGAACGCCCGCTACATCTCGCCCCTGTTCTACGTGAACTACAGCGGCGGAACCGGCACCGCCGAGATCAGCTCCATCACGGTCGAAGTCATCGAGACCGGCGCGGTGCAGACCGTCAACATCGCCGATGGCGCCATCACGGCGAACAAGATCCTGGCCAACACCATCACGGCGGACAAGATCGTCGGCCTGTCCATCACGGGCGACAAGATCGCGGCGAACGCCATCACGACGGACAAGCTAGCGGCGCTGTCTGTCACCGCGGCGCAGCTCGCCGCGAACTCGGTCACAGCCACGGCCATTCAGGCGGGATCCATCGACGCCACCCACATCAAGGCCGGAGCGATCACCGCCGACCGGCTGTCCCTGGGCACCGACGGCAACCTCATCGCCGACCCCAGCTTCGAGGGGGCGATGTCCGACGCTCGGGTCGTCGGGACCACCTACTGGTCGATCGTCACCCCCGGCAACAACACCGCGCGAGCCCTGCAGGTCAACGCCGCCAACGGCACGGTTATCACCCGCTCCATGACCCTGGCCACGGTGCCGGGGATGCCCGGTCAAAAGCTGTGGCTGTCCCTCGACTACTTCGCCTCGACCGACTGGAACGGGCTCCGTATCAGCGTGTACGGGCAGTGGCTGGACGCCGTCGGCAACGTCCTCGACTACAGCACCATCACCACGGGCGACAACCTGGCAGTCAAGGGCGCGTGGACCACCATCAGCGGAGTGCCCGACACGGTGGCCCCTGCCGGTGCGACTCAGCTCCGCATTGCGTGCTCCACCGTCAACTCCAGCGTGGGCACGGTCCAGTACGACAACGCGTCCGCCCGGATCGTCCTCGCCTCCGGGTTCGCCGGGGCCCGCTCCGAGATCAGCCCCCGCGGTCTGCAGCTCTTCGACGACAACGGCGACGAGGCCGTCTCCCTGCTGACCGGCCAACCCAACTACCTGACCCTCAGCTCCGACGGACTGCCCGTCGCGACGATCGACCAGAACGGTGGGGCCTACTTCCAGAGCCTGGCCGTCGCCGACACCCTGACCGTGGGCGGCTCCGACTGGACTACTTTCCTCAACCAGTCGCCCCGTGGGATCCAAGCAATCAACTTCCAGACCAGCACTCGCACCGCGTCCGCCACAGAAATGGGGTTCGTGGAGCTGGTGGCCGACATCGACGCCACCCGGATGTACCGAATCGTGTTCGCGGCCCGCGCCAACCCCTCTGTGACTGGCGGCGAGCTGCAGCTACGCCTCCGCGACGGCGGCACCGCCGCGCCAACGATCACGAGCACCCAGCGGTACGTCTCCGTCCACCACATGGCCCTCGGCAACTCCTTCACCGCACGCATGGAGTACAACGTCGCGGGCAAGTCGCTCGGCGCCGGAACGCACCGATTCCTGCTGACCTTCACCAACGCGCTCGGCCCCAGCGGACAGACGTGCACTCTGTCCGGGGCGAGCGACAACCCCGGCTATCTGTATGTCGAGGACACCGGCCCGTACGTCCCCGCGACCGGTGGCTACAACGACGGTGGCGGCACGGTCGCACAGCCGCCCACGAAGTACACCAAGACCTATAGCGCCACCTGGTCCGGCTCGTACGCGAACCGCGGCTCGTACAACAGCTATTACGGAAACTCGTGCTACCAGGGCTACTACTCGTCGACGAACGGCACGCAGGCCAGCCTCATCGGCTTTTCCTCGGCACTCGGGACCGACCTGTCAGGCGCGACGATCGTCAAAGCCGAGGTGTACCTGTACTTCGATCACTGGTACGCCAACGCCGGCGGAAAGGCCGTCATCAAGGCCCACAGCTTCACCTCCCGACCGTCGACGTTCTCGAGTGATCCCGAGTCACAGACGATCTCCTGGGCCCGCAACGAAGGCAAATGGGTCGACATCACGGCCGTCTTCGACAGCACCAAGTGGCGCGGCATCGCGCTCGACCCGAACAGCACCTCGTCGACGTACTACGGCCGCGCCCGCGGCTATGGCCAGACCAACCCCCCGCAGCTCCGCGTCACCTACACCAAGTGAGGAAGCCGACCTATGCCCGCGCTACCGATGCCCCTGAACACGATGTGCGCTCTTGCCTGCGAGAAGTCTTTACTGCCACGCGTGCGCATGGCCATCGCGATCATCGCGCAGGAGGTTTTCGCCGAGTCCAAGGACACCCCCGGGTATCCGCTGCGCTGGAACTTGGCGAAGACGGTCCTGAGCCCGACCGAGGCACAAGCCGCGTCGATGATGGTCGGCCTGGTCGTCTACCCGGACTTGCTCGCCGCGGCCGCGGCCGCCGGAACGACTGATCCCGTGGCCATGGCCGCAGCGATTACCGACGAGCAGCTCCTGGCCGCGATCCGCGCGGGATGGAACGCGGTCTCCGGCGTCAGCCAGGCCTCGATCGCCGAGACCGTGCAGGCGACGACGTAAAGCCTTCCGGTGTTGCAGCGTTCGGGCTGCGGGGAGCCGCGGACCTTTCGGGGTCCCGGCTCCCGCGCACCCCAATCTGACGACCGATACCGAGGAGGCGCTCATGGAGTGGCTCACCTCTCTGGCGCCTGTCCTCGCCCCCCTGTCCGGCATGGTTGGCGTGCTGGGCGGGGCCTGGATGGTGTACCGCCAGACGAGACACAAGACCGACACGGACGCCCGCACCGCGGAAGCCAACACGGCAGTCACCGCTGTGACGACCGTGACGGAGGGCTTCACCAAACTGCTGGAGCAGCAGCGCGAGACCAACGCGAAGACCCTCGAGCGACTCACCACGGTCGAGGCCCGCGTCGAGCGCCTCGAGGAGGAACAACGGCAGTGGCGACGGTGGAAGGCCGCCGCGGTGGAGTACATCCACCAGCTCCGCGCCCTGGTCGGCCGGCTCCGCGAGAGTCCCGCTCCGGCCCCGCCGCGCGAGCTCGCCGAGGACCTGGGCGACAACGCGACGTAAGCCGTCGGCCGCGCGCACAGTCCGCCCGTCACGCATCCACGCATGAAGGGCAATCCCTTGTCTCCAGTACTCGAAGCACTCGCGAATGGCGGCCAGGTGGGCGCGGTACTGCCGCTGCTCACCGCGGTCGTACAGCGCCCCGCCTGGTCCGCTCGGTACAAGCAGGTCGTCGCGGTCGTGGCCGCGCTCGTCGCCGGCGTCGCGGCCGTAGCGGCAGACGGCGGCTGGGATCAGTTCCAGCACGGCAAGCTCACCCTGGCCACCTTCCTCGGCGTCCTGGCGGCCGCCCAGACGTCCTATGACCTGATCTGGAAGCCCAGCAAGATCGCCCCCGTGATCGAGGCTCTGACGACGCGGAAGGGGGCGCAGCAGGCCGAATAGGGACCATGGGGCCCGCCGGCCCTCCACCTGGCGGGTACCATCTGCAACGAGGTGGCCGTACTGCCGCCGCGAATACGCGTCTGAGACTCCGGTCAGGTCTATGGGCTGTGACACGCGTTGCTCGTAAGAGCAGGGTGTTCCTCTCGCCCGTGGTCGACCTGGCCATCATGGGGCCGACCAACCGGGTGCGCGCAGAGCGCTCGGGGCCGGGGAGTGGTTGCTCCTACGAAGATCCGGCACACGCTATTCGCGACCGTACGGTCACCTCACCTGTTTCAGCAGGACCACCAGGGCCCGAGAGCACGGGCCCCACCCGAAGCGGAGGAACACACGCCCATGAGCAACGCGCAGAACGTCGCCGCCGAGATCGGATACCTGTCCCGGATGGGCGACGACGCGTTCATGGACACCGCCGTTGCCTACGTCATGGGGGACACCGACCCGCGCGTCCCCCGGGCCATCCAGGGCGCGGCACTCGGATCGCCTCAGCTCGCACCCCGCACTCTCGACGCCCTCGAGACGGCCCTGCGCCGCGCACGGCAGTACAACCCTCTCCAGGAGGGCGAGACCAAGCGGCAGCAGCAGGCCCGCATCGCGCCGTGGCGGGCGAGGATCCAGGCCGCGACAGGCCCGCTCCAGGACGTCGTCGACGACCTGGCCCACGAGCACGCGAAGCAGTTGGCCGCTCTCGACGACGACTCGTTTACCGACCGGTTCACCGACTTCATCCTCGGCGAGCCCGCCCCCGCGCCGACTTCCCAGCGGATCGAGGCGCTCGGCTTCCGATCACACAGAGTGGCTAAGCGGGCGGCGGAAATCTGCCGCCTGATGAACGAGGACCCGGGCCAGTTCCTGCCCGAGCCCGCGCCGGACGAGAGCCGCACCGCGCGGCAGAAGCGGGTCGAGGAGTTCCGCCGGCGCGTGGAGGCCGAGGCCGCGTTCCTGCGGTACGGCGCCCAGTACGCGGAGGCGCGCCAGGGCCGGATGCCTAGCGAACCGAACCACCGGCTGCAGGCGCTCAAGCTCCTCGGCAAGGCCCACCCCCAGGAGCTGCTCGAGCTCCTCCGCCAGGTCCGCGGCGAGGCCCGCGCCACCAAGCAGGACGCGCGCCGCGATGCCAGGGACAGCCGGCGCGCGGCCCAGTCCGGCGCGCGCTGAGGCGCGCTCCCGGCCGACCGCTCCACTTTCAGGGCGCGCCCGATGGCGCGCCCTTCTCCATGTCCGGGCGCGCTTGGGAACCGCGCCGCGCGCGGGAACGGCGCGGTCCTCGGCGCGCGCCCGGCCGGTCGGCGCGCGGCGCGCCACCTTCCGCGCCGATAGGCGCGCGTCCTCGAGCAGCCCAGCGGCGCGCCTGATCGCGCGCCGTTCCAGAGCCCGCGCGGAGCTCTCCCGGGGCCGCGCTCGAGGGGCGCGCCACGGCCAGGCGCGCGGCGCGCCATCGGAAATGTGCAGGTCAGAGTGGCGCGCCCTGGCGCGCCTGCTGTGGCGCGCGTGCGCGCGGTGTCCATGGCGCGGGCGCGCGGCGCGGCCGGATCGGGCGCGCGCGCGATCGGAGGGTGGGCGCGCGGCGCGGCGCGGGCCTGGCGCGCGCGCACTGGATCGGCGCGCTTGGGCGCGCGCCTGATGGCGCGCCTGGATCGGCGCGCGGCGCGGTCGGGATAGCGCGCGCTCTTTCCCAGGGCGCGCCTGGGCGCGGGTGGATCGGCGCGCTTGGGGAACGGCGCGGGCGCGCCCACCGGCCGCGCCTGGAGGGAGGCGCGCCATTCCTGGGCGCGCGCTTCGGGGAGGCGCGGCGCGGCGCGCGGGCGCGCCTCGAGGTGATGTGACGTGACGAGAGAGGGGGAGCAGCGCGCACCGTAGAAGCGCGCCCGAGGGGGCCGGGCGCGCGTCACGTCACGTCACTTCACTGCCCGACGGGCGCGCCCTCGAAGTACGGCGCGAACCGCTTAGCGAGCTTCGGGTCGACCGGCGGAGCCTTCCGGTAGTAGGCGGCGAGCTCCGTCTCTCCTGCCGCCTCGAGGTACTCGACGAGTGCCGGGCGGTGGCCCAGCACGTAGTTCCGCAGCTCGGGCAGCTCCGGGTCTCCGAGCTCGGAGACCGGCCCCAGGTGCTCACCCTTAGTCAGCATCAAGAGCCGGGCCTGAACCTCCGCCTCCTCGTACAGGGCCTTGAATGCGAGCTCCTCGCCCCTGTTTCTCCGGGAGGCCGGGCGCGCGGCGGGGGCGGCCTGGGGCTCCTCGGCCTGGCTGGTCTCCTCCGGGGACTCGCCGGTCGGGGGCTCCTCGTCCTCCGGGTCCGGCGGCGGGGGCGCGGAGTCGTACTCGGCCGGCGGCTCCGGCTCCTCGTGGGCCTGGTGCTCGCGGGCCTCCTCCGGCTGGGGGTCCTGCGGGGCCGGGCCCGTGCTCGGTGCCTGCTGGGTCGGCTGGCTCCCCTGCCCGGCGGCGGCCGCCTCCGCCTCCTTCTTCTTGGCCCGCTCCTTGACTGCGGTCAGGGCGCGGGTGATCAGGGCGTCGGCGTTCATCTCCCCCCACAGCTTCGTGCGGGTGGGAATCCGCTCGAGGGTCCGCTTGCCCCACGTCTCGCGGATGTCGACCAGGCACGCCTCCGGGTCGGTCTGGTCGTTGAGCGCCTTGTGTACGAGGCTGACGACCTCCTGCCCGGTGAGCTCGGGCGACTGGGGCGCCTGCTGCTGGGGCTGGGCTCCCTGCTGCTGGGGCTGGTTCTGGCGCTGCTGCTGGTTCTGGCGCTGCTGATTCCCGCGCTGCTGCTCCTGGCGCTGCTCCTGTGCCTGCTCGGCGAGGTACGCCTCCGGCCGGGCCTCGGTGACCTGCCGGGCCGGGGCAGCGTCTTCGAAGCCCATGCGGCGGAGCAGAGCGTCGATGCTGAAATTCTCGAACCGCTCGCTCTGGCCGGGCGTGACCTCCCAGTGCAGGGTGCGGACGCCAGTCAGGTACGCCTCCCCGAGGGCGTGGAGTTCGACGATGGCGTCGACGGCGCCCGGCAGGTTCTTCTCCGTCTTGATCTTCCGGGTCTTGTCCCGGGTCGGCTTGTCGTTCTCGAAGGCGGTGACGACTTCCTGGCGGGCGAGTAGGAGGGTCGGGCCGGAGTGCCTGCGGAGGTGCCACAGGATCTCGCCCCACCGGTCCTTCGCCCGGTTCCACAGGTCGTGTCCGACGGTGACGGGGAGGTCGAGGTTCGGGCTGCGGCGGTGGTTGTCCTTCGCGTTCTTCTCTGCACGCCACCGGGCATACAGGGCCTGTTCGTCGCTGAGCATGTCCCACAGGACCGTCACGTTGTCGAGCACGATCATGTTCCGCTTGCCTTCGACTGCGGGCGGCTGCGCGACGGCCCAGCGGACGGCGTCGAGGATGTCCTGGTAGGTGCCATCGTGGGTCACGATCTCGTAGTTGGCCCCGGGGATCCGGCCGTAGTAGTCGGCCGTGCCCTCGGAGCCGCCGATCTCGATCCAGAAGGTCATCCCGACCAACTCGGACGCGGTGCCCTCAGCCGCAAGGCGGCTCTTGCCGGTCTTCTCCGGGCCCGCGAGGAGAATCATCGGCGGGTTGGGGAGGCAAGTCGGCTTCCGGGACGTGCGTGCGCGCTGAGGCGTAGTGATACCAGGCATCTGGGTGTTCCTCGCTTCGTGGTTCCCCGGGTTGCTCTCCCGCGGAGGATGCAACGGCAGAGGCGTTAACCTCTCGCCGTTGCCATCGGCTTACTATTCTACCCGCCTGGTCGGGTAGATCAATGCCGGTTCTGCAGATCCGCGACGGGAGTTGCAAGTTCTGGGTCCTGGTCTTCGCGGTGCCGCGCATACCAGGCGTCGAGGTCCTCGAGCCCGTCGGCCGCGGCTGCCTTCTGCTCCTCGGGCATGGCCTTCCACTCGGCGACTGCGTCCTCGTACTCGCCGCGGACCGTGTCCGGGTCCCGGCGGTTGAGGGCCTCCGTGATCTCCGGCCATGAGGCGCCGCCCAGGGCCTCGGCGAGGACGGCGCGGTCGACGATCTCATTGGCCAACTGCCGGAGCCGGCGGGCCTGCATGATGCGCTCGGCCGGGCTGGTGGTCTCGGCAGTGGTCGCGACTGCCTGCCGGGCGAGGTCGGACAGGTCGCGGGCTGCGCGGGCTGTGGTGATCCGGGCCAGGATCTCCGGTTCCATGGAAGGGTCCGATCATGCAGGCGGCGGGCACCCCAGGTCGGGGGCCCGCCGCTTCGGTACGGGTAGAGGCAGGATGCCTTATACGTTCGCTGTGGTCGCGAGGTCCTCGACGGTGAAGTTCTCGGGGACGGGCACGCCCTGGTCGCTGAGGCAGGCCGCGTACCGCGTCAGAAGCCGGTTGCGGACCTTGCGGCCGTTCTGCGGGGTCTGGCAGAGGGTGCGGCCGATCTCGGATCCGGTGAGGTCCCCGCCCTTCCCGAAACGCTCGATCTCTCCGGCCTGGAGGGCGGCCACGACCACGTTGTACAGCTCCTCTTCCGTGCTCGGGGCCGTGGTCTCCTCGCCCCTGGGGACGTCGACGGGTGCCGTCTCGGCCCGCGCCGGCTGCTGGGGGACGGTTGCGGTGACGGTGCGCGGCTTCGGGACCGCGGCCGGGGCAACCGCGGCCGGAGCCGGGGCGGGAGCTGCAGCGGGCGGGAGCGCCGGGGCCGCGGCGGGGGCCGGAGCCTCGAGCGCCTCGACTTCGACGGTCTCGGCCTGCTCGGCGAAGATGCCCGTGGGGTCGATGCCCGCCGCGCGCAGACCGGCCGCGGCCGTCTCTGCGAGGGGGACGCCGGCGCTGACGAGCTGCAGCGGGAGCAGTGCAGCCACCGGCGCCTTCCGGCGCCAGGCCCGACCGAACCGGCCGCGGAGCTTCGCCTGGTAGACGAGTCGCTCCTGCTCGAGCTTGAGGACCGTGTCGTACGAGGTGAGCTCCCACAGCTTCATCCGACGCCAGAGCAGGAACGTGGGGAACGGGGCCAGGAACCAGCGGGCCCAACGGACCTTGTCCATCTTGCGGCGGCGACCGGTGGCCGCGCCGATCCGCACGGCGTACACATGCGCAGCGATCTCGGAGACGCCGACCCACAGCAGGGACATGGCGCCGTGCGCGAGTTTCGACCCGAGGGTGTTGCCGGACGCCACGTTGAGCGCGCACGTGATGAGGCTGAGGACCCACGGGACGAGCCGCGCCCACCACAGCCTCATGTCCGTGCGGATCAGCAGGAGGTACGCCCCGGTGAACACGGGGATGGCCGAGTCGATGGCGGTGGGCAGGATCCACGGCTCGGTGAAGCCCCACCCCGCGGCCTTGGCGGACACGGAGTCAAACGAGGCGTAGAAGCCGAAGCCACCGACGGCGGCGCCACCGAGAGCGATGACGCCAACGGCGAGACGCTCCAGGCCGCTGAGGGGCGGTACGCCGGAGTCGGTGGAGGTCTGCGGATCGGGGTCGGTGGGGGCCTTCAGCTCGTCGCCCTCGCGGGTGCGGTTGAACAGCTTCAAGACGCCTTTCCTCTCGTTCGGGTCTCCCCGGTCGGCTTATGCTCGTGGCCTTCCGGGTCGACCAAACGATATAGCGTCTTCCGCCTGTTGTGCCTGAACCAGTTCCCACAGTGCGTCAGGGGCGCGGTCATACCGGTCGATTCAGGGCGGTCACCAGTCGAGGGGCTCCGCCGGCTTCCGTCGGTCCGGGCCGATGACCTTCACCAAGTAGGCGGAGGACTCGAGCCGGGACAGCAACCGCTCCCCCAGGATGTCCACCACGCCCAGACCACCGCCCGGCTGGCTGCGGCTGCGCACGTTGGTCGTGTACGCCGTGGGCCGGCCGGAGGAGATCCGTGCGTCGATCAGGTCGACGGTCTCCTTCTTCGCGGCTGGGGTGGCGATCTGGTCCATCTCGCCGCAGAGTTCGTCCAGGATGAGGAAATCGCAGGTGGCGAACCTATGGCGGACCTGGTTCTTGGTCAGGTTGTGAGGAGCCGAGTCCGGTTGAAGCCACGTCAGGTACTTGGAATGCTTGACGAGCAGGGTCCACAGGCCGCGTTCGGCTGCCTCGTTGCCCAGCGCGAGCGCCCCGGTGGTCTTCCCGCTGCCGATGGGCCCCGGCATGATCATGTTGATGGTGTCGGGGCGTGCGCCCTGTTTCTTCGCCTCCACCAGAGAGCCGAGCCAGTTCTCGAGCGTCTTCGGCTTCTGGTTCGGGTCCAGGTCACTGAAGCGGAAACGCAGGTACTCGTCATAGCAGGCGTCAATGACGCTGTTGCGCCACGCGTTCAGCCGCGCGCGGGCCTGCGGCACTGACACGTCCTCCCAGAGGCCGTCTGTGGGTTCGGGCTGCGGCGGTACGCCGAGCTTCGATATGTCGGCGCCGTTGTTCTCCAGCACCCGGACGATGTGCTGGCTCAGGTCGCCGAGGGCATTCATCCCACGTGCCGGGGCGGCGTGCGGCGCGGTGTCCGTGGTGACCGACATCGGGGAGCTCCTTACGGTCGTGCGATGACGCCGAACGTGGCGCCGTCGGAGTCGTCTACGGGTGCGTCACCGGGGGCATCGGGCTGGGCCTCGCCCTGGGTGCCCCAGGTCGCCGAGTCGCTGTACGGCACGGCACCGTTGGGCCGGGTCGGGGCGATGTGGTTCGTGACGACGCCCAGGGCGTCCTGCCACTGCTGCGCGCTGGGCAGGTGCTTGCGCGCCCGCAGGAGAGCGTCCGCACACTGGCGCTGTGTGTACCCGGCCGCGAGGGCGGAGCGGACCTGCCCGCGCATGGCGAGGTATCCGTTCGTCCTGCCGACGTACTTGCCCAGGTGCTTCTCGGCGTGGTCCCACCACCACTTGGAGACCTTCTCGGCCGCGTCGTCGATGGCCTTCTTCTCCTCGGCCTTCTTGTCCGCCGCGGCCTTCTTCTCCGCGTCGTCGGCGGCCTTCTGCTCCGGGGTCCGGCGGGTGCGCCGCTTCGGTTCGGCCGGCAGCTCCTCGGCGGCCGCGGGCTCCCCCTCCGCGGGGGCGGGGGGCTCCTCGTCGTGGGGGTCGGGCTCGAACCCGTCGCTGCCCAGGGTGCCGTCCGGGTACTCGACGAGGAACGTGCCGTCCTCCTGCTCGATGACGGGGACGGCCGGGTCCTTCTGCGAGCTGAAGATGGCGTGGTCGGCGGCCCACTGCGGGACGGGGTACTCGGCGACGGACGTGCCCATCACGACCTTGCCGGTGCGCAGACGGCGGCGCTCGAGGCGGTAATAGCCCTTCGCGGCGAGCTCGCGCAGTGCGGTGCGGACGGCCTCGCGTCCCTCGCGGCCCTCGCCCTTGGAGAGCTGGTCGGAGCGGACCTGCCACCCCTCCTTCTGGTCCAACAGGTAGGTGAGCAGGCCGAGGGCACGGAAGCTGATGCTCGTGTCCCGGGCGGTCGTCGACTCGACTCGCACGTGGTAGACGCGCCGGGCGACCCGCACCCCTGTGGGATCGGACAGGCGGCTCATGCGGATGCCTCGCTGGGGGTGTCGTTGGTCAGGCGGAAGTCGGTGCGCTTGAAGCGGCGGCCGGTCTCGTTGCTCAGGTAGCGGTATCGCCGCTCGGCCATGCCCGCGTTGCGCAACTCCGTGACGGCGCTGCGGATCTGGTGGGAGTTCAGCCCGAGGCCGGTGTAGATGGACGCGAGGTCGACCCACTCGCCGTCAGGGTGGAGGGCGAGCTGGAAGAGAACACGGTGCGCACGGTCGGACAGGCGCCGAGTGCGGGTGTGCGTGGTGGTCATGGTGCTGGTCCCTGGGGAGAGGGGTCCGGCCGTGAGGGGCCGGATCCGGGCGGCTGTCGTCACTCGTCGCGCGCGTCAGGCTGCGCCTTGGGCAGCAGCTCCGGCGTCTCCCGCAGTTCGTCGTTGAGGTCACCGCGCCGGTAGGCGGCCAGCAGGGCGGCCTTGCCTATCGGCTGCTTCTTGAAGGTCTTCCAGGTCCAGGTGACGGTGCCGGTGGGCTTCCCGCCCGGCACGAACTTGAGACCGGGGATGAGCTCGCCGGACCGCGAGTCGAAGATGGCGCCCGTCTCCGGGTCGCGCTGCGCGTGTTGGAGAACGGCCGTCTCGAACGACTTCTTCCGGACGATGACGACGTCGTACTCGCCCTTGTCCTCCGCGTACTCGTCGAATGCGGCTTCGTCGTCGATCTCGAACCGGTCGCGGGTCTTGTTGACCTTGTAGTGGCCGATCTCTTCGCCGCCGACGGTGATGAAGAGGTCCGACTGCTTCCGCTCGAGGAACGCCTGGACGAGGGGGTCCTTCGGGGCGTTCACCTTCGGGGCGATCGTCGCCGTCTGGTGTTCGGTCATGGCGCGGGCGAGTGCCCCGATGAGCCCGAGAGTGGTCAGGGACTGCGTAGGGGCCGACTCTTCGGCCGTGGCGCCGTCGGTGACGTCATGCGACATCTCGGTGTTCCTCTCTTTCCCCGGACGCCTGGCCCAGGGTTCTGGTCCTCCCGGGCTGGTGTTCGGGGCGCGTCACCTTGGGGTACGTCGCCGGCCGATTTTTGTTACACCTAGGCCCAGGTAGCTGGGTTGCTCTCCCAACTGAGCCGAATAGTACACCCAGGGCAACGCGATGTGGAGGGCGCGACACAAGCGCCGCGTCCGTCTACGTTCCTCGCGGCTCTGCAGCATCCGGCGACGTCACCGGGAGCTGCGGGGCCCCGGCTCCGCCCCATCCGGAACGAGGGCGGAACCGGCCCGGCGGCGGGTGAGGGTCGGCCATGACGGCATCGTCCCGCTTGCGAGGCGGGGCGCCGCGGTAGAAGTCCGCGGGCTCGCAGCCCTCACCCGCTGCCGGACACCGACCGCATGGGAGAGGAACGCACCAGCCGTGACCGAGACGATCGCCGCCCCGCGCTACATCGCCTACGTGCCGCTCACCGACCTGTCCCCCGCGCCCCGAAACCCGAAGCGGCACGAACTCGAGCTCATCATCGCGTCGATCGACATGCACGGCCTGGTCGAGATACCCGTCGTCGACGAGCGGACCCAGCAGACCCTCCACGGCCACGGCCGCCGCGAGTCCCTGCTGGAGATGCAGAACCGCGGGATGCGCGTCCCGAGCGGCGTCGTCGTCGACGAAGACGGCGGCTGGCTGGTCCCCATCCTGCGCGGCTGGCACTCGAGGAACGACGCCGAGGCGGAGGCCCTGGCCATCAAACTCAACCGGCTGCCCGGCGAGGGCGGATGGGACGCCCGCGAGCTCGCCGAGATCCTCGAGGACCTGGCGACGAACGAGGTCGAGCTGTTCGACTCCCTGGCCATCCCGCACGACGAGATCGACAAGATGCTCGGCCAGGTCGACCCGGAGACCCTGCCCGGCGGCGGCCGCGAGGACGAGACGCCCCTGCTCCACCTGCCCGACGACGGAGAGCGCGGCGACGGACTCAGCCCCGACGACGAGTGCCGCGCACCGCACACGACGTGCCCGGCCTGCGGGCACCTGTTCACCTCCAGCCGCTGACCGCCTCCCGAGGAACGCCCATGTCCACCCGACGCAAGGCACGCCGGCCCGAGAGCCGCAGCGGTCGCCCACGCCTGCTCTCCGAAGAGGTGGAGGCCCGTCTCGTCGCGGCCTCCCGCACGGGCGTTGCCGTCGAGCTGGCCGCCGAGATGGCCGGCATCTCCCGCTCCACGTTCCTGGCGTGGATGGCCCGCGGCCGCGCCGAGGTCGACGCCCGCGAGGAAGGCCAGAAACCCAACCCGGCCGAAGAGGAGTACGCGGCCCTGTTCGAGAAGGTCCGCACCGCCCGCGCCACCGCGGGCGCGCGCGCCATGATGAACATTCGCAGGGTCGCGGACGGCGGCATCGTCACCAAGGTCACCACCCGCAAGTTCCGCGACTCCGTCACCGGCGAGATCGTCGAGGAAACCGTCGAGGACCGCACGCCCCCGGACTGGCGCGCTGACGCCTGGTACCTCGAGCGCCAACACCGCGACGCCTACGGCAAGGACGCGACACTCGCCCTCGAGATCACCGGCCTCGGCGACGTCCCGGCCGGCGCCGACGAGGGGGCCGTCGACCTGGCCGCGCTCGCCGAGCGCCTGGACCGCACCCTGTTCTCGGTCAAGTACCCGCCGGAGCTCGAGGACGGCAGCGTCGTCGACGCCGAAGTGGTCGACGAGTGACCCCGCAACTGCCCGCGTCGGCCCCGCAAGGCAGCACGCGACGTTAACCACCCACGCCATGCACGGTGCCCCCTCCTGATCTCCAGCACCGGAGGGAACACCGTGACCACCGCGTATTACCCGGGAGCCGATCTCTCGCTCGACTTCACGAAGTCGTACAAGGGCGACCTGATGGACCCCGACAAGGTCCTCCTGCACACCACCGAGGGGACCACCCTCGTCGACTACTCCAAGGGCGCCGAGGCCCCGAACATCACGGCGCGGCCGAACTTCGCCAAGAAGCGGCTGGACTGGTTCCAGCACTACGCGTTCGACCGTTCAGCGCGCGCCCTGGTCAACAAGGCCGGCGGCGTGGAGACCAACACCGAGGACGTGGTCCAGGTCGAGCTCATCGGCACCTGCGACCCCGCGCACCGCAAGACCTGGGGCAAGCTGCAGGCGGGCGTGCATTACATCTTCTGGCCGGAGGCCCCGGACTGGGCGCTCGACGACCTGGCCGACTTCCTGGCGTGGCAGAACGTCAAGAACGGCGTCCCGCTGACCACGCCGAAGGACTGGCTCCCGTACCCGTCCTCGTACGGCAACAGCCGTGTGCGGATGACGTTCGCGGAGTGGCGCGCCGCGAAGGGCGTGCTCGGGCACATGCACCCCCCGGAGAACGTGCACGGCGACCCCGGGAACATCGCGATCGCCGCGCTCCTCTCCTCGGCGAAGATCAAGGCCGCGGCCCTCAAGGGCGGTTCTACCGGCGGCGGCACGTCCACCCCGGCGCCGAAGCCGTCGCCGCCGTTCCCGGGCGCCCAGTACTTCGGGCCGGGCAAGAGCAACGCCCACATCACGGCCCTGGGCAAGCAGCTCGTGAAGAAGGGATACGGCAAGTTCTACACCTCCGGCCCCGGCCCGAAGTGGAGCGACGCGGACCGTAAGAATGTGCGTGCCTTCCAGCTCGCGCACGCCTCACTCGCGGGTGACGCCGACGGCATCCCCGGCCCGAAGACGTGGAAGCTGCTGTTCTCCTGACTTCCCCTCGGCCGGCCCGCACCCGCGGGCCGGTCCCCGACTCCTGAAAGGCCGGCTGTGGCAGGCGAGACCGTCATCACCGTCATCGGAAACCTGGTCGACGACCCCGAACTCCGCTTCACTCCCTCTGGCGCCGCGGTGGCCAAGTTCCGCATCGCCTCGACTCCCCGCACCTTCGACCGGCAGACCAATGAGTGGAAGGACGGCGAGAGCCTGTTCCTGACCTGCGCCGTGTGGCGGCAGGCGGCCGAGAACGTCGCCGAGTCCCTGCAGCGCGGGATGCGCGTCATCGTCCAGGGCCGTCTCAAGCAGCGGTCCTACGAGGACCGTGAGGGCGTCAAGCGCACCGTCTACGAGCTGGATGTCGAGGAGGTCGGCGCGAGCCTGCGCAACGCCACCGCGAAGGTCACCAAGACCAGCGGGGGCGGCGGGGGCAACGGGGTACAGCGGTCGACACCGGCCGCGGGCCGCCCGGCCGCTGACGACGCGTGGGCGGTCCCGGGCGGGGACGAGCCGCCGTTCTAGCCGTGCGCACACGAGAGGGGCCCCGGACCGTCGTCCAGGGCCCCTCTCGGCTGTTCAGGCGGCTGCAGGCACGGTCCAGGCAGACGCCAGGATGAGCAAGTCGTCGCCTTGGTCCTCGTCGGCCGTCGTCTGGTCCTGGCCCGTAGGGGTGGCGGACTCCGAGTTGGTGTCCTGCCCTGGGGGCGTGGCCCCCTCTGCGGGCGTTTCCACTGGGGCCGGGGTCTCCTCGACCGGCGGGGCTGGCGTCTCCTCCACCGGGGCCGGGGTTTCCACGGGTGTCTCGGTGGCGGGCGGCGTCTCCTCGACCGGCGGCGTGGCCGTCCCGTCCGGCTGGCTCGGCGTGGGGTCCGAGGCCGGAGGCTGCGTCGGCTCGGCCGGAGGCGGGGTCGTCTCCACGGGCGGGGGCGGAGTCGCCTGCGCGGGTGGGGTGGTGGGCGTCTCCGCCGGCGGCGTCGTCGGGGTGCTCGGCGTGGACGGAGCCGTCGGCGGGGTGGTGGGCGTGCTCGGCGTCGACGGGGTGGACGGCGTGGTCGTCTGCACGGGCGGCGTCGTGGTTGTCTGCGCGGGCGGCTGGGGCGTCGTCACCAGCACCACACCGCCACCGGTGGCCGGGGGCCGCTCAATGCCGATGGCGAGCGCCACGATGTCGTCACCGCCGGGGCCGCCGTACACGGGCGTCATGTCCAGGCCCAGCACCAGGCGCGCCGCGACCATCGACGGGGCGTCCGTCGTCGCCACTGCGGGCCGGGCGATGAGCTGGTGCACCTCCTGGCTGTCCAGGCCGAGGGTGCCCAGAGTGAGGGCGGCGAGCCGCGGCGGGAGCGGGACGGACCCGCCCATCGCGCTCGGGCCCGCGTCCCTGTCCGCCTGCTGCAGCAGCTTCATGTACTCGGCGATGCGCGCCTGGTCGGTGCCCCACAGCACGTACCGGCCGTGCACCTTCATGTCTTGGTACAGCTCCTGCGACCCGTCCTGACGTGCCCAGGTCTGGGCATAGTCGGCGTCGTAGAAGATGCGCAGGCCGATCTGCTCGGAGCCGTACGAGAACGTGAAGATCGTCGAATCCGGGCCGGTGGCGGCCTTGGTCGACATGACCATGCCGTCGTCGTCGGTGCACTCGGCCTGGAGGGCGCTCACCGGGTTGCATTCGATCTTGCTCGCGCCGGAGAAATAGTCGAACTTGTCGTCGGTGAACGGGGCGTTCTCGACCGTGTTCCCGGCCGCCTCCGGTGTGACGTCCGGCGCACTGGCCTTCGTGTGGGCGGGCTCGTCGTTGACGATGTTCGTGTACCGGCCCAGGGCCCAGCTCGCCGCCAGCGCGGGGAGCAGCGCGGCGACGACGTACGCCTTGCGCCGCCGCTTGCCCGCGGCGGGGAGCTGCTCCGTGGTGGCGTCGTCCTTGAGGTCGACCGGCGGCCGCTCGACGCGCGGCGGGGTCGGGGCGTTCAGCCCGAGCATGTCGTCGAGGTCGGGAAACTCCGGGCACTGCTCCCGGATCATCCGCTCGGCGGCCTCCCGGGTGATTCCGGGCAGCACGTTCAGCACGTTGTCCACGGCCCGGGTGTAGGTCTGCCCCTGGCCCATGAACAGCGTGCGGATGCCGTTCATCCTGAACAGTGCCGCGTCGGCCGGAAAGTCACCGACGACGATGTCGATCTTCTCTGCCGGGCTGCTCACGGTTGGGGATCCTTCGCTCTGCGCTCTATCACCTCGGCCATGGCCGCGGCGAGGTTCTGCAGGCGGTCGGGGGTGATCTCCTCGATGTCGGACACCACGAGCTCGCCTCCGCCGGGCAGGGCGATCTCCTCGCGGTGGAGGCTCACGTCCTCCAGGCCGTCGTCGGTGCCGGCGTCGTCGCGGGTCTCAAGCGGGTTCAAGGTCCGCATGAAGGCCGCCATCATCGCGTCGTGCGTCTGCTGGATCCGCTCGGGGCTGCGTGTGTGGCCCGGGGCAAGGGCTCCCGCGGCCGCCATGGCGCGGCGCGTCTCGAGGTCGTGAGGAATCGGGCCGCCCTCGAGCGCACGCTCCAGGCGCTCGGCTTCCCTGTCAGCGCGTCCGAACATGATGCGCCCTCTCCCTCTCCTGCACGGTCTCGACCCGAACACCAACAACTCTTCCTCTGTTTGCTGCGATGGTCAGCAGCATCTCCACCAGGTCGGCGGAGGACTCTCCCTCGGGCAAGACCTTCGCCAGCCGCTTCAAGGAACGGTGTTGAAGAGTACGCACTGCACTCTCGGTCTTTCCCATGATCTGCGCAGTATGCGCAGGAGTGCACCCATCAAAAAATCGGAGCTGCAGGCATTTACGTTGGTCGGGCTTCAATTCGTTCATGCCCTGGGCGATGGCCTCGGCGACCTGCTTCTGCTCCACCTGCTGCGCTACGGATGCTCCCGGCCGCGGCCGGTCCAGCATCAGGTCGTCGGCCTGCAGAACCTCGGTGGGCCGGCGCTGCTCCTTGCGCAGGTAGTCGACGGCGGTGTTGCGCGTGATGGTCGCGAGCCACGCCATGGGCTTCGTGCCCGGCTGGTATCGCGCCACGTTTTGCGCGACCTTGATCCAGACCTCTTGCGCGAGGTCCTCGGAGATGTGCGGGTCGCGGACGTACTGGCGGACCCAGTTGTGGACCACGGAGTGCAGTCGCATGTAGAGCTCGCTGATGGCCTCGGGCGCCTTGGCGCCGCCTGTGGCTGCACGTGCCATGAGCTGGTCAACGGTTACGGATCTGTCAGTCACGGCGTGATGTCCCCCCATGTGCCGGCTGGGCGCCCGATGTGCGGGTCCGAGGACTCAGAACACCCAACCCGGTACAGGAGGATCATCTTCCGCTGTGGCGCTCAGGAAGCATAACCGGCCATTCTCCGGGCGTCACCGTACGACTGTGCGATGTTCGATTGCCCTGGGCTTACTGTAATCTCGCCGTTGCAGGCGAGCGTCGCGGAGAGCACCGCGGCGAGCGCCAGACCTGAAGAGAAGGAGCACCCCCGTGATGACGTCGACGCCCGCGGTTGACCAGCCGTCCCACATCGACATGGCCCTGATGCGGTTCCCCCACCAGCAGTGGATCCCGGCGCCGGCCGCGGCCACGCACGTGGAGAACGTGGGGCTGCCTCGTGAAATCCTGCGGCTGGTGATCCGTACCGGCAAACGCCGTGGTGTCCTACGTATCAAGCGCGTGCCCGACCACGTCGGCTTCTACGTGATGAGGGTCTCCAAGATGCGCCCCGATGAGGTCACGGCCACGGCCTGACTGATTCTTTGGATAACGGGCCTGGGCGCCCCTCCCTCCTTGCCAGCCGCGCCGTGAGGCGCGTGGGCTGCGCGCGCGAAAAGCACCTAGGAGGAGGGGGCGCCCAGGCCCGTTATCCAGGCTCCCCCAGGCGGTAGTAGCTTGGCACCTCCGACCGACTTCGTGGGTAGGAGCCACACTGTGTCTGACCCGTTCGCCGTGCTCGCAGATCCGCTCTTTCAGCAGATCGACCAGGCCCGCGCAGCAGGTGACGAGTGCGCCGCGGCCGCGGCCCTCGAGGAGCTGCTCGCCCTGTACGTGCGGCTCGGCAGACGCGAGCTGGGCACGGTCGCCGAGCAGAACGACTACATCGTCGCCCGGCACCTCGGCTTCGTGCCCGAGGCCCTGCAGCGTCTGGGCGTGACGCCTGCCGATCTCCCGGAGCCTCCCGGCCGCCGGCGTCCCCCTCCCCCGCCCTCGGCCCCGGCCGTCGTGGAAACGACCGAGATCGCCGAACGCTTCGCCCGCATCGGTGCCGCCGGCGACGGGCCGCCAGAGCGTTTCGGCGTCGCCTTCCGGCCGCAGGACAACGTCGTGCGGAAGGGGCGCCTGCAGCCCTTCGCCGTGGTCGACACGGACGAGGACGGCCTGCCCGTCGCCTGGTACGACACCAGCGAGTGGGCCGAGGTCGTCGCGGACACCGCCAACCGGCTCCGCCTGCCCGACTGACCGCCCGCCCCGGAACTCTCCAGGGCGGGCGACGTCGTTCACGGGCCGGGTCAGCAAGGCTGCGGCACCCGGGCGCACGCCGGGCACAGGTCGCCCTCGGCCTCGACGGGGCGGCCGCACGCCCCCTGCATGCCCTCGCACTCGTACCGGCGCCGGACCACCGCGTCGCTGCCCGCGGTGTACTGGCGGGGCATCGGGGTCTCGCGGTCCTGGTAGTCGGCGCTGCCGTCGCCCCAGGTTCGCCGCGGGCCGGGCACGGGCGTGACGAGGAGCTCGCGCAACCGCCCCGCGATCACGGCGCCTACCGTCTTCTGCAGCGGGTCGGGCAGGGGGCGGGCCAGCCACGGCCACAGCGTCTTGACGTCCCACCCGAGGCGGAACAGCTCGTCGACGACCATGCCCTGATCGGCCAGCACCTTGCCAGCGAGCACCAGCTCCGGCAGCTCCTGCCCGAGGGCCTGGAGGAACCGCACTCCCTCGGTCAGTTCGATCTCTGCCCGGGGGGACTTCTTGCCGTCCGTCCCTCCCTCCGTTCCGGGGGCAGCCGTGGAACCTACGGAGGGATGGACGGTTCCCTGATGGTTCTGTGGTGGATCACTGACGGTTAGGGGCTCAACCTGACCCGACCCCGGGCTCAACTTGGGGGGGAGGTCGGGCTCATCTTGATCCGGGGTCGGGCTCATCTTGAGCTCAGGGTCGGGCTCATCTTGACCCCTCAGCAGGTCAGAGGGGGTGTCGGGGTTGTCCACAGGGTCGGGCTCATCTTGAGCCATCACCTGGTCAGCGCCCTGTGCGGCGCCCTTCGCCGCCTTCCGCTTCTTCTGCGGCAGGGGGGCGTCGGCGTCGAAAGTGATCCGCTCGATGACGTTGTCGTCGTAGTCCGTGGGCTTGCGCTTCATCTGGGCCAGGAGCTCGAGGTTCACGCGCGTCAGGTTGGTGATGGGCTCGCCCGTCTTCGGGTCGAGGCGCCGCTGGGAGGCGATCAGCCTCTTCTCCACCAGCTTCTTCTTCACGCGCTTGACCGTGGCCGGGGACGTCCCGCAGTCGTCGGCAAGGCGCTGCTGGCCCGGCCAGCAGTACCCGTGATCGTCGGTCCTGTTGCAGTACGCGATCAGGAGCAGCTTCTCGGGTCCGTCCAGGCCTTCGGCCTCAAGCACCATGGAGATGTGCTTGATGGTCACGCCTGACCCCCCTGGGCGCCGTCGCGGTCGAGGGTCACGCGGTAGGCCGAGCAGACGCCGGCGACGTCGCGATGAGCGATCCGCTCGAGGAGGCGCTCCTCGCGGAGCCGTCGGACCACCCGGTTGACGGTGGTCGGGCTCGTGTTGGTGCGCTGGGCGAGGTTGGCGACGCTCGTGAAGGCCATGCCGTCGGCGTCGGCGAACTGGGCGAGCTGAATCAGCACCAGGCGCTCGACGGGGCGGAGGTCGGCGGGCGTGTCCAGTGCGAGGCCGACGTGGGTGATGCTCATGGGATCTCTCTCTATTGGACAGAGAGGGAGGAACTGGGGCACCGCGGGTATCACAGACTGGCGAGGAACGATGGGGTCCGCGCCGAGCTGCCTGTATGCTCGATGCCAAGCAGTCCCTACCCCCTTTGGCGAGGACCGGGTAGGAAGTTGGGGCGTCAACCGGGCCAGGTTGATGCCCCTTCTGCGTGTCTGCCGCTACTTTCGGTGTTGGCGATCACACCTTACACCTGCGTCATCCGAACGGTAGGATGGTTGGCATGACGACACCGAAGACGCCGGCCAGGAGCAAGGTCAGCATTACGTTGCCCTATGACCTCGAGCAGCGCGCGAAGGCGGCGGGCGGTAACAACTTCTCCGCCTTTGTGGAGCAGGCGCTCGAGGAAAAGCTCGTGGCTGACGGCATGTTGGAGTACCAGCGGCTCCGCCACAGCGACCCACTCGACGACGTCTTCGAGGCGCTCGAGGCCGACCTCGGGGAAGCCGCGTGACCGAGATCCAGCGGGGGGCGGTGTGGCGTGTGCCCACCGTGGGCCGGGACCGGACCGTCCTGGTCATCGAGAACAACGCCGTGATCCGGCTGCACCCGGGCGGCATCCTGTGCGCCGTCATCCAGGAAGCCGAGGACGCGAGGGACACCCTGGTCACTGTTCCCATCGAGCATCCAGTGCGCGGCGTCGTCATGGCCCCCGACATCGCCGCCTTCCGGCCTCAACGCTTCGAACAGGGCAAGTTCGAGGGCTACATCTCGGCCGCGGACATGGAGCGCGTTGAGCGCGCCGTCCGTGCGGTGCTCGACCTGTAGGCCCGAGCTCTTCGCGCGCCCCCCGCCAACTCCGGCCGGGGGTGTTGTCATGCCGGGACCGCGGCCCAGGTGACCCGGCCGCCGTGGTCGCCCGCGTACTGCCCCACCTCGGACGCGACGCGGCGCACCAGGTACAGGCCCGGCTCCTCCTCCGACGCGGGCAGGGTGCGGTCCATGTCTCCCACGGACACCGTGACGTGGGCCCCGTCGAACGCGATGGCGCACACCAGGTCGATGCCTGCCCTGTGACGGGCGGTGACGTCTACCAACTCCGTAAGGACAGCCTGGACGGCTGCACACGTCTCCTCAGCACCGGGCGTCCCGCCCAAGAAGCGAGGCAGCGACATCGCCACCACCGCGCCGGCCTGCTTCATCGCCTCAACGGGCGTCGCTTCCGGCCCGATGACGAAGTCAACACGGCTTTCCACGGCGCTAGCCCACGGGGCCAACGGGGTCCCGTGTACCGGCAGTGCGCGTTCCGGATGCGAAGTCGTCATTCCTGTCCGTCCCGTTGTGGGCGACCATGTTCGAACCTTCGTTCGAAACCCATCATGCCGGAAGAGGTGTCGATGCGCTCCTGTGAAAAGGCAGCGTCGGCCCCGCTCGTTCCGGATCCATCTCAGTTGCTACTGTCTGCGTAACCATTACTCAACCCTGTGCCACAGTCAACTGATGTTGATGGCAGAAACGAGAGGAACGGCACCGTGACCGATGCAGACGCGACACCGACACACCGGGCAGCCGCCGACGCAGGCGCCGCTCTCGGGGGCTCGTTCGCCGACCGGCTCGACTACCTGTGCAGGAACGACCCGCGAGGGCCGTTCAGCAACGACCAGGTGGCCGCGATGCTGGCGGAAGCGAACTTGCCCACGGCTTCCGGGACGTACGTCTGGCAGCTAAGAAGCGGCCGCCGAGATAACCCCACCAAGCACCACATCGAAGGCTTCGCCAGGCTGTTCGGCGTACCGGTGACGTACTTCTTCGAGGACACCACCGCGCAAGCCGTGAACAAGCTCCTGGCCATGCTCAACGACCTCAAAGCGAAACAGGGAGTCACACCGGAGCAGCTTCATACCCAACTCGAGTCGCTGAGCCGCCTCCTGGAATCCGGCGTCACCGCGGAGGAGGTCATTACCCAGCTCGAGACCCTGAACCGGCTCAATGAGGCGGGCGTCACCCTGGATACCTTGAACCGTTTCGAGGACGCGGGCGTCACAAACATCGCGATGCGCGCCGTCGGCCTCTCCGAACAAGGCCTCATCGCCGCCGCGGCCATGCTCGACCAGGTCCGTCGTCTCGAAGGACTGCCCGAGTCCAAGCATGATCAGCCCTGAACCCACCGTGGCCTCTGCCGCACAACCCTCGGGGAGACCGTCCATGCTGCGCCGCCGCCGTCGACACAACGACGACACCAGCGACCCCGTACGCCGAAACTGCCGTGACTTCGTCCGCGGCCTGCAGCTCCCTGCCGCCGCCAACGTCCGGGAACTGCGGCCGTTCATGGAGAAGCACATCGGCCAGCCGATACGCCTCCAGCCCGCCGAGGTCGGCGAGTCCGTCCCCTGCGGCATGTGGATCTCCACCAGCACGGTGAGTTACATCTTCTTCGACCCAGAGACCAGCCCGGCACACCAAGACCACATCATCGGGCACGAATTCGCCCACATGCTCAAGGGCCACCGCGGTTCAACAACGCTGCCCAGGCCCGCCGCCGGCGGGCTTCTCGGTCTCCTCGACCCCGCGCTGGTCAAGTCCGTCCTGGGCCGCACTGACTACACCGAGCACGACGAGCAGGAAGCCGAGATGGTCGGCTCCTTCCTCAAGGCACACACCAACTCCTACCGCCCTCCGGCCCGGAGCGAACAGGCGGACCGCATCACGCGCACACTGCTGCGCGGCACACCCCAAGAGAGACCGTGAAAGACATCCTGCACCCCCTGTGCCTGGTCATCGCCAGCGCGGGCTTCCTCGTCCTCCTGCGAGACCTCAAGCGTGACCGGCGCGACCGCGCCCTGGTCGCTCTCGCCGCATCGTTTCTGACCTCCGCCCTCAGCTACGCGGTGTCCATCACATGGGTGTGGGTGCGTGTCGACCAATTCTTCGGAGTCCCGAACATCGTCGTGCCGATAGCCCAGAGTTTCGTGATTCTGGTGCTGGCACTCCAGAGCAGCGTCCTCGCGTACTGGTCGAAACCGCCAGAGGAGGCCAGCCGCCGCTCCCGCCACCTGCTCATCACCGGCGCGGTCGTGATCGTCGGCATGACGGTGCTGTTCGTCCTGCTCACCCCGGCCACCCAGCGGCCAGTCGGTTTCGCGAACTACTACGCCCATGACCCCGCGTACCAGGCGTATGCGCTGCTCTACTTCGGCACGTACACGGTCGCTGAAATCTACCTGGCCCGCGCCTGCTGGAAGTACGCCCGCGAAGTCAGCGACCCGTGGATCAGCCGGGGCCTGCGCCTCGTCACCGTCGGCGCCCTCATCACCCTCGGCTACAGCGGAATCCGCATCGCCGCCGTCGTCGGCGCCAGCGCCGGATTCAGCGTTGATCAACTCAACGACTTCGCTTGGGCCTGCGGCGACATCGGCGCCACCCTCACCCAAGTCGGCTACTTCATACCCATCGTCGCCACCCGCACCACGGCCACCATCGCGTGGCACCTGGAACACCACCGGTACCAGCGCCTTGAAAACCTGTGGCAGGCCATGGCGGACGCCGAGCCGAGCATCGTCCTAGAGCAGCCCATCGACGCCTCCGAAGCACGGCGCCAACGCCGCTCCGTCGCCTTCGAGCTGTACCGGCGAACCGTCGAGATCCGTGACGGGCAGATCGAGCTCCGCCCCTACCTCGACCCGGCTGCCCGTGAGGAAGCCGAGCGCCGCCGCCGCGCCTGGTGGCGCTCGAGCGCGCAGTTCGCCGCGGCAGTGACCGCGGACCAGATCCACGCCGCACTCGTCCAGAAGCAGCACGCGACGGTAGACGAACCGGCTTCCTACGCTGACGCGAACCTGAACACCTCCACCACCAGGAAAGAGCTTCGCCACCTCGCCCGCGTGGCGGCCTACTTCACCCCGCCGGCCGCACGCGAGTCGAAGCCGCAAAGCGCCACAGGAGCCCGTACTTGAACCGCCGCACCCTGCTTGCTGCCGCCGCGACGACCGTCGCCGCGGCCTCCCTGCCGAACATGGCACACGCCGCCGACGCGACAGACGCGACCAGCGCAAAGGACGTCATGAGCACCACCGCGCCCTACCAGTCCTCCGCACGCGCACAACTCAAGGCGCTGCGCTATCGGCAGATCACCGCCCGCTCGCTGCTCGACCAGACGCTCGCGCACCTGGCGCAAGTCAATCCCGACCTCAACGCCGTGGTGACGCTCGACATCGACGGCGCCCGAGCAGCGGCCGACGCCGCCGACCGTCACCTCGAGACCACCGGCACCACCCTCGGCCCTCTCCACGGCCTGCCCATCACCGTCAAGGACGCCCTCGAGACCAAGGGCATGCGCACCACCTGTGGGTCCACCAGCCTGACCGACCACGTCCCCGACCAGGACGCCGACGTCGTCGCCCTGCTGCGCGCGGCCGGCGCCATCATCATCGGCAAGACCAACGTGCCGACCATGTGCCAGGACATCCAGACGTCGAACCCGATCTTCGGCAAGACGAAGAACCCGTTCGACGCGTCCAAGACCCCAGGCGGCTCCTCCGGCGGCCCGGCCGTGGCTGTCGCCGCGGGCCTCACCGCGCTGGAAGTCGGCTCCGACCTCGCCGGGTCCCTGCGCCTCCCGGCCGCGTACTGCGGCGTCTACGCCCTGCGCACGTCCCGCGGTGCCGCGCCGATCGTGCCGACCCGCGGCCACATCCCGCGGCCGCCGGGCTGGCTCACCAGCTCCGACATGATCACCCTTGGCCCGATCGCCCGCACGGCCGCGGACCTTGACGTCCTCCTGGACGTAATCGCCGCCCCGGCCCCGGCCGATGGCGCCGCCTGGAGGATCGACCTCCCGGCACCGAAGTTCACCAGCCTGAGCCAGTACCGCGTCGGTATATGGGCAGATGACGACTACTGCCGGGTCGACTCCGCCACCCGTGACCTCCTCGACCAGGTCGCCCGGCTCGTCCGCGGCGCCGGCGCCACCGTCGACGACAGCTCCCGGCCCGTCGACTTCGCCGCTAGCGACAAGCTGTTCCAGCGCCTGATGTACGCCACGGCGTCCGCGTCCGCGAGCGACGAGTCGTTCGCTGCCGACGTCAAGGCGGCCGATGGGCTCGCCGACGACGACCCCAGCGCCCTTTACCTCAAGTCCCGCACCATGCGGCATCGTGATTGGGCGCGCGCCGACGAGGACCGGCAGAAGCTCCGCGGTAAGTGGGCCGACTACTTCGCCGAGCACGACATCCTCATCACGCCGGCGGCGCCGACCGCGGCCGTCGACGACCAGACGTCCGTCCCATCGCCCCAGCGGTACATCACCGTCGACGGCGAAAAGCGCTCGTTCTTCGATCAGACGAGCTGGATCAACCTCGCTGGGCCCGTCGGACTGCCCTCGATCGTGGTCCCGGCCGGGACCACGGAGAACGGCCTGCCGCTCGCCATCCAGATCATCGGCCCGTACCTGTCCGACCGAACCCTGATCGCCGCCGCCCAGCAGCTCGCCCGCATCCTCCCGGCCCCTGCCACCCCGCCCGCATTCACCGCCTAACCAAGATCATTCTTGCCCAATTGGGCAAGCCCCAGGGCCCCGTACGGGTGACGTACGGGGCCCTATCACGTACCGGACCCGGTACCGATACGGGAGCGCTGCCAGAAACGGGGCGACGGTCTGACTATCGTCCCTCCCATGACGACACCAACAGCCGACATCGAGCGGCTCCGGTACGGGCCCTTTACAGGCCCCGCCGATGAGATGCGCATCATCGCGATGTGCAACCAGAAGGGCGGCGTCGGCAAGACGACCACCACCATGAACCTCGCCGGCGCGCTCGCCTCCTTCGGAAAGCGCGTTTTGATCGTCGACGGCGACCCCTCGGGAAACCTCACCGACGGGTTCAGGCTCGAGGGACTCGACGAGGACGAGGGCGATACTCAGGTCGACTGCCTGCTCAAGGGCGCAGACCCGCACCCCCTGGTGGCCAAGCCGTTCGAGAACATCCACGTCCTGCCGGCCAGCCCGGACATGGTGTTTCTCCCCGCTCGCCTCAGAGAGCGCGGCAACGCGCTGCACGCCCACAAGAAGATGCTCGCCAAGTTCGAGGGTGAGTACGACTACTGCCTGCTGGACACCCGCCCGGCCATCGACACGGACACCAACTCGATGACCGCGGCCGCGCACGGCGCCCTCATGATGGCCAACACGCACAAGTGGGCCATGAAGGCCATCGGTTCTCAGCTCGACCAGCACGAATCCATCATGGAAGAACTCGGGCGCACCGACTTCCTTGAAATCGGCATGGTGATCAGCCTCGCGCTTTACGGACGCGGTGACTTCAACAAGCTGATCCTCAAGCAGCTTCGCCAGCACCCCGACCTGGCGCCCCTGGTAGAGATCCCGTTCCGTGGTGCCGACCTGGGCGAGGCGGAAGTCGAGGGCAAGCCCGTCCAGATGTACCGGCCGAAGTCCGACACAGCCCAGTACTTCCGCGACATCGCCGTCAAGGGCGGGCTGGTGGAGGCCGCGTGACCAAGAACTGGGAAGAAGCGACGAGCTGGGAGACCACCACCAAGCGCCGCGGCGGGGACAAGCTGGCCAAGAACAGCCGCGTCGCTGACGACGAACGACAGGCCGCCATCGCGGCCGCCGTCGAGGAGGCCAAGCCCGGTCTGCACAAGGTTCCCGACCCCGTTGAGCCCGCCGGGGAGGGCGCGCTCACCGACGAGGAACAAGTGCGGTACCGGGAATGCCTCGACGGTGTCGACCTGGGCAATCAGGCGTGGTTCATCCAAGGCAAGGCCCTCGACACGATCGCCGTGGGCCGACTGTTCCGCGACACCCCACACAAGCTCGAGCCGCACCGCAACTACGAGACGATCGAGGAGTGGGCGCCGCTGGAGAAAGGCATCTCAGTCGGCGGCTGCAGCAAGCTGCGCGCGGCCTGGGCAATCGGGGAGGTCCTCGCGGCCCGCGGCTTCGACGCCAACCCCGGCCAGGTCCGGGAGATCGTGCCGGTCCGCAACGCCTTCAACCTGAACGCGGCCATCGCGGTGTACGTCCTGGTCGCCGACACCTGGGGGAAGGACAACGTCACGGCCGAGCGACTACGCAACACCGTCAAGATGCTGCCCGGCGACCTGCAGCTCGACGAGGACGAGGACGTCGACGCCCTCGCGAAGACCATCAAGGGCGTACTCGTCGAGGAGCTGCAGCCGGCCGCCTCGCGCGCGATCCCGCCCGCGGTGACCCGGGCCGTCGACAAGCGGGCCATCGGCATCGCGGACGCCCTCAACCGGCCCCGGATCCCCCGTTCGGAGGTCACCCTTCGGCTCATGGAGGCGTTCGCCGACCCGGAGGACACCACCGTCTACGACGCCGTCCTCGAGCGGATGCAGCAGGCAGAGAAGGAAGCCAAGAAGGCCGCTAAGAAGGTCATCACGTAGGCGCACCACGCACGAACGCACGGAGGCCCGGTCATAGGTGGTGACCGGGCCTCCGTGCGTGTGGAACAGGTGTGCAGCATACGGCAGTTACCTGACCGGAAACTGGCTCACGCCGCGGCGGGCTCAGCCCGCTCCAGTTGGGACTGGACCCGCCGCCACTCGTTCGGGCGTGAGGATCACCCGCCCGGTCACGCGATTTCCATGCCCGCGTGACACGCCGTGTGGTCCCAGCCGACATCCACGGGGTAGCCGCAGAAGCACGTCCCCTCGACCGATGGCAGGCCCCGCATACGGCGCTGCAGCGCCTGCATCAGCTCGGTGCGGTGAATCCACCCGCGCTCGCTGACCATCTCCAGGACCTCCGCCTGGCCGCGTTCGTACCCGTCGAACGCCACGTCCCCGCTGGGCATCGGTCCGTGGGTCGCTTCCCACGCCAGGCGCGTTCCGGTCTCCTCCTCGAGCCGGGCCACGAACCCGTAGATCCGGCTGCACCGCATCTCGTCGAGCTCGTCCAGGCGCCAGATGTTCCGCTCGGCGTCCTGCCACCACGTGTCTTGAAACAACAGGTCCGACCAGTGCTCGACAGGTAGCCGACGGCCGCGGGTGATCTCGAAGTCTTCGTCGAACCACTGCTCCTCGAGCCAGGCCCGCCGCTCGGCGCGGCCGCGGCTCAGGCTGGCGCTACCCACGGTGCGCCCTCCTGCCGTACCCGCCCTCGGCCAGGTCCGCGGCCGCCTTCATGATGGCGAGCCCGTCGGGGTGGTCGTAGACGGCGCGGACGATCGCGTCGTGCCACGCCTGTTGGCCGCGCAGCACCCGGGCCGCCGCGGCGTCCTTGCGGCGGGCGGCCTCGAGCTGCTGCTCGATCGTTGGGCAGTGGCAGACCTCGAGGTCGGGGTTCTCCACCCGGGCGTGACACCCGGGGATGAGGTACCGGCCGCCGTGCTCGTCCTCCCACCAGTGGCAGACCAGGGTGCGGCCCTCGGGCTTACCGGCCACGGTGCGGCGTCCGGTACTTGTGCTCGAGGGTGCCCCGGCGGTGCTGGAGGACTTCGGCAACGACCGCGGGCCAGTCGACGGCTTGGTACCGCATCTCGGCGTCCGGGTTCTGCTCCCAGTCCGGCGCGTACCTGTCCTCGGTCAGGAGGGCCTCGGCCAGGCACTCGCCGCACACCACCCCGTCGGCCTCGCTCTGGTACTTGAGCAGCGTCTCCTTGTGGTCCGGGTGCAGCCGCATGTGCCGCCACGTCGCCTCGACGAGGAGACGCCGCCAGTCGACGGCCACGGCGACGCGCTCGAGGATCGCGGCCATCGCGTCCGTGACGGCGTCGTACGCCTCGACGGGCATGGTGGCGATTTCGCCGAACGAGTAGTGATGCTGCGGGCCGATCACGTCCTGGCGGAGCGACTCGACGACGGCCTTCCGGTTGGGCATGGGTGTTCCGTTCTCGGTTCGGGGGCGGTTCGGGGCGGGGAGCGGGGCTTGGGCGGGCCTACCGGCCGCGATGCGTCCCGCTGGCCAGGCGGTCGCGTAGCGCGGCACTGGCGGCCTGCTCGTCCTCGGCGCTGGGCGGCTGGATGTTGAGCGCGGCGAGAACGGCGCTCAGGATCGTGCCCGGGTCGGCGCCCGGTTCGCCGGCGGCGCCCTCGATCGCGTGCCAAGCACGGTCGTGCTCGCCCGGGGTGAGCACTCGCGGCGGCTGCACGTCCCCGCCGGTGACCCGCTGTTGTGCGTACTGGGCGGCCGCGGTGAGCGCGTTACGCAGCTCGGGCAGCCGGCCCGTGAGGACGACGACGCGCACCGTGGCGGCCTCGTCGTCGTCGCTCGCCTGCCGCGTCACCTCGAACGTGGTCCAGGTGCTGCCCGGCGACACGGCCAGGGTGTCACCGGTGTGGTCGGCGACGCGGTACTCGCTCCGGGCGCGCAGCGGGGCATCGTAGGCGCGGGCCTGCTCGAGCGCGGCGTCGAGTTCCGCGGCCTGCTCGATCGTGAGCCACATACTGACGACGTCGCCGCCGAGGGCGAGGTTCTCGGCCTCGACCCACACGTACGGGCGCCGGGTCGCGTCGGTCGCGGTGCGCAGGATCAGCCGGTGGTTCTGTCCGTCGGTGTAGCAGTACGGGTACGTGGGCTGCTCGAGGACGGCGGCGGTCAGGTCGTTGGGCATGGTCGTCTCCTGATGACGGACGGGCGGACGGGTCAGGCGGGCTGAGGGAGGGACAGGCTGGGGAGCTCGAGGGGCCACGGCCGGCGGCGGGCGAACTCGAGGCGGTCCGGCTTCCAGCGGCCGGAGTTGGGCTTGCGGCGGCGGGGCGTGACGTTCCATCGCATGGCGGTGCCTTCCTGGGCGTGCGGTGGTCAAGCGGCCTGGGTGTCGTTCGGGTCGGGCACGATGCGGAGGTGACGCGGGCGGGACTGCTCGCGCTCGCGGGTCTTCTCGGCGGCCACCTGGGCGGACCGCTGGCGCTTGCGCTGCGAGGCGGCATCCGGCAGACGCCAACCGGCCTGGGCGTCGGTCAGGGCGGCACGGCGCGCGGCCTGCTGCTCCTGGGTCGTCATCAGCGACTGTTGGGGCCGGGCCTCGCTGACGGAGTCGCCGAACCTGCCGGTCGGGATGGCCTCGGCCATGAGGCGCTCGTACGGCGTCATCTCGCATCTCCTGCCGGTTGTGCGGGTGGTGGAGCGGGGGCCGGGCGCGCGGCGGCGCCCGGCCGGGTGGGGCTACTTCTCCGGGGCGCGGCTGCACCTGCACTTGTGGCTGCAGCGCTCGCAGTCCTCGCAGATGTCGTGCGGGCAGCAGCCGCACGGCAGGCGGCGGCTGGGCGGCAACGTGCAGTGGTGCGCCGCGTCCTCCTCGGCGGCCGCGTCGACCTGGTCCAGGCGGGCCACGGCGGCGCGCACGGCGTCGGCGTCGGCGAGCGTCTCGGCCCGCACCGCGACCTCGTGGGCGTCGAGCATGGCCTTCGCCTGGTCGTGGTAGACCGGCCCGCCGGCCACCGGGGCGACGAGGTGGTTGAAGATCGGGCGGCGGGTCTCCCGGGACGGGCTCTGCGGCGCGGCGCCCAGCTCGTCGGCCACGTGGTCGAGCCACATGGCGGACGCGAGCACGCCCGTGTGCGTGTTCTCGTGCGCGGTGTCCGGCAACTGCAGCTCCCGCGAGCGCAGATACCGGGCGGCCATGCGCAGAACGCGGGCGTCCTGCTGGGTAAAGACGGGGTCCATCGGTGTCCTTCCTCGGACGTGAGTGGTGGAAGTGCCGGGCCGCCTGGGGGAACGTCGCGGCCCGGACGGCTGTGTCAGAACAGGCCGGACTGTCCGGCGGCCTCGAGCGCCAGGCGCTCCGTCTCGGAGGCCTGCTCGGCCTCCTGGCGGCGGATCTGCGCCACGAGCGGGGCCTGTCGCTGCGCCTCGGCCGTCTTGCGGGCCTGGAGCTCCGCGGACGTCGCCCAGCGCGTCATCACCTCGTGGTCGGCGAGCTCGGGCACGTCGCCCAGCGCGGTGCACTTGACGTGCGGGCTCTCGAGACGGCCGGTGACCTCGGCCAGGGTCCGGAGCCAGTTCGGGCCGTACGCGCCGACGATGACGACGAGCGTCCCGGCCGCGTCGAAGCCCTGCCGCAGGGAGAACCCGTCGGCCTCGTGCCGGTCGGGCCCGCCGGCCTTCTGCTCGTAGACGTCAAGGCCGAGGTCGACCAGTCCGCCCTCGACGAGATGGCGGCGGATCGTCGACGTGCGCGTGGCTCGAGACATGGGTGTCCTCGCTTCGTGGTCTGGGCCGGTGCTCTCCGGCCCGGGGCGGTGCGCCCTGCTCCTGCGCCGGACGGGCCGGTTCAGGGGCGGAGCGCACCGCCCGCCGTGGGGTGGCGGGCGGTGCTGCGGGCGGGCTACGCCAGGGCGACGGTGACCAGGACGTCCGCGAAGTACGTGTCGGGGTGCTCGCCGTCGTTGATCTCGAGGCCCTGGAACTCCCAGTCCGCGGCGATGTCCGCGGCGAGCTCGGCGCGGCCCCTGCGCAGCGCGTGACCGTGGCTCACGGCCTCCACCGAGAACCAGTCGAGACCGGTGTCACGCAGCGACACCCACGCGGCGTTGGAGTTGTCGCCGACGCGGACGACCTCCGGCAGGATGCGGCGGATCTCGAACCCGGCCACCGGGCGGTCGGTGTAGACGACGGTGAAGCGGCGCAGCGTCTTGTGCAGGGTCAGGGACATGGGGTTCCTCACTTCGTGGTGGGGGGCCGGTGCTCTCCGGCCCCGGGGGTGGGGCGCCCACGGCGGGCGCCCCTGGGGAGCTGCTGCGGTCAGGCGGCGAGCAGAAGCTGGGGGTCGTCCGGCAGGCTGTTGAGGAGCGCGTTCCGCCATGCGATGGCGTACTTCGGGCAGTTGCCGCAGTGCACGTGCTTGCCGACACAGCCGGGCATCGGGGCCCGGTTCACCGCGTTGTAGGACCAGGCCATGGAGTCGGAGCTGTAGAGCTGGTGGGCGACGCGGCGGAGACCGGTCTTCTTGAAGCCGAAGCCGTGCAGGCGGATGCCCATGGACCAGACGGTTTCGATGATCCGGGCGGCCTCGTCGGTCTGCTGCAGGCGGCACACGGAGCCGATGCCGACGACGGGTTCGAGCGTGAGGTCGACGCCCACCTGGTCGTACAGGTCGATGCACCGCAGGTAGTCGTCGAGCGTGCGGCCCTGGATGACCGGCATCCACGGCAGCTCGGAGTCGAGCGTCATCAGGTTCAGGTACGACGCGACGGTCTTGATCTGGTGGTCGGCGATCGTGAGGCCGGTCTTCGCGAGGATCTCGTCCTCGCACATCCAGTCCTGAATGGCACACATGTCCATCAGGCCGATCTCGTCGTGGTACCGGCGCGCCGCCGCGGCGTACGTGTACGGCGAGACCGTCCAACGGCCGTGCTGCGACAGCTCCGTGAACCCGCGGGAGTCGAGCATCCACGGGGTGACGGCGCGCGGCAGGGTCTTACGGTCGGCCAGGCGCCCGTGGGAGACGCACAGCGGGATGCAGTCGTTGCCGAACTCTTCGCGGGCGAGCCAAGACGGCTGGTGCGTGCCCAGGTACGTCACGCGGTCGAAGTCGGCGAACCAACGGCGGTCGGCGTAGACGGGCGCGGGGCGCTTTGCCTGGGGCTGCGCATTCGCCGCCGGGGCGGGAATGTCGAAGAGTGCGGCATTGGCCATGGTGTTCCTCGCTTCGTGGTCCGTTGGCGGTGCTCTCCGCCAACACGAGGAATAGTACACCCTGGGCAACACGTGGGGTAGGGGTACGGGGAAACGGAAGCGGGGGACCGCCCACCAGGACGACCCCCCGCGGTGCGGGCCGGCTCAGCCCTCCGGGGTCAGGAACACCGCGGCCCGGCCGTCGTCGTAGCGCAGCCGCAGCGTCCGCCCGTCCGTATGCCGGTCCAGCCGCATCCCGTTCTCGGCGAGCGCCTCGGCCACCCTGTGCGCCACCTGGTCCCCGGGCACGGCCTGGCCCTCGACGACGTCGCCGACCGTGACCCGGTACGCCGTGCCCGGGTCGACGATCTGGGCCGCGATACCGGCGCGCTGGTGCTCCGAGTACACCGGCGTGCCCGCGGCTTCCCGTACCCACTCCCGCGGAGGCAGGGCGGGCAGGCCCAGGACGTCGGTCCAGCCGTCCAGCAGCCACACGGTGGTGCCCTCGACGGGTCCGCGCTTGCGGATGGCGGGCGTGCCGTCCATGCGGAGCCGGTCCCCCGTCACATGCACCGTGCCAGACGCCGGGTCGGACGCCATGCGGGCCGCGGTGATCCGGAGCTGGTACGGGCGGGCGTTCGGGATCCCCGACAGGGCCTCCGTCACCGTGATGGTCCGGCCCACCAGAGCGCGCACCGCCTCCGGCTGCTCGTCGAGGTCCTCGGGCTGTTCAGGCATCGTCGTCGTCTCCATCGGGAAGGGGTCGGGGGCCAGTCTGCCCGCGCCGGAGCGGGCCCGGCGCGGGCATGGGGTAGATCAGGCGGCCAGGCCGTACAACGTGACCTGACGGACGCGGTACTTGGTCGTCGCGGCCTGGCCGATGTGCACGGCCATCGCGGTCCCGGCCGGCGGCCGCGCGGCGGGTCCCTCGGCCTCCTCGAGCGCCTGGGCGCGTCGGATGATCTCCCGCATCGACAACCCCTTCTTGAAGTCGGCCCCGACGGTGACTTCGGTCCGGGCGTACGCCGCGGCGAGCTCCGGCACCCGACGGGCACCGTTCACCAAGTCGCTGTTGCACCCGAGGACACAGAAAACGCAGCTCAGGCGCCGGTTTCCCCAGTCGTATGCCGGGTGGTACGGCAGACGCGACCGGGCTATCTCCTGCCACACCTTCCGGTCGCTCCACGCGTGGATCGGGCGCCAGGTGACGACGTGCCGCTTCCCGTTGCTCGCCCCGCGGTTGATCTCCACCTCGGCGAGCTGCGCCCGCGCGGTGCTCTCCGCGGCCCGCTGGCCGATGCACTCCAGGATTCGCACGGGACGGCCCAGGTCGCCCAGCTCGGCGACCAGCCGCGTGTACAGGGTCCGGATCGGGCCCCGCTTCGCGTCCGGGGTGCACCAGCGTGCAGCACTCGACGGCCAGGCCGGGGCAACCTTCGCCGTGGCCGGGTCCTCGCCGCGCTCCCGCGCCTCCTCTTCGGCCTTCGCCTTCAGCTTGCCGTACCGGATCTCGACGCGGTCGAGGAGATCGGCGCCCTTCGCCTGGACCACCTCGAACCGGCGGACCCCGGCGAGCGCGGCCTGGAGCTCGGCGAGCTCGCGCGTCCCTTCCCACTCGACCCGGCCCAAGTCCGCGTGGACGACGACGACCTTGTGCAGCATCCCCAGGGCCTTCGCGCGCCGCACGACGTACGACAGCATCGCCTGACTGTCCTTGCCGCCACTGCTCGAGATGACGACCCAGTCCGCGTCTCGGATCATCTCGTCCGGCACGGTCGTCGACGGCTCGAGGGGCACGGACGCGTGCACCGTCTTCCGCCGCTTCGGCTTGGGCTTCGCCGGCGCTGCGACCACGGGGGCGGCGTGCGGGCTCTGGATGGCGGGGAGGTCGAACAGGGCGGCGGTCTGCATGGCGGGCGTCCTCGAGGGCGTGGAGCGGGCGGAGCGGGGCGGGGAGCGGGAGCGGGGGGCGCAGCACGGGCCGCGCCCCCTGGGGGGCCGTCAGCGGTACCAGTGGCCGAACTGGTTGCGGCGGGTCACGTACATCTCGGCGTGCTCCTCGTCGCGCCACTCGCACGGGGGCAGCGCGTAGCGGACGACCGCGCCGAACCGGCAGGTGGATACGACGGTCGCCGTGTCGCCGTCGTGAAGGGTGATCACGTCGCCGGTCTCCAGCCCCAGGAAGTCCGGGGTCGGCGCGCTCGCTTCGTTCCTCCACCAGGCGCCCCACGCCTTCGGCGCGTGCGGGGACCTCGAGAGCGGCGCGAACTGGTCGCCGGGCCGGTAGTCGATCCACTCGATGGTGTCCGCCTTCGGGCTGTACAGGTGCTCACGGTCGTACGCGGCCGGGACGCTCGAGACGGGCAGCTCTCCCAGGGCGAGCGGCCTACGGGCCTTCGCGGGGGCCGGGGCGGCGGGGACGACGTCGAACAGGGCGAGGGTCTGCATGGGGGTCCTCCAGGACGTGAGGCGGGCGGAGAAGGGGGCTGAGGGGCCGGGGCGCACCGTGCGGGCTGCGCCCCGCCCCGGGGGGAGCTGCTAGCCGTTCCAGGCCGCGCGGATGTCGGCGACGAACTTGGCGGCCGCGGCGGTCGCGCTCGCCGGGTCGGCGTTCGGGTCGCACCGGTGGATGACGGCCTCGGCCGCGCCGTTGTTGAACCGGATCTGCCAGGTACCGGCCCAGTGCTCCATGGGCGCGTCGACGAACACCCAGTCCTCATGGGCCTCGTAGATGAAGGCGACGAGCTGGGGCGTCCCAACGCCGGGGAAGTCGCTGCCGGTCACGGGGATGACCAGCCACGAGTTACCGGCGTCCTCGTCGGCGTGCGCGGTGATGCCGTGCTCGGCGAGCGCCGCGGTCATCCGCTCGCGGGCCGTGGGCGCCGGGGGCGTGAGGATGAGCCGCGCCAGACGCTCCCGGCCGGTGCGGTCGCACTCCCGGAACTCCTCCACGGTCCAGCCGGCCACCCGGAACAGGTCGGCGTACTCGTGGATGGTCCGCTCCTCCTCGGCGGCGTCCACCGTGGCGGGCTGGTGCTCGCGGCGGAACCCCAGCACCACCTCACCGGTCTCGCGGCGCGGGTCCAGGTCGGCCCCGGCGCTGATGCACTGGTCCCGGTCGTTGAACGCGGCGAGCGGCTGCCCGTCGTGGGTAAGCAGGCGGACGGCCGCCTTCACCTGGGGCACGTCGGTGCTCTCGGGCAGGCAGCCGAAGGAGTACGGCGCGGCCTCGCCCGCCAGACGCATGAAGACCAGTCCACCCGCCCCGGGAGTTGCCGCGCGCACCTTCGGGTCCTCGTCGGCGGCCTTGAGCGCCCGCTCGTACGTGTCGGCCTTCACCTGGCTGATCAGGTTGCCCTCGCGGTCCTTGATGGCCCACCAGCAGACGGACTCGACGGGGGTGGTGGCGGTGTTCGGCATGGCGGAGTTCTCCTCGGTGAGGCGTGGCGAGCTGGGGGAGGGTGCCGGGGCGCGGCGCGTACGGTCGCGCCCCGGCGGTAGGGACCGGACCGGTCAGACGACGTCGGTGGCGGTGAAGTGGTCGGCCAGGCCGCGACCGGCGCGCTCGGCCTCCAGGCGCACGGCGGCGTCGTACACGGCCTCGATCACCGCGCGGGTGTCGTGGTCGACGACGTACCACTTGCCGCCACGGCCGCCCGTCCAGAAGTCGAGCGCGTACCGGGTCGCCAGGGTGGCGGGCTCCAGGTACTCGACGACGCGGATGGTCTGGCCCCACGCGCCGTCGGCGGCACGGATGCCGGACTCGCGCAGGACCTTGCCGCCCGCGATGTTGAAGGCGTACGCCTCGTGCTGCTCGCGGGGGACGGTGGTCGTGTAGATCCGGTGGTGCATGACGGCGCGGGGCTCGCCGTACTGCTCGGTCAGCTCCCACCAGGGCTTCATGGCGGCCTCTACGGGGGCAACGCTCATAGGGGTGTTCCTCCTTCGTGGTCTGGCGGGTGCTCTCCCGCCAACACAGAGAATAGTACACCCTGGGCAATGATGGGTAGGGGTTCCCCAGGAAAACCCACGGGTGATGGCCCCGGGATTCCCTCCGGCTGTGCATTCGGGGGAGTCCCGGGGCTCTACCTGCCCGGGGGAGCTGCTACGCGGCCGGGGCGTACCGCCGGCGCTCGGCGTCCACCGACGGGATGACGACGCGAGTGATCCCGTCGGCGAACCGCTCCGCCATCGGCCGCGGCTTCGGCCACGGGGCACGGCGGGGCTTCACCGGCATGGGCGGGGGCACCACCAGCGGCGGCCGGGCCACCGACACGGGGAACAAGCCCTCCTGTCCGTCCTGCTCGGCCCGCACGGCGTCCACCTCGTCGGCCTCCCGCAGCACCGCGGCGTGAGCCTGCTCGAACAGCTCCACCCGCTCCGCCTCCAGGCGCTCCGCCTCCATCCGGGCGGCCTCCGCACGGGCCAGGCGCTCCGCCTCGGCGACGACCGCGGGCACCATCCGCGCCCGGAGGGCCGTCACCGCGCTGTCGTCGGCCTGCTCGAGGTCCACACCGCCCACGGCGGCCCACACCTCCTCGGCGACGGCCCCGTGCTGCTCCCACAGCGGCCGGGAGCTGCTCCGCGCCTCCACGGGCCGCGTACGGGCCCCCAGACGCTGCGCCAGGGCGTGCAGGACGTCCGCGCGGAACTCCCGGACCCGCACGCGCATCGTCGACGCGTCCTCGTACTCCAGGAACGCCTCGGCGGCCGCGGAGCGCTTCCACACGCCGAACACACGGACCGCCCGGGTCGCCAGGGCCTCCACCTCGTCCAGGACCCGCTCGAGGGCCACCAGGTACCCGGCGACCGCCCGCGCGTCGCCCTGCACCGTCAGCCGCCGGTCGTCCAGGCCGCCGTACCGCTCATCGGTCCCGCACATCTCCTTGTAGTACGACCACCGGGGGTTCAGCTTGAAGGGGGTCGCCGCCTCCACCCCGTGGACGTCGGCCAGGGCCCACGCCACGTCGTGGTGCTGCTTCGCCCGACGCTTCGACGCCGCGGGGAACGCCAGGTCGACGGTGAACCGGCCCGGGGCCGACTCGTACGGGCGGGGGAACTCCACATGCGCGCTCATGCGCTCTCTCTTTCGTGGTGCGGCGGTGCTCTCCGCCGCGGGGGGAACCGGCCCGCGAACACGGACCGGAGACAAGGGGGACGACTCAGCCGCGGCGCAGCGCACGGGCCACACGGACCAGCCAGCACGCGCGCCGGCTGCCGCGGTACTCGTACGCCCGGACCATCGCGGCGACCGTCCGCGGGTCCGGCGACTGGTGCCACTCCACGGTGAGGACCAGACGTTCCCGCAGCTCCTCATTCGGCCGCTCCAGGGCGAGCGTCGCCCCGGCCGGGGTGATCTGCCAGAGCATCCACACGCGGTCTGTGTCGTACGCGCGCTGCCGGGTGTCCGTCGACCGCGCCGGGCGCAGACCCAGCAGACCGGCGACCGCGTCCGTGAACGCCACGAACGACTTCGGGCCGGGCAGATGCGACGGAAGCCAAGGGGGCAGAGGCATGACGGGCTAGAACCTTCCTCGGAGCGCCCCGCAGCGCCCCGACGCACCGGACGACCGGGCAGGGGCTGACAGGGCTTGGAGAGCGGGTTTCTGGACTTTCTGGACCGTCCACACGCGCGCGGGCGTGTAAGGCGGCTCGAGGGGCTCGAGGGGTGCCGCCCGACCCGTTCGGCCGGGCGGCACCGGTGGCCGACTCAGGCGGACGCGTACGTCACGGGGACGTCGACGCGGAACATGGCGGCGAGCACCTTGCGCGCGTTGGCGGCGGCGTCCTCGCGGCCGTCCCGCTTGCGGAAGTTGACGACGATCGGCGGGTGCGCCGGGCAGTGCCCGAGTGCCGTGTCGACTCCGGCGGTGATCCGGGCGGTGACGTTCCATCCGCTGCGGGCGTCGCTGCGGCAGACGACGCGGACGGTGGGCGTGCCGGTCTCGATGGCCTGCAGCTCCTCCGGGGCGGCGTCGGCGGCGTTGTAGGCCTGGGCGGCGGTGCGGATGGTGTCGGCGGTGGCGGGCATGTCCGTGCCGTGGATCCGGTGGGCGTGCGGGGCGATGGCCAGGATCACCGCGCGGGCCTGCTCGACGGCGGCGCGCGCCTGGTCGTGGGCGGCGTTGCGGGCGGGGAGGGTGCTGGCGGTGCGCAGCGACTCCCACGCGTCCTCGACGGCGCCGCGCGCCTCGACGATCGCCAGGTGCTGCTCGCCGGGCGCGTGCTTGCCCAGGGTGAGCAGGTGGCGGCCGAGGTCCTCGAGGTCGCGGGGCGCGGAGACGGACACGGTGGCCTCGTAGGCGGCCAGCGCGGCGTACAGGGTCCCGGCGGCGGGGGCGGGGTCCTCGGCGGCGACGGTGCCGAACACGGCGTCCAGGGAGGCGCGGGTAACCATCAGGTGCATGTCCGGCGGGAAGGTGCTGCCGGTCGTGCTCTCGTCGTGGCTGCGGAACGTCCAGGTGGGACGGACCCAGGGCGCGCCGGGGCCGACGAACGCCGTGACGGCGGAGACGGTGCGGGTCTCGCCCATGTGCGCGTGGATCACGTCCATGCCGGGGCGGATCATGTCGGCGCGGACGGGGAGCGCCGAACCGTCGGCGATGGCCTGGAAGGTCTCGGCGTAGTACGCGGCCAGCTCCGCGTCGATGTCGCCGGTCAGTTCGGCGTCCGTGGGGCGCTCCGTCGGGGTGGGGAACGTGTCGCCGGGGGTGGCGGGGCGCAGGTACACGGTCCGGCCGTCGCGGTAGACGATGTGGGCGGTCGACTTGCACGCGGACATCCGCTTGACGGTGCGCTTCACCAGCGGCTGCATCATCGCGGCGTTGATCTCGTCCAGGGCCTGGCGGGTCGGGATGATCTCGGTGGGGCCGTCGTTGACGATCCGGACGTGCTGGCGCTCCTCGGCGGGCGCGGCGGCGGGGGCCGGCTGCGGGACGTACCGGCGGTTCTCCACGACGATGGCGCGGTCGGCGGGGTCCTGGTGGAACGGCTGCCGCTTGAAGCGCAGGTTCGACACGATCTTGCGGACGTGGGCGGCGGGGATGCCGTCGTGCTTGCGCTCCTCGCCGACGTACACCGCGTGCGGCGCGTCGACGACGTCGTCGGTGGTGGGCAGCGCCTCCAGCTTCGCGGGGGGCTTGCTCCACAGGCGGATGGACACCGGCTCGACACCGCGCAGGCGCATCGGGGACAGGCGGTTGGACAGGCGCACGGAGATCGCGTCGGTGAGCTGCTTATCCCAGCCGCGCGGGTCGCGGTCGCCGCCCTCGACGATCTCGTCACGCAGGGCGTGCACCTCGTCGGTGGTCATGTGGTGGAGCTGCTCGCGGATGGCCCAGTACCGCTCATCCGGCGTGAAGATGACGCGGACGCGCTCCGACTCGGCGTCCCGGCGGATGATGCGGCGGACGGTCTCCTTGTTCGCCTTGCCCTGCTCCTTGTCGGCGTCGCGGCTCATCACGGCGTCCACCAGGTCGTGGGTGACGACGCGGCCGTTGTGCAGCGTGGCAGCGATGAAGACCTGAAGCGCCATTCCTTCGGCGCGGTCGGTAGCAGTCAGCATCTGGGGTTCCTCCGGTTCGTGGTCTGGCCGGGGATGCTCGCCCCGGCCCCGCCTTAGTGGCGTCCGCTGACCGTACCGCCCTCCCCTCGAATACGCAACCCAGGGCAATCGGAGAGTGTGAAGAGCTCGAGAGTTCGTGGCGCTCACCTGGGTATCTCGAGGAATCTCAACGCGGGGGGTTGCGTCAAATTGCCTTGGGTGTACTGTTCTTCTCAGCGGTTCACACCGCAGCCCCGGAGAGCACCGGGGCGAGACCACGAAACGAGGAACACCCGATGATCACTAAGGCCACCGACACCCCCCGCGCCACCGTCACCCTGGAGAAGGACCCCACCGCCATCGTCTGGTTCCTGGCCGTCGTCACCGACATGGCCACCCCCGCCGCCCGGGTCCACGAACTGATCGTCACCTTCGAGGCCTCGTACGACTCCCAGGTGGAGGCGGCGCACCGCCTGGCCGAGACGATCGACGGCGCCACCGTGGAGATCCTGTTCGCCGGTGACCGGTCCGAGGCGTACGGCGTGGCCCGCACCGGCCAGGACTTCGACGGGATGCTCGACCTGTGGCTCGCCCAGCAGCCCCCGGCCGTGTGCATCGAACAGATCGTCTGACCTCCCCCGCACCCGCACCGCCCGCCATCCCCCCTGGCGGGCGGTGCGCCCCGCCCCCGGGGCCGGCTGTCTGGCCGGAACGGGCGCAGGGCGCACCGCCCCACACCGTCCCGGAGAGCACCGGGGCCCGGACCACGAAGGAACACCATGCGCAGCTTCCGCCTCTCGGCCGTCCTCACCCGCCGCCCCCGCCCGGTCGTGATCGCGCTCGCCGGACTCGCCGCCACCGTCGCCGCCCTGGTCGCCACCTACGGCGGCACCTACAGCGGCGCCAACGCGGGCGCCACCCTCGGCCCGGCCGGTTGCTTCGTCGGCATCGAGTGGCGCGGTGAGCCGGGCGTGTACGGCTCCTGCACCGGCGCCGACACGGACGCCGCGCCGCAGCCGACCCCCGCCCCGGCCCCGGTCGCCCCGGCCGCCGACGACGTCGTCACCGCGTACAACGCCGGGTGGAAGGCGGGCGTCGACGCCCTCGGCAACGGGACCACGCCGACGTACCCGGACGTCGTCGGCGACGCGAACGACCCGGGCACCGTCGCGTGGGCGGACGGCTGGATCGACGGCCAGGCGGACGCCCTCGGCGACGACAACCGCGACGGCCGGATCGAAGAGGACGAGTCCGGGTGGGACTGCCACCGCATGGGCAACCGCGTGTGCGGCGCGCAGCGCGACGCAAGCCACACCAGCCGCTGACCTACCCACCGCCCCGCCGGGGCGCGCGCCCCGCGCCCCGGCCCCCTTCGCCCCGGAAGGCACCGCACGCCATGCCCAGCGCCCCCCTCACCCCCGCCCAGACCGCCCAGCTCGGCGACGCCGTCGGCCGGATCGCCGCGTACGCCGCCCGCTCCCTCGTCGACACGTACCCGCACCTGAACCTCGAGCAGCTCGTCGAGACGTTCACCCGCCCCGTGGCCATCGACGGGACCGCCCGCCGCTACCTGGCCGCCCTCGAGAGCGGCGCCACGCCCGCCGACGCCGCCGGGCGCGCCGGGGTCGCACTCATCCGCGCATGGGCGGACGCCCGCCTTGCCGCCCAGGCCGCCGCCCAGGCCGCCCGCACCGCCTGACCTACCCGACCACCCCCGCCGGGGCGCCACGCCGCGCCCCGGCCCCGCACAACCCCGAGAGGACACCACGCCATGGCCCGGAAGATGAGCGCCACCGAGCGAGCCGCCCGCGACGTCGTGAACAAGTACGTCCGCGACGGCCTGATGGAGCGCGGGCAGGCCAACCGCGCGATCCGCGACGGCCTGCACATCGCCGAGACGACCGTTCGCCGCGAGTACGTCGAGAAGGGGTGGGGCTCCGCCCTGTACTACGGCGGGAAGGTCGCCGCGGCCCGCGAGGATTTCGACGCCGCCCGGCCCGGCTCCATCGCCCAGCGCGTGAAGGGAACGCGGCTGCTGGCCACGGAGATATACGCGGCCGTGTTCGCCGTCGTGGAGGCCGAGGAGGGCCCCCGCGAGGGCGCGGAGCAGCTCACCCCCGGCCAGGCCGAGGAGGTCATGGCCACCGTGCGCGACACCGCCCGGGAGCTGCGCGAGGAAGCGGCCGCCCCCGCCCGCCGGTTCACCACCGCTGCCTGACAGCCCGCCCCGGCCGGGCGCCCCTGCTGCGCCCGGCCCCGCACCCGGCACCGTCCCGAGACAGGAGAGACCCCGTGAGCACTGCCCCCGACTGGTTCACGATGAGCCGCGCCGACTTCGACCCGACCGCCACGCTCGCCCTGGTAGAGGCCCGCGACGTCACCCGCCGCGTGGAGGCCGTGGAGCACGCGAACGGCACCGACGCCCTGTTCGGGGACGAGCCGCGCCCCGCCCGCCCGACCCGCCGCAAAGCGCCGGCTGTCGCGGCCGGACCGGAGGCCGACGCCCTGTTCTGACGGGCGGGAACAGTACGCCGAGGGCAGCGCGCCCGATCACCTCCGGGATGGTCGGGTGCGTTCCCATCTGCGGAAACTCGGATTTGATCAGGTGAAGTGTTCCCCCAGGGGTTGCCCAGGGTGTACTATTCAGGGGTTGGCGGAGAGCACCGCCGACAGACCACGAACTGAGGGAGCACCCCATGGCATCTGCCCGCACCGTCCTCCGCAACCGCGTCCGCGACAACCGCGCCGCCTCCCGCGCCCGCCGCGCCACGGCCCGCGCCGCCCGCGCCGTCCGCGTCTCCGCCCGCTCCATCACCACGCACGTCATCGCCACCGGCGCCGACACCGCCACCGTGAAGGGCGTCGTCAAGGCGCTGCAGGGCGTCGCCAAGACCGCCCGCGCCAACGGCCTCAAGGGCAAGCGGGTCCGCATCCGCCGCACCGCCCAGGGCTTCAAGCGTCACGCCGTCACCGCCTACCGGTACACCCGCGCCCAGGTCGCGCAGATCGCCGCCGCCTACAAGCCGCGCAAGGCCGAGTACAAGGCCATCCGCGCCGCGCTGATCGCCGCCTGACCCCACCCCTGAACCGCCGGGGCGCGGCCCTCCCCCGCCGCGCCCCGGCCCCCCGCTCGACACACCGGAGACGAGACACCGTGACCAGCACCGCCGCATACCGCCAGGCCGCACAGCGCGCCCGCACCATCGCCGAGATCGCCCGCGACCGCTTCGCCGACGGCCCGATCCGCGCCGCCATCCTCACGATCGCCGCGTCCATGGACGAGGCCGCCCGCGAACTCGACGCCGCCGCGATCACCGCGCCCGCCGAGGTGCCCGACTCGGCCGCCATGGAGGTGTTCATGGCCGAGCAGTACGCCGTGGACTGCCCGGCCGCCCGGTTCCCCGCCCTGATGGGCGAGTACGTCCTGGCGCCGATCGGCGGCCGCACGCTGCCCATGCCCGACGCGCTGCGCCCCCTCGACGCCGCGCACGCCGTCCGGGAGACGGACCTGGTCAACCGGCTGGAGCAGCTCCACGCGGACACCGCTTGGCAGGCCGACTACCCGGACCAGTGGCTGCGCACCGTCCTGATGGTCTGGCAGAAGCACATGCGCCTGGCCGACGAGGTCCGCGTGCACAACGGCCGCCCCTGCAACCAGCGCTGACCGCCCGTCCGCCGGGCGGGGGCGTCACAGGATGCGCCCGCCCGGCGTACTACCCGACGAGAGCACGTCGGGCCCGACCACACACCGGAGGAACACCCTCGTGGACGACATCGCCCGGGACCCGGGCAACGACTCCTCTGCGGAGCGCTGCGCCGCCTACGCCCGCCCGGCCTGGGAGCTGTACGCCGCCGCGCACGAAGGCGTGACCCTCGCCGACCTGATCAGCGACCTTCTGCACCTCGCCGACCGGCTGCCCGACGAGCAGGACAAGGGCGCTGACGCCATCCTCGCCCGCGCCCTGCGCGACTACGACGCCGAGCGCCCGTAGAGCCGTCGCGCCCCGGGGCCCGGACGTACGAGCCGCCCCGGGGCGCGACGCAAGCCCCACCCGAACGACCCAATGCCCCGGCCGGAGAGCACCGCGCCGGAACCGCCACCACGAAGAGAAGGAACACCCGACAGTGACCGTGCCCGCAGTCGCCCACGCGACCACCGCCGCCCCGCTCGCCGCCCTCCTGCCCGCCCGCCGCCGCAAGCCCTGGACCGTCGGCCCCGCCCCGTACGGCATCCGCAACCACGCCGCCACCTCCCGGATCACCGACGGCCGCCGCGCCCTGCTCGTCGTCGAGGAGGGGAACCGGGTGGAGCTGTACGCCGAGCGCCCCGACATGTTCCCCGTCACCCCCGACGCCGTCGCCGACTCCACCGACCCGGCCTCCGTCGCCACGCTCGCCGCGCGCGCCCTGCGCTGGATCCTGCCCAGCCTCGACGCCGACGCCACCCACGCCATCGCCAAAGAGGGGGGATGGCAGCAGGTCGAGCACCACAAGGGCACCGTCCTGACGGAGTTCGGGTTCCACCTGATCGACCACGGCGCCCACCCCCGCAGCGTGATGCGGACCGACGGGCCCGGCCTGACGTGGACGGCCAACAGTGGCGCCGAGTGGGGCGTGTGGACGTACGGGGTCGCCGCGAACTTCCACCTGACCTACGAGGGCCCCGTGAGCGGCCTGTACGGCGCGCTGCCGGTCCTGCTGCCCCCGCTGGGCGCCCACACCTCCACGGACGCCGGTAGCCCGTTCACGCGCCACCTGACCGACCGGTTCCCGCAGCTCCACCCGGTCGACGCCGACGAGGTCGAGTTCGGCGGCTACCAGGACCTGCACGGCTGGATCGCGCTTCCCTCCCGCGCCGAGCTGGGCGACCCCGTCGACGACGACACCCCCGTCTGCGCCCAGGTCGGCCCCGTGGGCGTCGACTTCCTGCTCGCCGCCGCCGCGCACCTGTCCTGACCCTCCCTCGCCCGGCCGCGCCCCCGCCCCTCCGCCGGGGGCGCGGCCCCCTCGAAAGGCCCCACGACATGAGCACCGTCACCGCCCCCGCCCGTCCCACCTGCCGCGCCCAGACCCTCGCCGAGCACGTCGCCGCTCTCCTGCCGCAGCGAGCCGGCGTTCCGTGGACCGTCGAGCCGTACACCGCCTGGTGGACCGTCCGGTACCCCGCCGCCCGCCTGGTGCAGGGCAGGCGCGCCCTGGTCCTGGTGGCGCGCACCTGGGACACCGAGATCGGGTGGCAGCTCCCCGGCCGTGAGCCGACCCGCCCGGATCTCCGGATCGACCGCACGGCCCCGGCCGCCGTCGCCCGCGACGTGCTGCGCCTGGTGCTGCCCGTCGTCGACGACGAAGCCGCCCACGCCCTCGAGGACGGCGCCCGTGCCCGCCGCGGAGCGCTCGTCGAGATCGGCACCGCGATGCGCGCCCAGGGAGCTGCCACGTACGAGCGGGCCGGTCTCCTGGTGAACACCGCGTGCATCGTGTGGTCCTCGAGCGGGCTCCGCTACTCGGCCACCCTGCACGGCACCAACCCCGTGGCGTCCGTCCAGATCCAGGGCCCGGTGCGCGCCCTCGAGCGGGCCGTCTCGCACTTCCTGCCCGCGGCCGCGTCCGGCCGCCCGATCATCCCGGCCGGGATCCGCGGCCGCCTCGAGCGGCGCATGGCCAACGTCCTCGCCCGGCATGGCCACGTCGAGCAGCTCGACGGCAAGGGCCTCGCGTTCGGCGAGAAGTCCGGCCCGTACGGGCACGTCGCCCCCGCCCCCGACTCGGCCGCCCGCGCCCACGACAACACGCTCGCGTCCGTCGACGTCCACGGCGTCGGCGTCGACTTCCTGCTCTCCCTCGCCCCGCACCTGGCGCGATGACTTGCCGCGCCCCGGGGGCCGGATCCCGGGGCGCGCCCCTTCCGGAAGGACACCCTGTGACCACCGCCCCGCTGTCCCCGATCGCCGACCTGTTCGCCGCCGAGGACAAGGCCCGCCAGGTCGCCCGCGACATGCTGCCGCTCCTCGCCGCGACGCTCCGCGCCCAGTTCCCGACCGGCGCCCACCTCGCCCTGTACCGCGGCCCGGACGGAGAGCTGAGCTACCACTCCGTGCGCGATGCCCGGGGTACGGCCGTCTTCACGTTCGCCGAGTGCTGGTGGAAGGCTGGCCCGTTCCCGCGCCCGGTCCCGGCCGACGTCGCCGCCCTGTGGGGCGACCACGACCCCACCTCGCCCGCCGTGGTGCTGTCGATGATCCAGCAGGTCGACCAACACGGCGTCCTGTCGTTCCTCCCGGCCGCGGCCATGTGGCCGGGCGAGGAGGACCTGGACCTGACGCCCGTCGGCCTCCCGCTCGCCGAGCCGGAGCCGACGCGCCCCTAAACCGCCCGCGGGCGGGCCCCTGCAACAGCTCGGGGCCCGCCCGCGTTCCTTGCTGCGCCTGGCCTTCCCGGGGCCGCCGCCCGCATCGAGGAGATCCCCAAGTGAGCCGCCACTCCCGCACCAAGCCCAACCGGCACGACCGCCAGGCCCGGCACGCCGGGTTCGACGCGCTGCTGCCGCGCCTCAAGCGGGGCACGCTCACCCGGGAGGAGGCCGCCCTCCTGGCCGCGTACGTCCTCGAGGAGCGGCGCCTGGGCGAGAAGACCCGCCGGTCCCTGACCGCCACGACCCGGAGCCTCGCCGCGCACCGGGAGGCCGCCGACGCCGCGATACGGGAGGCCGAGGAGACGGGCGAGCTGCACCGTGTCGCCGTCGCCGAGGCACTCGACGCGCCGTCCGACAGTCCGTGGACCGCACTCGTCGGCCGCGCCCGGGACGCGCAGCACTGGGCCGGGCGTGCCCGGAGCGACGTCGGGCAGGCCGAGCAGCTCCGCGAGCAGTTGCGCCGGTCGGAGGAGGCGCGGGCAACGCTGCGGGGGCGTCTGGCCGAAGCCCTGGGGCGCGGCCGGCTGCGGGTCGAGTGCCTGACGGGGGACCCGGTCGCCCTGGGCCGGATCGTCGCCGACAGTCTCCGGCGCTCACCGCAGCATCTCGGCTGAGACACCCCAGGAACCCCAGGAACGCGCAGCCCATGGCAACGGGCTGCGCGTTCCTGCTGTTCCCACACACCACCATTGCCCAGGGTGTACTATTCGGCGTGTTGGTGGAGAGCGCCGCCGACGAGGACCACGAACGAAGAGGAACACCAGATGCGGACCCTGCCCCCCGCGGTCGCCACCGCCGTTCACATCGCCACCCTCGCCCGCAAGAACGGCCTGCCGATCCCGCCGAAGGTGTACGCCGTCCTGGAGGCCGCCGCGAACCCGTGGCCCGCCGAGTGGCTCCTCGCCCCGCTCCCCGGCGACCCGATCCGCGTGGTCGAGCTGTTCGCCGGTCCCGGCGGCTGGTCCGAGGGCCTCGCCGTCGTCCTCGGCGTCAAGGTCGACGCCGTCGGCGTGGACCTCTCCAAGGACGCCTGCGCCACCGCCCGCGCCGCCGGACACCGCCGCATCTGCGCCGACATCACCACCCTGGACCCCGAGCACTACGCCCTGCGCCACACCCGCGGCCTGATCGTCTCCCCGCCGTGCCCCTCGTTCTCCCCGGCCGGGAAGCACTCCGGGCTGGAGGAGGCGAACATCTTCACCCTGTGCCGCGTCCTCGCCCAGACCTCCGAGGCAGGCGGCTTCCTCCCCGGCAACGAGCTGGACGACTGGTGCGAGGGCTGCGACACCTGCGACGAGCTGGGCTACCACGACGGGTTCGCCCCGCGCTCCGGCGTCACCTGGGACGAGCTGCGCTCTCAGCTCGCCCCGCTCACCGACCCCCGCATCGGCCTCATGGCGGAGCTGCTGTTCTGGGCATTCGGCATGCAGGCCGCGGGCGCGCCCCTCCAGTTCGTCGCGATGGAGCAGTCCAGCCGCCTGCCGCAGCAGATCCTCGACGACATCCGCCTGGAGCTGCGCGGCGGCCAGGAAGAGGGAGAGTGGTACTGGAGCACCGAGGGCATCCTCGAAGCCTCCGAGTTCGGTCTCGCCTCCCGCCGCGAGCGGGTGTTCTTCCTGGCCTCCCGCCGCCTGGCCTACCTGCCCACGCCCGCCGAGGACGTCCACCGGACCACGATGGCGCAGGCCCTCGGCTGGAAGGAGGGCGAGCGGATCAACACCCGCGGCGTCCGCCCGATCGACCCGGCCACCGGCCGCGCCAAGGGCGGGAACGAGTTCTCCGCCGACAAGCCGTCCAACTGCCTCACCGGCAAGGCCCGCACCTGGAAGCGCGTCAGCGACGGTCTGCGCCTCACCCCGAACGAGGCCGGTCTCCTCGTCGGCTTCCGCCGCTCGTACCCCGGTGAGGGTTCCCGCACGAGCGTGTTCCAGCAGCTCGCCGACGTCGTCCCCCCGGTGATGGCGGCGCGGGTGCTCGCCCAGTTCTTCGACGTCGACGGGGAGGCCCTGGCCGCTGACTACCTGTGCCAGCTCTACCGGCTGCACGAGTACCTCGACGCCGAGGACTACGACACGGTGGCCTGACCCACCGGCCGCCCGGCCCCCGCCCTCACCGGCGGGGGCCGCCGTCGTTCCCGGCCCCGTGCAACAGCCCGCCGCCGTACACCGTTCCCCCGGTCATGAGCCTGCCGATACCGCCCCACGCCGCGCCGTACGCCCCGTTCGCCCCACCCGTGACCCTCAGCGCCACCGTCACCGTGAACGGCCTGGAGATCGGCGCGCAGGAGTGCGTGGACCCCCACGCCTGGGCCGCCATGTCGACCGACCCGGCCGCCGTCGCCGCGTACGAGCGCCTCGTCCTGCAGCGCCTGGGCGCCGCCCTGGTGAAGCACCTGGCCCCGGCCGTCACCGTCGACGTCCCCGCCGTGCCGGTCCGGGCCGATCGTCAGACCGCCGACGTACGCTCCGAAGCATGAGCACCCCCACCCCTTCCCCGGAGGAGACTCCGTTCGATCCGCACGCCTTCCCCGTCGACCTGGTCGACGCGCAGCGCGAGCTCGCCGAGGCGTACACCGCGCTGCACACGCTGCAGAAGCGGCTCCCCTGGTCCCGGGAGCCTCACCCCGGATGGCCGGACGTGGAGGACCGGGGCAGGGAGCGAGCCGGCCGCGCGGCCTCCCCCGGCTGGGACCCGGCCGACGCCGCGGCGTACGACAAGCTGTGGGAGGACCTGCGGGAAGCGGCGGCCGTGGTCCAGGGGCACCGGTGGTGGAGTACCTGCCGGGTCAACGGGCTCGAGGGCGCGGCCCTGGTCGACGTCCGCCAGGCCCTCAAGACCGCGAAGGGCGCCGTCCCGGCCGCCCTCGAGCGCGCGGACGTCACCGCGGCCGCCTGACCGGCGTTCCTGTCCGACCGGCCCCCAGAGCGGGGAAGGGGTACAGGGCGGCCCACACGGGGCGCGCCCCCGCTCGAGAGGGGCCCACCGTGGCTCTCCCCGTCCGCACCTACCTGGTGACCAACGCCCGCGCCCTGTTCGGCCCGGGTGCGCGCATCGTCGTCCGCAGCACGGCCCCGGCCGGTGCCGTCGTCGACGACGTCTTCCGCGGCCGCGCCATCCGCGTGGAGCTCACCGACACCCCGCTGCCCGCGTACGGCGACGTCTACGCCGCGGAGCTGCAGCTCCCCCGCCTGTAGCCGGAACGCCCCTGCGGCCCTGTCAGCCTCCGGCAGGGCCGCGCCGGGGCATGTCCCCCTGCCGCTCCTCGTCGACGCCCTGGGATGGCGCGGAGTCGCTCCGGCGGGCCACGCGCAACCCCGGCTGTGGCCACTGGTACGTGAGGATCCGGACCGTCGTGTCCCCGTGCAGGTCGACCTCGACCTGGTAGCGGGTGCTGCCGTCGGCCCAGGTCTGCCGCGCCACGACCGGCGCGTTCCGCCACTTCCCGCCGGACATCACCTGCAGCGCCGGGCGGTCCGTGCGAGGCCACGTCCACACCTCCGGCCGCGGCCCGTCTTCCTGGCGCCACGGCCGGGCCGGTACCGCGTCCGGGATCTCTGCCATGCCTCCGACTGTAGGCAGCGCGCGACGCAAGGCGTAGCAGGCCCCCACGATCCGCGGCCTTACCCGTCCGTCCGGAAGGCCCCGCCGTGAAGACCCACCGCCCGCAGTCCGAGCAGCACTCCCGCCTGGTCGTCGCCCTCGGTGCTGGCCTGCTCGTGTTCGCCCTGGTGGTGCTGTTCGCCGCCCTGGTCGCCGACGACGACGACAGCGACAGCAGCTCCCACCGCTGCCCGGGGTACGCCGTCGGCACCGTCGACCCGTACACCTGCCTCCCCTACAGCCACGCCCACGGGCACGGGCACGGCGGAGGGGCGACGGCCAACCGCCCCGGGAGCAGCGCCCGCCGGCCCGCGCAGCCTTCGCGGCCGAAGGCGCCCGCCGTGAAGGTCCCGGCCGCGCCCAAGGCACCGGCGCCCAAGGCCCCTGCCGCGCCCCCGCGGCTCTCCCTGCGGAAGTGACCGCGCGACACAAGCCGTCCCGGCCCGGCACCGTCCGCGCGCCTGCTCACCCCATACGGAAGGAACCCCGTGTCTGACACCGCCCCGGCCTCGGACGAGCTCGAGCTGATCTCCGACAACCGCTGTGTGCGCTACAACCGCGCGATCCTCGCCCTGCTCCTGGTGAACCTCGCCGCCACCGTCGGGTTCGGCGTCCTCGGCGTGCACGACCGCGACCAGGCGGCGAAGCCGAACCCGAAGCCGTCGCACACCGCGACGTCGACCCCCAGGCCGAGCGCGACCCCGAGCGCGCCGGAGCCGTCCGGCCCGTCCACCCCGCTCCCGTCGCTGACCATGCCCCCGGACCCGTCGGGCACCGCGTGCAACATCTTCGACCCCGAGTGCGACAGCGGCTCCAGCACCGGCGGCGCCTCGAGCTGACCCCCTCCGCACTGCTGCGCCCCGGCCGGACGACTCCCCGGCCGGGGCGCAGTCATGTCCGGGCCCGCCCGCGGCCGGCCCAGGGTGACCGGCCAGTAACCGAGCGGCGGACACAAAACCTCCACATCAGGAAGGGTGCGCCTCCGCTCGCCGCACGTCCGCGGCCGCCGACCGGTGGCCACGTGCCGCGGGCAGAAAGGAGCAGCGTGCAACCGCACGTCATGAAGGCCATGCACGACTGGCGCATGAGCTGGGACGACCAGCAGTTCGCCGCCCAACACGCCTTCACCACGGCGTTCCCCGCCCTCACCCCGGCGGAGAAGTGCCAGTGCTACGGCCCCACCCTGCGCTGGGAAACCCCCAGCGAGGGCCAGGGCAAGGTGTGCTTGGACGACCACGGGCGCGCCACGATCGAATTCGAGCGCGTCCCCAAGGCCGCGGTCGGCCAGGCCATGAAGGAGACATGGGGCGCCGACTGGTTCGACGAGGGCCCCGGCGGGTTCGCCGAGGCGGAGCCAGGCAGCTACCACTACGAGGACGAGCAGTCGTACGCGGAGTACGAGTTCGACGTCCACGACGACGGGACCGTCACGTTCGGGATCTCCTACGTGAAGATCGACGACATCGTGACGATCCTCGACGAGCTCGAGCAGGCCCTGGCCGTGCACCGCTGACCCGGGCGCGAGGTGACGTGACGCGGTGCCCGGATCCGTACCGCATCACGTCACCTGCCCCCGGCAGAATGGGCGGCATGGACTCCGCCGTCGCGTTCACCGCCGCCCTGGCCATCACCGCCGTGGGCGGGATCGTGGCCCACCGCATGATGCGCGTCAGCACGTCCGCGGCCGTCCCCCGGCCGGTCGTCGACGGCCAGGCGCTGAGGCGTACGCACGAGCGGCGCGCAGAGACGTACACCGAGTTCTCCACGACCGCGGGCCAGATCGCCGCCACGGTCATGCTGTGGCCGCACCTGCCGCAGGCCGCCCGACCCCACGCGCTCGACCAGGCACGCGCCCACCTGCAGAAGCTGTGCGCCCAGCACGCGGCAGTGCTGGCCGACTCCGACACGGGCATCCGGGACGCTGCCGCCGCGGTCGTCGCCGACTCCGAGCGGCTCGTCGACGCGCTCGTCCTGGACGCCGACCCGGGCCCGGAGGAGCTGCGCCTCGCCGCGGCGCAGGACCTCACCCTGCCGTTCCTCCGGGCGTGCCGGGAGTACCTCGAGGCCGAGTCCGAACGGCACTTCGGTCTCCACCCCGCCGCCGGGCGCAGCCTGTTCGGCCGCCTCTCCCCGAGGTGACGTGACGCGCCCAGAGCTGCGGATTCGCGTCACGTCACCTCACGGCGCACCGTAGCGCGCGACGCAAGCCGCGCCCGTTCGTACGGTCCGCGGTCATGTCTCCGACCGCCGTACTGCCCCGCACCCGGATCGCCGGCCTCGCGGCCCGCGCCCGGAACATCGTGGACTCCGGCCTGGTCTCCCGCACGGCGGCTGTCCCCGACTGGCCCGCCCGCCTGGACCAGCTCCACCACCTGACCGCGACCCCCGCCGCCGACCGGGGCGCCGCAATCGCACGGCTCGACGACCGCGTCCTGTGCGACCTCCTGATCCTGTCGTACCTGCACAACGGCACCCCGTACGCCCTGTGGGCGGACAACCTCGCCGGGTTCGCCGAGGACGTCCTGGGCGCGCCGACGTGGGCGCACCTGCAGACGTTCGTCGACTTCCTGGCGCGGAGGGACCGATGAAGAACTGGCCCCAGAAATATCGGACCCGCCGCATTGGGCGGCGTGCATGGCTCACGAGCAAGGTCCACCCGCCGGTCAACAACGACGGCATCACCATTCGAACCTGGCGCCTGTTCGCTTTCCCCGTCGACCTCGACTTTGCGCTGGTCACGCTCGCCCCGCGAGCAGAGTTCGGTCGCAGAGGCCAGCGTGCTCCCGGCACGTGGAGACGAGCCCTGACGAACTGGTGGCGGTACAGCGGATGGGCGGGAACGTCCTACTGCCCGGACCGTCCGAACCTGCGGAACGGGGTTGGCCTGGTCGTCCCCTGCCTCCAACTGAGTCTGAACTGGACGACCGACCGGCAGCGCGCTGTCATATCAGCCCACTCGCTGGAGGCCTGCGCGGCGTGCGAAGAGGAGCAGCGGCGCTTGTGGGAACGCTGGCGGGCGCAGGGCACGACGTAAGCCCCCGCCCCCGTCCACTCTCCCCGCCTCGCCCCAGGGTGCGCCCACCAGGGCCGTGAACACCGCGGTCCGGCACCCCGGGGCAGGCGAGGAGACCAGTGCTGTGAAGGCACGACGGCGAACCGGGCCCACCGACGTGGTGAAGGCGATCGTCTACGACCGGGACGGCGGCGCGTGCGTGCGCTGCAACGGTCGGCAGGACTTGACCATCCACCACCGCGTGAACCGCGGCATGGGCGGCGCGCGGGAGGCGTGGATCAACCAGGCGCACAACCTGCTGCTCGTGTGCACGGTGTGCAACTCCTGGTTCGAGGACAACCCGCGGGAGTCATACACGGCGGGGTGGAAGGTCCGCCGGCCGGAGCTGCCCGGCGAGGTCCTGGTGCGCTACCCCGACGGCCGCGACTACGTGCTCACCCCCGACGGTGTGCGCTCCACGACCGTGGCGGCCGCCCGATGAAACTCCCCCGCGTCTTCCGCTTCCCCCGCCCGTTCTGGACCGAGAAGCGGGTACGTCGCGCCTCGCGCGCCCTGACCGTGGCGTTCATCGCCCTGGACCTGGTACTCATCGCGCTCGCCTGGTACCTGTGGCCCGTGCCGTACCTGGTCACGGCCGCATACACCGTGTGGATGGCGCTGACGTGGGTCAAGCGGCCGCACTTCCTGGACTTCGGACGGTTCACCGCTGGCGTGTGGCCGGTACGACCGGACATGAATACGCCGATCCTCGGTCTCTTCTGGGCGCGGCACGGCAACGGCGCCAAGGGTCCGAAGGCTGGCCTCGAGCTCGTGATCGGCAGCCACGGCATGGGCGTCTTCGCCCTGGTGCCGCGCAGCGAATGGCCCGCCTACAAGCAGGCGAAGGCCAAGCGGCGCGCCCGGCGGAAGGAGCTCGAGGTATGAGCCCCCGCCACCGGATGCAGCGCACGATGCGCGCCCCTCGAGGTCTGCGCCTGGGCCCGATCTGGCTGTGGGCTGCGCGCGTCCCGCAGGGACCGGCCCTCGGGTACGGGCCGATCGCGACGACCGACACTCCCCGCAACCCAGCTCCCGGCCAGCAGTACATGCGCGAGGGCAGCGGCCGCGTCCTGGTCCTGGGCGGCATCGCGTTCGCGGTGCTCCGCTGCAGGTCAGTGCCCGTGCCCGCGCGGCACTCCTGACAGGGTGATTTACCTGGGTGTACTATTCTCCGCGTTGTGGCGGGATGGGGCTTCCCCAGCCGCCGCAGCCGGCGCAAGACCGCGCCACGGAAACGGAGAACAGCCACCATGCCCAAGGCTGGGATTACCTACGGCCCGCGCATCGCGGCCCCGGACTACGAGCAGATCGCCCGTGACGCCGAGCGCCAGGTCCTTGAGGAGCTCGGCCTCGAGCGCGCCGAGGACCTGGTCGCCAAGGCGCGCCCCGACACCCTGGTCGTCAAGGCCGCGGAAGTCCTGCAGCAGGCGGACGCGGAGCTCGCGGCCTACCTCGGCGACCGGGACCGGGCGCTCGCACACCTGTGGTTCTACGAGCAGCGCCTGGGCCTGTCGAAGACCGTGGGCCTGACGAACATCGGCTTCCGCCAGATCCTCGCGAAGATGATGGTCGGCGACAAACGGGGCGCGCTGCCGGCGAACCTGTCGAACGAGGAGCTTGTCCAGGCCGCGGAGGCGGCAGGCATCGAGCGCGTCGAGAACGCCGAGGCGAAGCTCCTGGAGACGGCCCCGATCGTGTTCGCCGCCCGGACCCGCCGGGACGTCGCCGTGCGCTACATGCAAGAGGCAGTGCTCGCCCTCTCGCAGGAGCCCTACGGCTGGTCGCCCGACCGGATCGCCGAACACGCGGGCGTCCACCGTGACTTGATCTACAAGCAGCGCAGGACGGCCCGGAAGCGCCACGGCATGTGACCTCCACCAGCTCCACCAACCGGCCCCACAGGGCCGGTTCTTTTTTGTGCTCTCCCGCAGGTCATACCGGGGACGGGTTCCTGGGCCCCGGTCACCGGAGACGGGTTACCGGGCGCCGGTTTAGCGGTCGCCGGAGTTCCGGCCCCCGGGTAACTGGGCCCCTTTAGTAAGAAGATCAAGTACATCCATCAAGTCTGTTCCGATGCCTTCGCTTCGCTCAGGCATCGGCGGGTGCTGGGGCTTGCTAGAGCTCGAGCGCCGAAAGGCGCAGCAGCGGCAGGGGAGCGGTTGTCACAGAATCCGATCACCTGGCGTTCCCCCGGGCATGACGATGCGACCCATGCCCACCCGCACGATGCTCCCGCCGAACCTCACCCGGCACTACTACGAGACGCAGCGGCAGGCCGCCGCGGGGGCGGGTCAGGAGACCATCCCCTGGTTCCGGCTCACCGCGGAGCAGCGGGCAGCCGTCGACGAGGACGTGGAGGCCTTCCGGCGCGCGATACGGCAGGCCGAGGAGGAGCAGGACCTCATCGCCCAGTACAACGCCCCGCCCGCCTCCGACATCCCGGCCGCCGAGGACAGCCCCCGCCCGGAGCCCTGCGCCTGCATGGGCTGCACGCTGCGCGCCACGTTCACCGAGCTGCTGAAGGAGGCGTACAAGCCCCTCGGCCTGACCGTGTCGGAGCCCAGTGGCCCGCTCGAGCCGTTCGCCGTCAACGTGATCCCGCTCGACACCCGCCGCTGGGGCGTACCGCTGACCCGCGAGGAGGAGGCCCGCCTGGCGGCCGCCACCGACGAGGCATTCGGGAAGCTGACCCTCATCACCGCCGGCATCGACTTCGCCGTCCTGACGGGCCCCACCCCCATGGGCCCGACCACCTTCGGGCCCACCGAGCCCAAGTCGAAGGACGCCATACGCCGTGAGCGCGCCGATGCCGTGTCCCGGCTGATCCGGCAGTGGGAGGCCGACGGCCGCCCGCTCAAGGTCATCTATCCGCCGGAGCCGATCAAGTTCGAGTCGACGTTCCGCCCCGGCTGGATCGACACGGCCGCGCTCGAGAAGGATCTCCGCCGCCGGTACGGGCGCCCGTTCGAGGCCATGCGCCGCGAGTACTGGGCGGGATTGAAGATCGCGCCCCAGGACCCGCTCAAGGGTGTAACGGATTTCTTCGGCTGACGTACTACAGGTGTGGCTGGCTGACAGACCCCGAATCGCTCCCGGGTAAAGCAGCCCCAGCCAGCACCCCCCCTAAGACCGGGCGCGGTCCCGCTCCACCTCCCCGGAGCGGGACCGCCCCCGGCAAGACTTCCGGCACCCACGCTGATCCCTTCCCCGGGTGGCGTCTCCAAAGGAGTGCCGGACCCCGGGGGCCGGGGCGCGGGGGGGGGGGGGGGACCGGGGGCGCGCGGCC